TGTGGTTGAAAATCGTAATCTAAAAAAGGCTAGGGCTGAACTTGAAGCTTTTGTTGGTATTGAGAAGGTTTTTCTTTCTTTTGATAATAGAATTGTGCAAAAACAAACTAGAGCCGATTCTATTAGAGAGGAGAATTATTTATTTCCGACAATAGGTGAGGCTAAAGATTTTTTTGACCAAGAGTTAAAGAAACTGCTCATCACTGCTAAATATTTTATTAATGACCTTGAACTTAAAATATCTAATTTGAAGGATTTGGACCTTAGAATAAAAATAAAGGGGGTGGCGATAGACCCAGAGAAAGAACAAACCACATGGGAAGAGTACAGGGCTCACGTACAAGAGATACGTCTTAAAAATAGAGGGGAGATTGACTCTTTTGCTAAAAAATTCCTGTTATCTAACAATAAAAAGCAGACAGAAATCTTAATTGAAAGCCTTGACCATATGGGATTGGGGACAATCCTTAAACGAGACTATAAAAACTGTCCGCAAGATTTAATCGCCGAATACTTTCCTGAACAATCTCAAGTTGATATTGCCGTTACCGGTTACGTCTACAGTGCCTAAAGGAATAAATTATGCGTTACACGACGTTTGAAGCATTTCAAAAAGCGTTTGAGCGGGGTGAGTGTTCCGGTTATGTACAAATTAGCGATGGGTTTAGTAGTGCGACCCTGTTGGTTGAAAGGGTCCTGTCTCCTGATGAAAGAATGAAGGGTATTAAGGGGCATAGACTGTGGGCCTTTAATGGTAATAACAATAGAAAGAATTCACCCGCGATTTTAGCTAAGCAATTCCACGAAGTAGCTTTTAGTAAGGGCGCGCCTGAGTTCGTTCCCCTCTCACTCCAAGTTGTTTCGGTGAGCCCACTTTGTAATATTGTGGCTGAGAGCGTAGAAGAGGCCAAGACTATTTTGGATAGATTCGGCTATAAGGAAAGGGAGATTAATGACATTTCCCAACCTGAAGCCGCCCCGGCCGCCGCTGAGGATGTTTCCGTTGAAGGTAAGATTTTCTATCTAATTGGGTCGCCCCGTACCCTTTCGCTGGAAGAGCTTCAGGACAGGGTTCTAGCTAAGAACGGTATGGTTATAGATAATTTTTCTAAGATTGCTAACTATATCGTCATATTGAACGACGTTGACAAGGTTGTTATTCAGGAGATGGCGGCATCTTGTAAGGGTGGTGCAATTTCAACGATTGATGAGGAAGAACTTATTAGAATGACACGGTGACCTATGGGCACCGTTGAAAGAATTATTATATGGATATCTGTTTCATTTTGGTTAATTTGGTCCCTCACATTCACGTATAAGGCTTACTGTTCCTTAAATGGATACCACTACGACTAATGTTAATATCAATCGTTTCGGACCTTCATGGATACCTCCCTGAGATTGAAGATTGTGGATTGGCTATAATTTGTGGAGATATTTGCCCGGTTCATAATCACGATATAGATTTTCAGGAAGTTTGGTTAAGAGAAGATTTCAATGATTGGCTCTGGGAATGTCCCGCCGAGGAAATAGTTCTTGTCCCAGGAAACCATGATTTTATCTTTGAGAAATACCCAAAGATTGTCTCAGATGTGGCTTGTGTTACACTTATTGACCAATTGCATGAATATGAAGGGCTAAAAATTTGGGGTTCGCCCTGGCAACTTCCATTCGATAATTGGGCGTTCAATCTTCCCGAAGAAGAGTTAGATAAAAAATACTCTCTCATCCCTACCGACACTAATATCATCGTGTCTCACGGCCCCCCATACGGCTTTGGGGACCTTGCTCCCGCGATTCCTGGTATGCGGGTTAATAGCGAACATCGGGGGTCCAAATCTCTAACGGACCATATTCTCCGTGTTAAGCCCCGTTTTGTGGTGTGCGGCCACATTCATGAGGGGTACGGCGTCTATAAGCTTCAGGATACCACTATTGTAAATGCGTCCTTAATGGATGGGTCCTATAGGCCGATTAATGAACCTTTTTATTTTGAAGTATAAGCGTGTACGCTATGTATAATGTACTTCGTATAACTCGCCCATCTTCTCATATACCAAAATATATAAAAAGTAATGATATTATTTATAGAATTTTAAAAATTAAAAACAATAAAGTATATTATGACGCTACGATTAATAAGGTATATCAAGCTTCTCTTTGTGACCCTCTTTCAATATTTGAATATCAATTAGAAAAAGGATATATGAAACCATTAAATTATATACCTAAATTTCCCAGGGAGCCGCAGGTATGAATAAGATTTCAAGGCGTCTTTTTACCACTTTTCCGTTTTTGTCGCTATTTTCTTCAAGGCTAGCAGAAGCCGCCTTTTCAGAAAAAACGTTTAAAATGCCTAATAGTCCAATATTGCTCGAAATTCAAGGTGTTTATGAAAGAAGGTCAAAGACTGGTGACTTTTATGAAATTCGAGGAAAAGGGTGGAGACTAGCATGTACGGAGACTCATGCTTTTTGTGTTAATGTCCCGTATAAAGAAACATGTTTAAACAAAAACGTGAGATATATAGATTTTTCTATTGCTCGTAAACTCTGTGATTTAAAATCGGGGGATAAGATTTATCTTGATGTTTCCGCTTTTCTTGCTGACGGTTCACTTTATCTAGAGGGTGGCAAGTTGCCCAGTTAGGAAAAATTCTATGATTTCTCGTAGAAAAATTCTCAGCTTTCCTTTTCTTGGTTTTCTATCTCGTAAAAATGAAAAGTCTATTACTAGAACATTAAAATTTAGTAAGATTATAGCAATTAATCGTGATAATTTTAAAATCACTTTAATTAAATGTGAAGATTTCAATATTTCTATGCCGGCAAAATATGCTCTTCCCGCCTTATTAAAGAGAATTCCACATGGTCCAGGAGGAATGTGTACGGCTACGACAGATGAATTAAAAGTTGGCGATTATGTGAATGATTCCTTAATATGGGGAACATATGAAACTTAAACTATTTATTATTATACTTCTCTTTACATCTTCTGCTGGAGCCGAGATTTATCGAGGCTCCTGGTGGACTACCAATCGACCTATCGAAGGCCCTATGAACCTTGAGGTAATTCCAGACGGTAAAGATAAGTACCTGGGCCACTTTTGGGGAGTGTGGGAAGGGGTCTCATGGGACTATTCGGTCCCTTTTAAAGGTCCCGAAAACAACCTGAAAGGTGTTGCTATTATTGACGGGGCCTATTATGAATGGAAAGGGGTAATGAACAAACACGGTTTTAATGGTTCATTTACTGGAGACCGATATAATGGAGAGTTTAAACTTAAAAAAATTCCCAAACAATATGTGCCAGAATGATGAATTTTGATATTCGGTTTTTTGCAAGATTATTCTAAATCTAAAGTGACTCTATCGGGAGATGCAAAAGGGGGTTCTGAGGGTGTAGTAGTTAGGACTTCCGATAGAAAGTCTATAGCTAAATTAAGGTTTGAGGATTATGCTAAGGCTTTTAAAACTAACTAGGGAAGCTATGCTTCTGAAATTGCCCCAAAAGTTGCTGAATTTTGGTAGGGCTACGCCTATGTATAATCTATAAAATTGGTGGGCGATGCGTGAAATATTAAAAATAACGGCAGAAAAAATACAACCGTATCCAAGATATTTAAGAGAACTAGAATATGTTTACGAGATAGTTGGAGAAATAAAAGAAGAATGGGAATATTATGTTTTTAGGATAAATGATAAAGCGTGGTATACTCATTCTGATACGCTTAAAAAATCTTCCTGGGTACAATATTTTGATTCTGGTAGAATATATCAAATTTCTAAAAAAGATTTCGATAGTTTGGTAACACCCCGATGAGAGAGATGCTGCGAATAACCCGTCCGACCTACTCAAGACAGGTTCCTTTTTGGTTTACAGTAGATTCCTATATATATGAAGTAATTAGAATAGATAATTATAATTGGTATTATAACTTTATTCATTGTATTAATGATTGGGACAAAGAGAGAGATATGTATTTTGGAATTCAATCTTGGAAAGATTTTTTTGAACATTATTCCCCAACTTATTTAACTAGAGAAGAAGCCTACGACCTATCCCCAGATAAGTATTTCCTTCCATGTACAAACTCCTAAAACTTACTCGGTCTCCCCCCGAAGAAGTATATGAAACATGTTATGGTGGAATAGAAAATTGGATTTTAAAAATAATTAAAAGAGACGATTATCATATATATTATAATGCTTATTGTAAAGAAACCGGTGACCCAAGGTTAGATAATCCAATAATTCGTTCTTTAAATTTATTTCAAATATATCTAAATAGCAATATGATTAAACGAATTCAATAGTCGGTGTATAGGATTTTTGGAGTACCCAAAATCCTTTTAAGAGGAGCCCCCTCTGAATATAGAACTTTCCTTCTACGACCGGGATGCCCTAGATATTAGGGTCCTAGATAATGTAGTAGCGGCCATAAATTACGGGGTGTCGAGATTTTCTACCCTTCCTATCTATATCGGTCTAATTAAAGACTACCTCGTCACCCACAAGAAACAGCTTGAACTATGTTCCATCATAGACTACCCTTATGGGGTATCCCTTCCTAAAATTAAGGGGCACATGGTCCTAGACGCCATTAAATCTGGCGCGGGGATGATTGAAACCCTTATAAATCCTTATTTCATTAAAAATAAGTATTGGAAAGTTTTAAAGGAGGAGTTAATGCTTCTCCTAAATATTTGCGCGGACCACCGGGTTAAGCTTAGACCTTGTTTTGATTATGTTAACTATAATGACCCTGAGATATTACAACTTAGGGAGCTACTTGAAGAATTGGAATTTACCGAAGTTGTTTCTGGGTCTGGGTTTCTGACAGATGATACAGCAGAACACGCTATATTCATAGAATCGCTAACACGATTATCGAAGTTAAAAATAACAGCACAGGGACGGATATATTCCCCCCAACATGTTCAGTTTTTTGAAGCGGCTGGCGCGATTGGTGTAAAATTAAAAAATTGTAATATTCTAGAAAATATTCTCGGCAAAAAATGAAAGGCCCCCTATGCCCCTAATCTATCTAATCTGGAATCTCCTTCTATCTATCGGCGCATTCGTCCCATTAGTCGGCCCACCCACGGTTACAGCCGTTAAAGGTGGCACTTCCGCCCAGATTGTTATAGCTTTCATCCTAGGACTTTTCCTTCATTTTCCCGGTTTCTTCTATGCTTTATGGTTCGTTTGGCGAGATGAAGCTTTCGCCCAGAAACGTTTTGGGCGTCATATACGGGAATGGGCTCATAATTAAGGAAAAATTCTATGGGCGATATTCTTGTCTTCGCGGCCATTGTACTGATACTTTCTTTCTTAACTATCCTTGTCCACGGACAATAATTGATGTTCACCGTTAAATTATTTGTAGTAATAATATTAATCGCCTTTACTATAATATTATCGGTTCTTCTAGCATTTTGGGCCGCGAAACAATAAAGGTACAGTTTTATGGATTTACTAGACCCCACTAACCCTATCAGTCCCTTAAGCCCCTTTAACCCAATGAACCCAATTTGGGATACAAATAATTCTTCAAGTTCGCCCACACAATCTTTCCATAATTCAGGTGACGGTCCCACTATTATTACTTCAATTTTAATAGTAGTTGTTATATTAGTATTTTTCACTATATTCCCCCCTTTATACCGTCACAAAAATGATTAAACTCTTTAGTTTTGGAGACGTTAACCCATGACTTGGAATGAATTTAAGCGAAAAGTTGATGCCCTTCTTAAAGAAAAGGGTATATCGCCCGACCTTGAAATTGGGGATATTGATTTAGAATTCAATGATAGAGAAATTCAAGTAGAAATAGATAGGGGCCACTATAGACCGGATGAGTTAATTATTTGGGATTAGGGCGGCTTACCGCTCTTTTTTATTAAAATTTCCATTAAAATTATCCCATTTACTATTATTTTTGTGTATTTACACCCAGGCACCGACTATATATTATAAGGAAGGCAGGACCCATACCAACCAAAAGGTTATTTATAAATGGCTACAGAGCTTCTCGGCGCTAAGCGCAACGTTACTACAACTAAAGGCGGTTCTTTCCAAGACAATGGTGCTACAGTGGTTCTAGGTGGCACAACTTCTACCGCCGTTACTTCGGTCCCTAGCACTTCTATTCTAGGTTTCCACACCGCAAATTATGGTAATACTGTTAAAGTAGCCTCTCAAGAAGGTACGGCCACAGTTTCTAATGCCACGGGCATAGCAAACCAAGTTGCCGGAAAATACAGTATTCAAGTTATTAGTTCTAGCCTTTTAGGTGGCGCGAACCAGCCGGAGACCGATATCGGAAACTATAAAGTAACCGGAATTGAGTCGCTTTTACAATCCCAGGCAGATTGGTCCTACAGTACAGGAAATTTTCTTACCACTCCTAGTGTATCCGTTGATAGCTGGCAAGGTATTATACAGGGGGGTGGAAGTAAGGCATTCTTCCCGACTAGGAAGGTCCCAAATTATGTAAGACAAATGACTGGCTCACTTGTGCCTACTAAAACAGCACAGGCGGCACTTACAGATTAATCTTTAATAAGCAATTTGAATATTTTAAAGCCTAGCCAAAATTTTTGGCTAGGCTTTTTTATTGGGTTGATGTTTATAGAATTGGAGGCTAATATGATATAGAAAAGAATATTTATAGATTAAGGAGAAAATATGCCTTATACCGTGTGGACAAATAAAGAAGATGAGATATTGCATAGTTTTTATGGTAAAATACCACTTTGTAAAATATTAGAACTTCTCCCTAATAGAACAAAAAACGCTATTCGTGGAAGGGTCCAAAAATTAGGTTTAAAGAGTAGATTATGTAGAAGAATTCATTCTTTTAATGACGCCTTTTTTGAAGATATTAATCTTGTAAATTCCTATTGGGCTGGTTTTTTAAGTGCTGACGGTGCTATTACGTCAAATCCTTGGCCAAGAGTCGATTTGGGTCTTAGTATTAGAGATGAAGATGTGTTAATAAAATTTAGAGAGCATTTTGAAGGAACTCAACCAATATATTATGCTTCAACATGGAAAAATGGTAATGAGTCCAAAATGGCGAGATTAATGGTATCTTCTAGACAATGGGTTAATAATTTACGTGATAATTTTAATATAACTGATAATAAAACTTTTACTTTACAACCTCCAATTAAATTAAGTTTACAAGAATCAATTAGTTTTTGTATTGGTCATTTTAATGGCGATGGCAGTGCAGTAATTGATAATAAAGGACATTTTAGAATGTGTTTTATGGGCACAAAAGCATTAATGGAATGGATAAAAGAACTTTTAAATTATATAACTGATAACATACTTAATCATTTAAATATTAAAAAATATAGAAATGTTTATCATTTTGATATAACTGGACAAAAAGCTCTTATAACAAGAAGAAACATACTTAATATATTTAATCCAGACTGGAATTTAGAAAGAAAATGGAACCTCCAATTCTTACAAGATAAATATAGGATTAGAATGAATAATACAAACTTAAATGCTAATATTATAATTCACGAAGGAAACGGTTATTTATCTAGAAACAGGCCAAGGAAAACTTTAACTATGGTTTAACAATATGGGAAGATTAAGAAATTTTCGATTTTACGGATGTGGCCCGATTGACAGAGTGTCTAATAATGACGCTTCTAATTGGAGAATTGATATGGGAATTTGGTTAAAAAAAAGAGGAGCTATATTTATAGACCCTCTCAATAAACCATGTTCAATAGGATTAGAATCTGATGATGCTAGACAAAGACGTGTAATATTAAAAAAGGAGAAAAATTTTTCTGAGTTAGCTAATATAATGCGTAAAATAAGAAATGTTGATTTAAGATTTTGTGATATTTCAGACGCTATTATATGTTACTTACCTCTTGGGGCTTCAGTTTTTGGTACTGTAGAAGAGCTTATAACGAGTAATAGGCAAAAAAAACCTTTATTGTTGGTGTGTAATGAGGGTATTGAAAATATACCAGATTGGGCGTTTTCGCTTGGAGATATAAATACAATGTTCGGAAGTTTTGACGATTTAAAATCATATTTAACATTAGTAGATGAATCCCCCTCTATAGAAGGATTATGTTCATCTAGGTGGCTATTCTTAGACCAGTCTTTCTTAGCTGGAAACTAAAAATAAAAGGTCGAGCGATAGCGAGACCGGTGTATAACCTTTCGGTTCAAACAATTTTAAAAGAAAAGAGGAAAGTGTGAGTGACCTTTATTCCGACGCTGCCCAACAAGTTCAGGCTCTTATAGCCCAATTCCAGGCTCAAACCCAAGGTAAAAAGTTGGGTGTTGTTGGGCTTATATCTATTGTTCATCAAGCAGTAGAAGGTTTTATTGCTATTTACTCAGATTTAAATGTGCCCGGCACCACAAATCAAGCATTAATTACTACCGCTTTTAGTCAATTTTATACGGAAGTCCTTTCCCCAATTGTACTTAAATATGTACCAAGTTTTCTTCAATCTAGTGTCAATCTTATAGTACAACCGGCTTTTATGGCTTTGGTAAATAAGCTTTATATAACTATAACCACCGTATTAGGAAATCTTTCATGAATTTAAACGCAACTCAAATCATGTTCTTTGGGGTTTTCGGCTTTATTGTGGTGATGCTCTTTAAGGACCACGCCACATGGCTATTTTCTTATATTGCCGCGAATGCGGCTAAAATTAAACTTCCTCAGAAAAGTCCTCCTCCCGCGCCCATTCCAGAAGCTCCACTCCTGGCATCTGTACGCGAATTTAATGAATTTAAGTCCACACTAGCCGGTACTCCAGCAGAAGCAAAGTTAGAGGAAGTCTTTCCGCTACTTTTGGAAAGTAGCAATAATCAAGAAGATAAGGTGGTAACCGCCGTTAAGCAGTTTAATATTCTTAAAAAGAGCTTGGCCGGCACAACTGCCGAAGACAAGCTCGATGAGGTTTTCCCGTTCCTGTTGAAGCAGGAGCCCAAGAATGCAAAGTAAACTGGACTGGAAGGTCTTTGCTCTTATAGGATTGGCGTGGTTTGGCTATACCCACCAATCAGAACTCGGGTTAAATCTACCGGGGCCGACTCCTGTTATAAATGTTGAAAAACCTGGGAGCGTAACCGTAAACGGAAATGTTGTATCTCTTTCTAACTTAGTTGCCCCCATTACCACAATCCTTCGGAATGGTCCGAAGGACTCTTCTAGAAATCGCGAAAGTGACTGTACCCACCTTGGGGATTTCTGGGGCGCATTCGCGGACATTCTTTTAGTTGACCCCCCTAACAGTATGGATAAAGTATATTTAAAAACTAATGATGATGTGCGCCGATATAATTCTGAGGCTGGGGCGCTCTGTCTAGGCAATGAAGGGTTAAAAGGCCAATACGATGGGCTTGCTAAAGCGGTTGATTCGACCATCATGACGGTGGTGCCCCTCCAAGCTAAGACGCTCACGTCCGACGATAAGTCTAACCTTTTTAAGCTATTTCACGCCCTCAAATATGCGGCTTACGCCGCCCGTTAATTTTATACTTTATTGACATCACTTAACTTCTTGTTTTTAAAGGATTTGGGAATATGTCACCTTAATAAAAAAATAAATCATGTCAGACTTCCAAACTCCTAAAGATTTGCTGAACGCTTATTCTAACGGTCTAACCGGTTCTCATTTCGACCAAGACCAAACAGATAAAATACTCTCAGAATTACCGATGCCACTATTTGGGGAAGCTGCTCCAGACCTTAGTGGGAGTGCTAAAGGTAAACTTAGTCTACCATTTAAAAGCGTTATAAAATTTGACAAAAATGCTTACTCTGAAGCCCAGACCACCGGCGATTGTGTCTCCATGGGCACAAGAAATGCCGTTGATGTTTCTAGAGCCGTTCAGATAGATATTAAAGGTGCTCCTGAGGATTGGTTGGTAAGAGGGGCAAGTGAGGCTATATATGGGTCTAGAGGTTATGGTGGCGCAGGCATGGCTGGAGTAACTGCTGCGCAATTTGTTCACCAAAAAGGCGGCGTGGTACTTAGAAAGAAATATGGTAGTGTTGACCTTACAGTTTATGATTCTAGTAAAGGAACCCGTTGGGGTACTCAAGGTATTCCGCGAGAAATTATAGAAGAAGCTATTAAAAATCAGGTTGGTACAATAAGTTTAGTTCGTTCATTAGATGAGGCGGCAGATGCGATTGCTAATGGATATGGACTAGCTGTATGTAGTAATCAAGGTTTTAGTAATGTAAGAGATAAAGATGGATTTTCTAGACCTCAAGGAAGTTGGTCACATTGTTATTTAGAAAATTGTCTAGTTTCTGGTATAACTAATCGTTTTATACAAGAGATTCAAAGTGGTGAAGAAGTTTTTGGTCATGATGGTAAATTACATAAAGTAACTAAAACATTTAAACATAATTATATTGGTCAGCTAATTTCTATAAAAGGCGAAGGATTAAATAAATTTTCTTTAACGGTAGAGCATCCAGTTCTCATTTTGAGAAAAGTTTTAAAATCTGTAAAATTGCCACGTATTTTTGTTGATGAAGGAGGTTTAGCTGTTCGTTCTAAACCAATTACTTGGATACAAGAAACCCCTCTTTGGGTTAAAGCTGAAGATTTGCAAATTGGAGATTACCTTCTAACTCCTTCAATCAATATAAATTCTGAAAAAATTCATCTCCCTGAATTTGATTTGGGTGGTAAAAGCGTAAAAAATATACCTAATAAGATTACTGAACCAAATTCTGAATTAGCATGGTTATTTGGATTATTTATTGCTGATGGCGATTCTACTAAAAATCATAGAATTAGTCTTACCATTGGTATTAAAGAGAATATTACAATAAAAAGGGCAATGAAAGCGTTTGAATTGTTAGGAGTTAAGGCATATTTGTATGAATATGATACTTATGTAAGGATTAGAGTTTATTCTGCTATAGTTGCAAGAGCTTTTAGAGAATGGTTTAATTCTGGAGCAATTAATAAGAAAATTCCAGAATTTCTTTATTATGGTTGGGATTTACAATCTGTTATAGATGGGATTTTCGCAGGAGACGGATGCCTTATAAGAAAATCTCCTGATAGATTCAGAATAAATACTATTTCCAAAAAACTTGCTTATCAAATTTTTCATATTTTAGTTAGTTTTGGTAACCATGTTACAATTTCTTGTAAACAAAGGAAAGCTGGAGAAGCATATCCTAATTCAAAAGCTGTTTGGAGTGTTGAATGGAGTGAAAATAAGGTTAAACGAGCTAGATTTTTTTATAAGAATTATTTAGCTCACCCTATTAAAATCTTAGAAAAAGAAAATTATTGTGGGGAAGTTTACAATATTGAAGTAGCAGACGTTAATTCGTATATAGCAGAAGGTGTAGCAACACATAATTGTATGGCATGGACCGCCTGTGATTATCGTGAGAGCGAACCAAATTTTCTAGTTCAACAGAGTTGGGGATTCAGATGGAATTCTGGCCCTATGGGTGAATGGGAAATGCCTCAAGGAGCATTTAAAATTCATGCTGATATAGCTGCTAGAATGATTTCCTACGGAAGTTGCTGGGCTTTTTCTAATGTTAAAGGTTTTCCACGTCAAAATCTTCCCGATTACGGTTCGGCTGCCTATCTATAAGGTCTACGACCATGACTATAAACTTAAGTAAAAAAGAATGTCAAAAAATACTTTACCAACATGGGCTTGCCCTAAGAGAAAATTGGCCCACTAATAATGAATTAATTAAAATGATTGAAGTAGCTTACCCGGATTTGAAAAGAAGTTGTTATCTAATGGATTATGTAGAAAATTATTAAGAGAGGTTTATATGAGTTTCCACGAAAAAGTCAAATCGTTCTGTAGCGTCTTCCTTCTCACTTTGCTCGCAATGTATTCCGGCATTGTAACCTTTCTCTTTTTGATTCAACCTTATCTTATTGAAACTTCGCATTGGAAAAAGGGGCCAGTACCCCAAGATACCTATGGGGCCGGCTATATCGTTCTCGCAGATGGAGAGTTTGCCGGTAAACAAGTTTTCGCTAAATTTGAGGGCGACCACGTAATTACACTGTGGGGGGCTAAGGAAGTTTCCATGCCGTTAGATAGCGCCAGCTTCTATAACGACAGTTTAAAACACATGACGGAACGCGAACGTTCCGTTTTGGATAGAGAAGGCGATTAGTCTAATGCGTGCTTTTATAGCCTGTGTAGACTATGCAGACTTATTCAGGGTGGCGCTCTACCACAATGCCCGTTACTTCGATGAAATAATTGTTCTTACTTGTCCACGCGATAGCGAGACAATTCATCTCTGTAGTTTGTACTCAAATGTTAAGGTTCATATAACAGAATCCTTCTAAATATAAAAATGTTTCTATTGCAGATATTAAGTTTTTAGATTTATATCATCCCGACAATAGACTTCATTTACCTTTTAAGGTATTACACTTAGGACCAGATAGAGTTAATTGGAATGGAAGAGTTTCCGAAAGATTAAAATGAAAATTACTATTATAGTACCTATAGGTAGATTTCCCTGTCTAATTTATAGTTGTCTTGGTAATATTCGTCAAACTGCTGGGACTGATGAGCTTGATATAGCTCTATTACTATCTGAAGATTTATATCCAGAAGTAAAAGAATATCTGCAAATTGCGGTGGAACGATTTAAATGTAGATGTATTATAGCTCCTATTGATTTGAATAAGTGTAATGATAATCGAACTAATATGGAACCAGTTAATCATTTATTATTACTGGATTGGGTTGTAAGACATGGAGACATAAAAGATTGGGTATTAATACAACACGGAGACCTTTTTTACCACCCAGAAAATAAAGGATGGTATGATTTTCTAGAGAAACAACTTAATCCTAATCTATTTGCCTTACACATTGAAAATACTGGAAATATCTACAGATTAGATGGGCAAGTTATACCTATTCTAGATGATTTATGTGGCGTTTTTAATAAAAAAAGATTAGTAGAAGAAAATCTATCTTTTAATTGGGGAACCATTAACGAAACCTTATTTTTAAGTCCACAAACAAACGATGCCGTACAAGCTGGTAGATTTAGACACCACACTCAAGGAAGAGTTGGTAATGGACATTTCTTAGATGGAACAAAAGCTATGAGTCTTGAGGCTTCTATAAGATTCCACAATGAAATTAAATGTTTCAAATGGAACACTCATCATTTATGTAGATTTTTTAAAATTGCTGAATCAGTTAATAGAAATCATAATATATTAATAATTAATGAAGAAGCAATAAGTTATAATATGTTATATAGATACGCTATGTTAAGTTCAATGTGTTTTGATAAAAATATACATGGTAAATATATAGTACCAATTTCAAGGATTGGACATAATCAACGATTAATTGACCATAATGCGTTTTGGACTGATTATATCAAGTCTTTTTATCCAGATGTTAATTGTATAGGATACGAAGACAATTTTGATATAGATGAAGTCTATTTTAATGGAGAAAAACTGTGATAGGAATTATAGCATGTGTAGGATTTGGCGACTTATTAGAAATAACTTTGCCTAATATATCTAAAACTTTTGAAAAGGTTATTATTATAACTGATTTCGATGATAAAGAAACATATGATATTTCTTCTAATTTTAAAAATATTGAGATATTTAAAACTAATATTTTTTATGAAAGAGATGCATCCTTCAATCGGGGGGCGGCTTATGAAGAGATTTTAGATAAAATAGGAAGAACGGGGTGGATTTGTTTTTTGGATGCCGATATATTATTACCAGATAATATCCAGTTTGGGGATATAGAGATAGGTAATATTTATGCTCCCCGAAGAATTATAGTTAAAGAAACTAAAGACCTATCTAATCCTAGTAGGTGGGGATGGCCCCCTAAAGATGAGGGTTACGAATTTCCGGGGTATTTTCAATTATTTAATGGTGATGACCCGGTTTTAACCGAATTGCCTTGGTACTCTAAAGATTATGGGCATGTTGGGTGTTCAGATACTAAATTTCAGGCCAGATGGACAAGAGATAAACATAAAAGATTGAATTTTAACGTTCTTCATTTGGGGGCGGACGGTGAAAATTGGTTTGGGCGAGTTACCCCCCGAATTGATGGGAAAATAATTAAAAACAGAGATATAAATAAAAATAAAATGCAAACTTTCTTATCTCGTTGTCCAGATGGAGAAAGTAGGTTTCGTGACGTTCTAAAATAATCGTTTTAGGTGTATTATAAATGGAACACTTTTATAAAAATATCCCTGGGTGGTTTGATTATCAATCACTGTATAAAGATATAGTAATACGGGCTCCAAACGGAGCCCATTTTGTTGAAGTTGGGTCTTATTTGGGGTGTTCAGCCGCTTTTATGGGGGTTGAAATTCATAATTCTGGTAAAAATATAAAATTTGACGCGGTTGATGTGTTTGAGTTAGAAAAGGGAAGTCCATTTGCTAATTTTTATAAAAGAGAAGAATATTTGGGTGAATTTTTAAAAAATATTGCACCAGTAGCTAATTGGATAAATCCTATAAAAGGGTCTTCTGTTGAAATTTCTAAAAAATATAAAGATAATTCGCTTGATTTCGTCTTTATTGATGCCGACCACGGATATGATGCCGTAAAAGCGGATATAAAGGCTTGGCTCCCTAAGGTAAAACCGGGCGGCGTTATAGCGGGGCATGATTATAGAACTGATTATCATCACGATTTAGTTCAAGCTGTTAATGAATGCTTTAGAGTGGAGGATATTTCTTTAAAATATAAGGATTGTTGGTATATATCCTTAACTTAGAGGCCGTTATGTGCGGCGATAATCCTCTTTTGAATGAAGAAGATAATTGGGGTGATGAAGATATCGACGATTTAGGTTTTAGTAATCCAGAAGGAGAAATATAATGTCCTGGCAAAAAGGTCCGGTTCCTAGTGGTACTTTAAATTGGGCAGCTATCGTTCTTACTTCAGATGTATTGAACGGTCGCCCACATAATTTTCACACTGCTCATATTATGACAGACCATATTATTATAGCGGGCGAGGAACATGCCCTAACGGACGTGGCGTATTTTAATGTAATAGATTGGCCCATCCCCGGAGATGCTCTATGAAAAATCTAATTCCTATCGGCCTTATCTTTTTAATTGGGTGCTCAACTCAGGAGCCCATTCACACTAATTATAAACCACAAATTGCCCTTGAATCTATCATTCTATCTGATGTTCTTACCCCAATTACTCCGGCGAAATACGAACGTTCTAAATGCCCCTACTGTAAGGGTACTGGCAAACTGAGAAGTGGAGATGGGTTATTTACGCAAGATTGTCCCTACTGTGAGCCCGATAGGTCCGCTTCTAAAGACGAATTGGCTGAATTTAAGAAGCTTACTGAAGAACAATTTAAAGAACTACGTTCTATGTTGGGAGATATAAAGGCGGCTATGGCACCTCCTAAGACCGCTTCTAATGAAGCGTGTCAATGTTCCTGTCCTGATTGTACAGGCAAGGAAGATTGTACATGTAATTGTAATTGTGACACTTGTAACTGTACTGGGCGTTATCCCGACCTTGAAGTTTTTATTAAAAATGGACAAACTCATTTTAAGTACAATGGAAAGGTTTTCACTTGGAAGAATGGTAAATGGTTCAATTGCGACAGCAAAGGCTGTACCGGTATTAATCCAGGGCAAAGTCTTGCTCCTAAGAGCGATAGCTTTATTCATCCATCCCCTCGTATGAGAAGCGGCGGCTGTTCTAGCTGCGGCAGTTAAAGAAAGGTCTATATGTTAACAACTCGAAATCGAAAATACGGTTGGAAACCTAGTCTTCCCGACCACAGAGACCACATCGCCCAATATCATCTTAACAGAGCTACACCACTTCCTAATAAGATAGACTTGACCCCCATGTTCCCGCAAGTTTGGGACCAGGGAAATTTAGGAGCATGCACTTCTTTTGGTTTAGGTGCGGCAGTAGCTTATCTCCTTACAAAACAAGGGCTTAAGATGTTTCGCCCATCTAATCTTTTCATATATTGGAATGAAAGAAATATTGAAGGAACGGTAAATCAAGATTCCGGGGCAATGATTAGAGATGGTGTAAAAGTTCTTAATAAACTCGGTGCTCCAAATCAATTCTATTGGCCATATGATATTTCTAAATTTACCCAAAAACCTCCTCAGGTAGCTTTCCAAAATGCCCTTAAAACTATAGTTACTGAATACCTCTCAGTTGATAATACTAATCTTGCTGCTATTCAAGCTCCTTTAGCTCAGAAACTCCCGGTAGTTATTGGTATTTCTGTTTATGAAAGTTTTGAATCGGACCAAGTAGCTAAAACTGGTATTGTGCCAATGCCAAAAAAGAATGAAAAATTACTTGGCGGACACTGTGTTGTTTTGACAGGTTATAATAATTCAACTCAAAGATTTAATGGTCGAAATAGTTGGAGTGAACAATGGGGAGATAAGGGAAATTTTACTATTCCTTATAATTATATTCTTAATCCTAATTTATGTGATGACGCTTGGGTTTTGGAGATGGAAACCTGAACATTTGCCTCTTATTGATAAAGCTTGTCTTTATCTATTTTTTAGCGGACTTTATCACTGCGCTCTATCATATAATAACAGATAGAGGTTGGAACATTCCTTCCCAGGTGGCCGATTTTAGAAATCATCATGAGCGGCCCTGGACTATGACATTTGATTGGTATCCGACATTAGCCGGAGTACCTTTAATTATATTATCATTCTTTTTTCTTACATCTTGGCTTTTACCATTAGGCATTTTTATTGGAGCTTCCCAAATCCCACATTATTACACGCATCATCCTGCTCCAAAATGGATAATCGCTTTACAGCGATTTTATATTTTCATTCCCCCAGAATCTCATGCTTCGCACCATTCAGGTGCATTTAATAGAAATTTCTCAGTTATTAATGGCTGGTCCAATTTTATCACAAATCAAATAGCAAAGGTAGTTTTCCATGACTAGAGAAGACTTCGCCATACTTGTCCATGATAGGTTAATGCAAAAAGGTCATACTGATGACGACCCTAATAAGTTTGGTTTTGTTATTCTTTCTATTGTTACTATTGCTACTATTTTAGGTATTATTGTTGATATAGTTGAAATAATTAGTTATTGTCGAAATAAGAAAGCTTCTGAATTACCCGATATACCACCTAGATTGTCATATTTTCACAGTCGAGCCGTCCATCGCGTAATTAAAAACCACGTAGATGGGGAAACTTATGACCAATACGGCGAGATGATTTATGACTCGCTATTTGAAGTAACTAAAGAACAATCTAAGGAAAATCTCTCTTGTATCTTAAAAGCCACATAAGATTCAGAGACGCTAAATCTTTAATCCGAGAAGCAGACGTTCTTCTCTTTCGAGACCGCCGAATCTTTTCCCCATTCGTTAAGCTGGCTGGCAGGGGCCGTTATTCTCATTGCGCCATAGCCTCCCTTCATGGGGCTACTCCCGAATGTATTGAGTTTCGGGAATTTCGCGGTGGTCGCGCCGTTTCTTTAGAAGAACAAGTCAGGCAACGTTCTGGTTGCATTGACGTTTATCGCCCCACACCCTATAATGTAATATACGACCGTAACTGTCTGGATGGTAGGACTATCAACCTACAACCAGAGGTTGTTACAAATACGGCCAGAGAACTAACGGGTCGCCCATATTCGTATAAATCTATTTTCTGGATGGGGCTTACCCACCTTGCTGGGTTTAGATTATGTTATCAGGCTAATTATGATGATTTAACTAAAATAAAAGGATTGGTTTGTTCAAGTATGGTAAGTTATGCATTCAGAGCAACGGGGTATGATTTAGTACCCAATCTAGCAGATTCTTATACTGAACCATCTGATATCTCTCGTAGTGCGCTGCTTTCGTATCTGTTTACCCTAGTAAAATGACGGAAGCTTCAAAATATTCGGTCTCTAAAGAAGACCTTACAACTTATCTTATAGAGGACCGTAGAGCCTCCCTATCGCCCTATGGACGAGGAAATAGTAAGTTAGGGCCTAATGTATTCACTTATAGTAAGCTGCCCGGCCCAAGCTGTCCAGGGGCTACAGAATGTATTAAATATTGTTGGGCAATGAGACTTATACAAAACAAACCTATTTGGGATTTATGGACTGAAAATACTGTTGCCGGCGCACAGTTACCAATATTACCTAAAACTGCTAAGATAGTTAGAATACATGTATCGGGTGATTTTGATAGTCCCGAATATGTTCAATCATGGATTGAGTTATGCAATAGAGAAAAAGATACTACCTTTTGGGGATATACTCGCTCTTGGCGTTTGCCCGAATATGTAGATTTATTACTTTCTCTTAACTTATTACCTAATGTAACTATTTTTGCTTCTTTAGACCCTTCAATAGAAGAATTACCCCCTGCGACGTTCCGTCGCGCCTGGATTGAAGGTGATAAAAGGCTCATTAGAATGAACGATAGCTGGTATATAGGGCCTGATAATAGAAAGGCATTGATTTGTCCAGAAGAAGCGGGTAAAATAAAGGATTGTGAAACGTGCGGTTATTGCTTCGGGAAACAAAAAACTGACCTTGTATTTTTAAAACATTAATTATGTTAAAAGATATTATATTTTATACTTTTCTTTTATTGGCTACATGTAATTTGATTTGTCAGTATAAAGTAATTTTTAGGAAAAATTCGTAGCCTTATGGGTCGTACTTTCAGAGGCCCCGACAAGGGCAAGAAATTTAACTTTCGAGAACTTAGACGTAAAAGAAATAAAGATGGTTCTGTCCGAAAAGTTCATAAAAAAGTATCTAAGAATAGCAAAACTAGTGGGGGAGGACCAGAATCCATGTTATTCGAGGCAGATTGGGGCGATTATAGTAGACCCGGTGAATAATAGAATTGTTTCTACTGGATATAACGGAGCGCCAGCCGGAACGCCACACACGAATGATTACACTTACTTAAAAGAAGTTGTTTGGCCGCAATTAACAATAGAAGAGAAGCATTATATAAATAAGAATATCGAGGATAAATATTTAAAAGATTGTAACGATTATAGAAATAGAATTGGTTTTATTGAAAAAACTATTAATAAAGAACCTATAAACGTGCCCACTAGACCTGTGGCTATTGAAAGCGCAGAACACTTTGCTCATTGTTTTATGCAGTGTGGAATATGTCCACGTAGAATAGTCGGGGCTCCTTCAGGAACACGGAACGAACTTTGTAGTTGTGAACACGCAGAAAAGAATTCAATTTATAATTCTACAGAGTCTTTAAATGGATACGCAATGTTGTGCTTTTGCGGAGTCCCTTGTTGGGATTGTTGTAAAGCTATAATTAATGCGAAGATAGGATATTTGTACTGTTTAGATAAGAAGTATGGCAATAAAGATTATGCATCTGCCTATGATAACGGTTTTAATAGGTGGCTCTTAAATAAAAGTAAAGTTAAACTTATCCTTATTAACCCAAATGCTATCTGAACCCGAAGAAATCCCCAACGATGAAGATAAAATTGTGGGGTTTTGCTTAGAATGTAAGAAAGTTGGTATAGAACGTCGCGCTGTTATTGTGTTTAAAAGAGCTAAGCTTTGTGCCCTTCATGCAATTAATTATATACTACAGGTTTATTTTAAAGATATTGCTGGTATAAAAAATAAGAAAGATATAGCATTTGTTACTGGAAAATTGTTAACCGGGATTTGGAAAGAGATTATTTTCAATCACGATGAAAAGATGAAGGAGTTAATGGGAATAGATGACTAACTTCCGTTTCGTTTTTACCGGAACGGGGCGATGTGGGACCGGTTTTGCTTCCAGGGTGCTCAATTATGCAGGGGTTAAGTGTGGGCATGAAGAAGTATTTGGTCCGTGGAGTGATTATCAAGTAAAACATTTATTAGAGAATAGTAATTTCGAGGCGGTTTCTAGTTGGCTAGCCGCACCCCGCTTAGGGTGGGATTGTTTTAAACATAGTAGAATTATTCATTTAGTTCGGGACCCTATTCAAGTAATTAACTCGATACTCAGTATTAATTTATTTTCGGCGGAAGTGTCGGCAGAATATAGAAATTTTGCATATAGACACCTACCAGAAATACGAAGTTTGGATTCAGATTTAAAGAAAACTGTAGCATTTTATGTCCTTTGGAATAAGTTGATAGAAAGAAATATACCAGTCCAAGGAGCTATTTTGTTTCGTGTAGAAGATGGACCATTCAGTTTACTACGCAAAATTGGGATTTCAACTGAAAAGGTATTCACATTTAATAAATATAATAGTGTCCGTCGTCAAACTAACGTTCAAATTCAAGACCTCCCTGATTTTGAGTTTACAGAACAATTCCTTAAATTAAAGAAAGAATATGGCTATGGGTAAGATTTTAAACCAAGTAAGAGAAATTATTAGTAATGTTGCTCCAACATTGGGATATATTAGTAAAAAAGAACGTGAAAGTATTCCTGAAGAGGATTTCGGGTGGCCAGAAGAGAAAAAGTATCCTATTCGTTCTCAAAGTGAATTAGATTCGGCAGCCAAACTTATAGGTCGCGCCCCTAAAGATAAACAAGGCTCTATTAAGGCCCGTATTAAGAAGATTGCTGAACGTAAGGGTTATAAACTTCCAGATAGCTGGAAGTAAGGAGATTTAACGTGGGAAATTTATTAGGATACGTTGCTGTCGGTATAATTTTCGTAGTTGACTTTTTCGCGTTTAAAAGTCTAATTAATGAAATTAGCAATACTTTAGAACCTAATCAAATTGTTAATTCTAGATATGGCCCCTGTCAAATTATTGATGGACCGTTTCCTGCTTACAGAGTTTTAGTTAATGGAAATTGTGGGTCAATTGTTTTGCCTGCCGAAGAATTTAAACAATGATATTATTTAAAATTATATCACTATTAGTTTTAATTAAATTTATTTCTTTATTTTGGGAACCGGTTACTTGCCCAAAATGTAAATCTATGATGAAATATAGAGAAACTAACACCGGGCGAGTTTGTAATTTATGTAGAACTTGGTGGTAACATGACTAGACAGCGTGTTGTGTGGGTTTCAAGTGACTGGCATCTATGGCAAGAAAATATTTGTGATTGGGGTGGAAGACCAAAAGATTTCACAGATAGAATCATCGCTAACTGTAAATATTACATTCAACCCCAGGATACTTTAATCCATCTTGGGGACGTTATATTTAAACATCATGACCGACTTAAATCTGTAATGGATTCTTTTCCTGGGACTAAAATTCTAGTCCGAGGAAATCATGATAAAGAGACTGACAGTTGGTATTGTAGGAGAGGTTTTAGTTTTGTTTGTGACAATTTAATGATTGGTAATATTCTTTTATCGCATAAACCTACTGATATTAGATTACGTCCCGATGTTAAATTCAATGGCCACGGCCACACTCACAATAATCCGAAAGAAAGGTGGGAAAAAGAAATTTTAGAATTTTATGATAATACTAGGCATAAACTTTTAGCTATGGAATATGTTGATTATAAACCAGTTTGTTTTCAGAGTTTCTTTAAATTATAACTAATTTTGGTTTTGGACCAGTTTTTAATGGAATTTTATTATAAATTTGAATATATTTTTCATATTTTCTAGATAAACCAATCCCGTCATAATTTTCATATATATAATTGAGAATTTTTAAGGTGTCTGGTCGGCTAGACGTTCTTATAGTAGAAAATTTATTACCATTAGGTCTAATATATCTATTTACTTTGTAATGAAAAACTTCTAATTGTTTTGCTAATATTTCAATAAAATCCCAGTTTTGATTTAACGAACTTGCAAAACATAATTGAACAGTGCTATTCTTTATATAAATATTTCCATCCCCATCCAAATAGCCTCGATACCAGTATTTTAATAAATGTTTTGGTATAAAATCTAATATTGGTCCAAGATTACGATTTCCGTAATTTTTTGTTAATAAGAATTCTTTTAATAATTTGTTTGAAACATAATATATCCCTTGTTTTTGTCTGTTTTTTGGTTGACGAAAAAATTTCCCCCAAGTACCAAGTATATCGAAAACTGGTTCTACAGCTTTAAAATCTGATAACAAAATTTGTAAATTTAAAGTATACATTTTACTTGTTCCTAAATAACCATCTGCCCAAAAGTATCCCAAAAAATATGCCGCTTCTTTTAGTTTTAAATTAATAAACTGATTTGTATCAATAAAATATTTCTTTTTCATATAATTCCCTATTATTATGAATAGTGTCATATATAAATACACCACTATTATAAAACAAGAAATTTTAAAGGAGGCGTCAGCCTCATGAGCTTTTCCCTCATTTCCCTTACATATAAATTGGAACATGCTGGCGTACCCATTTCAGTAAGGAAAGTTACTGGTACTAAATATTTTAATATTTGGTTTGAAGGTATAAAAGCAACTTTGTGTTTTGATGACGGATTTTATAAATATAATAATAGAAAAAATATACAGGAATTTGTACCGCAATTAGTAGAAGATAATATATACAATGTTTCGGCAGAATTATATTTAACATATGATGAAGTCAACGACATTTATAATGAAAAGTTTCAGTCACTTAGTTTTGAAAGTGATGGAACCTATCTTAAGCTAGCCGCCATTCATTACGAGCCCGAATATCCTTATAATTTTGAGCGGATATTTTGTAATATAATTCTTTCTAGAATGTTCCCTATTTCTATAGACCGCGCCCATATGAATAGTCGCATTCGAGACGTGGATAGATGGCTCGCCCGGCATTATAAATGGGAGACTGTAAACGGTCTCAGAGTATATAAACGAGCCAAGAAACCTATTGGAATAATCTATAAGTGAAATTAGTAGATAAATTAATAATAATAATTGTTTTATTAATTTTGACTTTAGGTGTGTTATCACATTATAATGCAGCATCCAAATGTCTAGAATTACTGTTATCTTATTAAACTGGGCTAGACCTAAAAATATTCCCATAATAATTGATTGTTTAAAACGTCAAACCGCGCGCCCCACAATTTTTTTATGGGATAATGCTAATTCTAGAGAGTTAATGCATTCTCCGATAGATTGGGTGGTGAAGTCTAGTAAGAACGTAGCCTGTCCGCCCCGGTGGTTTATGCCAACAATGGCCAATACGGACTACTGCTTGGTACATGATGACGACCTGTGCCTCCTTAATCATAATACACTAGCTCAGCTAGTGGATTTTATGGATAGACAAGAACCCCGAACAGCAGCGGGGGCATTTGGGGTTAAATTAGTTAGAGGTAAATCCTATATAGAGTGTGAACACGTCGCTTCTGGTAGCCGAGATGTTCGAGTGGACATAGTTAAAGGACGGTTAATGTGTGTCCGCACGGCGGATTTACGAACTATTCCTACATGTAGCGACCAACAAGACGATTTATATATATCGGCGAAACTTAGGAAAAGGACCTTCGGCCCATCAAATTCTATAGATTTGCCACATTGGGTCCCCTCTCTCTTCGCGGGTAGGATTGCTGAACTCCCTAAGGGAAAATTTAGTTTAGAAAACGAACATAACCATTTTTTGAAGCGGGAAATAGCTAGAAAAACTTTTTATGACTAATGCCGCGTGTACTATTATTACTTTGGACCATTTAAATTATGCGTTAACTCTCTTTAACTCAATAGACCAATTTGGACATTATAGCTACAGATTATTAATAGTTGACGCTACAGAAGATGAGATAGATAAAGTAAATATAGTATTCGCCCAAAATAATAAAGCTATTCATGCTTTCAGTCTTAAAGATTTAAAAGATAAAATAACATTAGAGATTTGTGAAAAATATAAGGGCCAAAATGATTATTTGCGATGGGCTTTAAAACCATGCTTTTTAGAATTTTTGTTAAATAATACAAGAATACAACGTTGCCTCTACTTTGACTCAGATATAGCCTGTTTTGAAAGTATAGAATTCCTATTTGAGGACCTTAAAGATTATAATATTCTGCTTACCCCCCATTGGAGAACTAGCGACCCTTATTTTGATAAATTCGCGCATCTTGAGGTTCTTGCAACCGCCAATGATGGAATTTATAATGGTGGGTTTATAGGAGTAAATAAGGATGGAATACCATTTCTGGAATGGTGGAAAAAACTATGTCACTTTGCATGTATACATTCTAGAGAACAGGGATTACGCGCTGACCAAAAATGGCTTGACCAAACTCACATTTGGTTTGGAGATTGGTTAAAAGTGAGTCCACACCGAGGTTTGAATTGTGCCATTTGGAATTGGCGAGAAAATAAGCGAAGTTTGATAGATGGCAAGGTATTAATTAATGGAATTTGGCCCATAGTATTTGTTCATTTCACTAAAGGCTTACTTAACCTATATAAAAGACAAGACCCACTCTTACACTTCTATGTGGAAAAATATCAACATGATTTGGCGGAATCGACAGAATGGCTAGCCCTAAATTTCTTCTAGTCGGAGACGTGCGCACTGGTGGCACAGTAATCTGTGAAACTCTAAACAAACATCCGGCCCTAAAGGTTCTGACAGAACTATTTGATAATAATCCAGACGAAACTGTATTAAAAATAAGACAAGATATATTTTATAATTTATATAATTTTGTAACACCAAGGCCCCACCTTAAAAATACATTAGACCAAACACTAAATTTTATTCCTTTAATCAATAAAGTATATGAAGGTTTCAATGGATTTAAATTGCATAGAGAGTCGCATGTCTCTTATAATAATCCAACTTGGGCCTATCTAGCCGCACGTACAGATATTAAGATAATCCACTTATATAGAAAGAACTTACTTTTACAAATTATATCAGAGAAGTTGGCCCAACAGTCAGGCGTGTGGCACCTCCAAAACAAAGAAAAGCGCCCCGAGTGGAGGAAAATCTATTTTGAACCGGTTTTCCTTAATTCTATCTTTAATCAAAGAGCTTCCCTTGTAGAATATTATAAATATATGTTTGCACAAAGTGAGAATTTAGTAATATCTTATGAAGAAATAGAACAGAATATTAAATCTGTTATTAAGGTTTGTTTAGATTTCTTAGGTATGCCCCAGGCAGACTTAGAAATTCCCTTCCGTAAACTTACCACCGCTAAACCAAAAGACATACTTTATAACTATTCAGAATTAGTGGAATATTTTAAGGGGACCCGATTCGAGGAATTCTTTGTTTAATTATCAAATCTTTAAATATATACTAGAAACCCCTCGACCGTCAGAATGGCTCTGTCTTCCCGACTCGGAGAAGCATTTTCCAGAAGTTTGGGCGCTGCGCAATGTCATACCAGATAGAAAACGATATAAAGTAGACCTATGGGAACATAGTGTTTTATGCGTGGATATGGTCAGAGAATTAGGGGGAGATTATTTAACAGCTTGTGCGGCGTTTTTCCACGATGTAGGTAAGATAAAATCAATGAAGGGGCACGAAGACGAAGGGGCGGCCCTTACTAATTTTAGATTGTCTTACCTTGAAGCCCCCATTGCCGATATTCACCGAGTTGTTCGTCTGGTTCGCAATCATAATTCTAAAAATTTTAATATTAAAGCGGATAAAAAATTAATAGAGTTCTACGAACTTGTTGGAGGTAAGGAGCAGTTCGCGCGGTTTATGATTTTGGCAAAGGGAAATGTGAAGGCCGGCAAACTTTTATGCAATTTGCACGTAAAAGAGATTGATGAATTTTGTTCTACCGTTGAAGAGGCTGTTAGTCGCGGCGTTTTTGGAAAGAGAACCGACTTAGACCTTGACAAAGCGGGCGAAACCTGCTAGAATGTGGAGTGGATAGGATGGAGACAGGATAGTGAACATAAGTATAGCTGTGCATAGCACAGCTTCTAGAATTAGAAACTTTCTTGTAACTCCAAGTAAAACCGAAAATGGTTCATTTGAGGTTGAGGCATTTGATAATACTGGTAGACTTGTATCAAAATGGTATCGTGAAAGTATAGTTGATGCTATGGGAATAGTTGGTTTAACAATTCAACAACAAAATTAGGCCCAGGTAGCTCAGTCCGGTAGAGCAGGTGTCGCGCACCGTGTCGTAGGTTCAAATCCTACCCTGGCCACTAGGATACGAAGTTTTAAGTTGAGCCGACAAACAGGAGAAGAGAATATGGCTAGTGGTATTGGAGAAATAGTTAGAAAAAAAGTTAAACATAAGATTAAGATAATTACTAAGGAAGAGCGCGACAATATAATCCGTTTGGAAGCTTATTACAAATGGGAGCGGGCAGGTAGCCCTTTTGGGTGGGCCGAAACGTTTTGGCGCGAGGCCGAACGGGAATTTGAAGAGAAAAATCGTTGAGTTTTTTACTGTTATTATTGATTAGTTTTAGTGAGAGAAACTATACTGTTCCTCATGGTATATATCAATTTGAAACTGTTTATAAACTAGAACCCATCAATTTTCATTTATATATCGTGGAAGAACATGGTGGACGATATCAGTATGGTTGGCAAATTCAGTATGGGCGGTTTTTGGTCGGTGTAGGGACTTGTAGAGAGAAATTGAAAACCTATGTTTATGTGTTTTGGTATGATTTAGACAGAAAACATTACTGTATAGTCTTTGAAGACCCTAGGAAAAGAGAATGAAATATTTATTAGCTACATTAATTTTAATTGCCGGATGTTCTCAACCAAAATTCCATTATAATGATACGGTTAGGATTAATAGTGGATTTTATCAAAATCACGAAGGAAAATTGAATAGTGTGTATTCTACCTTTTCTGGGTTAGGTTATAGATATTATTTTAAAAATAAAGATTTAAATATTTGGGTTGATGAATCTGAATTGGAATTAGTTGATGCACATTTTAAGAAAGGGGGACGTTTGGAAAAGCTTAAATTATTTCTGGAAAGTTGGCGTAGTTGGTCCAGAATTATGTGAATTTTCTTATAAAGGACCATATACAGACTGGATAAAAAACACAGAAAGAACTAATGTTATCGTAGCTTGGATTAAAGATGGACAATTAAAGAAAGTTGAGAATTATCATGAGTAAATTAGAAAAAATTACATGTGCGGTGGTGTTCTTCCTTTGTCTCTCTTCCGTTACGGTGGCGCAATACCCCTATGGGCGGTATCCCACTACACCCCAGGTTTACAATTACAACTATAGGGGAACTTATATGGGTCGCGCGGTGGTCCAACCCTATACAACCACGTATTTTGACCGGTATGGAAGAAAGGTAGGGTCAAGTTCTATTACCCCTCCTGTTCCGGGGCAACCGCTGAATATGCACGCTCCAAGTTGGAATAGACAACACGGAATAAGATAGCTTTTTAAGCTTTGTTTGGTGTATACTCTTGAGCCCGGCACGCCGTTGCGTGTTCGGGCTTTTTTAATGAGATAAATTATGAAAAGATTAATCATTATAGGTTTGACGGCATGGATTTTTATGTTTTTGTCTACTTTTCTACTCTTAGCTATTACAGACCAAAATCCTTTATGGCTGGCCAATCAAAAGGCGGCGGAAACAGCTTATGAGGAAAAGATTAAATTTCTAGAATCTGAAGAGAGAATGATGCTTTTAATGTTAAAGGACTATGAAGTTCCAAAGTGGCACTGGAATTGTCAAGGACAACAGGAAGTTTTAGATATATTAGTTAAGACAGGTTATATCAAGGAAAACGGTGAATTTTGGAAGTTAAACAAAAAGAATCATTAAGTTTAATGCAAACCTCCATTGGGACTGGATTGAACCTTATTGGTAGTGGCCCCCATTGTCAAATGTCCCATATTGAACAACTTTTTCTTTATTCTTTGATTTTTGCTCTAAAACCTAAGAATATTCTTGAAATTGGGTTTAAGTTTGGTGGAAGCGCGGCTATAATACTGTATGCTCTTAAAACTGTGGGCGGACAACTTACATCATTAGACCCTCAACCGATTCCTACGAATCATTTAGACAAATACGAAAATTTTTCCTTAATAGTGGGGTCCTCCCCACATGACATACCTGATAGACCTTATGATTTTATTTTTATCGACGGTAACCACAATTCTTTATATAGAGACCTATTGGGGGCCTGGACCAGATTAACCAATAAAGGTTATATTCTTTGTCACGACATTAATTATCCGCCGGTTATGAATGATATCAATGAGTTCCTAAGACGATATACAGCTTCTTATCTTACTGTCTGTAATAATCCAACAAATTACGGGGGTTTCGGGCTAATACAAAAATGCGAAAAATAGTTCTAGTTATAATAGCATTATTGATTCCTGTTATTGGACGCGGAAGTGTTAAAAAAGATTTAGTTATTGAGATGAACCATGAATTTGCCCAGAGAGCTTATGAATATAAACTTTCGGAATTAAAATGGGCCGAAAGAGAAATTTTGAAACATTTAAAACCTTTTGGGTCTTATTATATAATAAATTACAATACCCCTTCTGAATACTGCGAAGCCGCCTTTATATTGGTTCAAGCTGGACAAATAAAAGAAGATAATAGCGTGTACACGTTAGCAAGATAAAGAAAGGTTTTATCTTTGATTTATATCGGCGACTTATCGAGAGCGGACGCTGCCGTTTTGGCGGATTTTGCCAGCAAAGCTACTGTGGGTATACTTGAATTTGGGGTTGGGGCTTCCACCCAAATCTTCGGAAGCTACGCTTCCGTAAAAGTAGTTTCAGTAGATTCCTCTAAAGAATGGATTCGCCGCACTATAAACAACTTTGCCTTATTAGGCATTCCCGATACTATAGAGTACCACGATTTCTTTCAGTTTCTTAAAAATAAAGGTGTATTTAAAACCATCCCTCCTGTTTATGACCTAATTTTTAACGATGGTGACCCTTTCTATAGGTTACAGTTTGCCCAATTAGCTTGGGGTCTTTTGGCAGAGGGCGGTAATTTATTATTTCATGACACTCGTAAATTGGAACATGTTAAGGACGTAGCTAGATTCTTTAGTGAAAATGCTAGAACTATCGGTAATATACAAACAAATGTTGCAGATTCAAATATCACAGTAATTAGGAAGTGCGCGGCACTTCCATATGAAGATTGGAATGTCGCCGAGGGGCGACAACAATGGGAATTCGGGCCACTTACCACTGAAATACCTCAAAATGCGAGAGAAATATTATTAAAAAGAAGTTAATAAAAGAAGTTGCTAATAATCTAAATCAGCTTTCATCGGCAACCGCCATGATTAAAAAAGAGGGTAGTAGTTACTATGTTTACAGTGAAGATGGGTCTAAAAAGTTAGGTGGCCCATACGGCAGCAAAGCCGCCGCTGAAAAGAGATTAAGAGAAATAGAATACTTCAAAAGTCACAAGTGACTTAGAAGTTTTGTAACTTTATTAGGGCTTTAGCCCTCTCTTGCGGGTCCTTCTGACCCATTTTGACGCCTCTCTGGCTTGTCAATTTTCCTTTAACTGGATTATTCTATGGATGAAGTTTCGTCTGTTGAGCAGGACAATTGGTGTGAAACTGTGGTTAATCTACGTAAGGGTTTATTACGACACATGCAGTATATGGACGCTATGAATCCTGGCGAAATGTCCACCTATATTAACACTCTACAAGGATTAATGAAATTTGAAATGGAGGCTAAAGAATATGACGTTAAGCATGAATGGGTTAAGAAAATTTATTCAAAAATATTCGATTAATTTTCCAATTATATTAATATTTTGCTCTGTTTTGATTTGTGTAGCAGTTAGTTATGGAATGCCACAACTCCCCGTTGGCTGGACGACTGAAGCTAAAATTGTAGATATTCACGACGGGGATACTGTAATAGTTGAAATTACAAAGAAAATTCATGTGCGGCTTTTGGATTGTTGGGCGGCCGAACTTAATACTGAGGAAGGGGTTAAGGCAAAGGAAGCATTGGTTAAAATTATAGGTAATCGAAACGATTGCGTTTTATATATTCCCGCCGATAAGAAACAAGACTTGTCACATATAATGACATTTGGGCGAATATTGGGATATGTTTTTGTTAATAAAAAGAATGTTTCGGAAGAAATGGTTCGTGGCGGATATGCCACGAAGGTAAAGGAATAGTAACTATTTAATAAGGAGGCGCAGCCTCGTGAGCTTCGAGATTGTAGTTAACGGTAAATATGGAAAGTTCGAGACAGCGGGCGAATTGGCTGCTTTCTATGAACGGACCAAGGCGGTAGTAGTTAAAAAGAAGAAGAAGCGGGCTAAAACTAATAATCAAAAGTCTAAGTAGGGGTGCGGGTGTCTAAAATTTACAGTTATGACGAGGTTTATAAAGCTTCGTTAGAATATTTTGGTGGAGAAGAGCTTGCGGCTAAAATTTTCACTGGAAAATATGCTTTAAGTAATAATAACAATGAATATTTAGAGTTGACCCCTAAAGACATGTTCAGGAGACTAGCTAAAGAACTAGCTAGAATTGAATCATCTAAGTTCAAAGACCCTATGACTGAAGATGAAATTTATTTTTATCTTGACGATTTTAAATTTCTTATTCCTCAGGGGTCTGTACTTTATGGGGTGGGTAATGAACGATATGTGACACTGAGTAATTGCTACGTTTTAGAATCCCCTTTGGATAGTTACCCAGGAATTCATTTAACTGACCAACAGTTAACAGCGGTCGCTAAGAGACGTGGGGGCACCGGTATAGATATTTCTAAGATTAGACCGGCAGGAGCAATAACACAAAATTCCTCACAAACCTCTACAGGTATAGGCCCGTTCATGGAGCGATTCTCTAATTCTACTAGAGAAGTCGGTCAGGCAAACCGAAGAGGCGCTACGATGATTACTATAAGTTGTCATCATCCAGAAGTTTTAACATTTGCACAAATTAAACAAGACTTAACTAAAGTTACTGGCGCTAATATTTCTATTCGTTTAACAGATGAATTTCTCAAAGCGGTAGAGAATAAAGAAAAATATGAACTTAGATGGCCTGTAGATTCTTCTACTCCTAAGATTTCTAAATTAGTTGACGCTAATGAAATTTGGAACGAAATTGTAAAATGTGCCCATAATACAGGTGAACCGGGCTTGATTTTCTGGGATAATATTAAAAGAGAAGCACCTTCTGAACATTATGAACGATTTAAGATTGCTAGCTGTAATCCATGCCAAGCAAAATGGGCAACAGTTTTAACTAAAAAAGGATTGCTTCCTATTGATTCCGTCCAAGTTGGACAAGAAATTTGGTCGGAAAATGGTTGGACGAAAGTAATCAGAAAAGAATATACTGGTTATAATGAAATATTTTGTTTTAGAACTTCTTCTGGTTGTTTTAATGGCACTGAACAACATACTATTGTTTCTAATGGAACAAAAAAATATATAGCTGAGACAGATACAATAGATATTCTTAGGGGTTATGAATGTAAAAATAATGGCTTTGATGCTCAAGCTGTTATGGATGGATTAGTTATAGGGGACGGTTCAAAACATAAATGTTCTAATAATTTAGTTTATTTATGTATAGGTACTGATGATTATGATTATCTTACAGACGAATTAGTCGCACCGTTAATTAAGAAAAAAAGACCTGGGTTAGCAGATACAGCTTATGAAATTCATACTACAATAACTCCAGAAGAATTACCTAAAACTTTTGATAGATTTATTCCAGCTAGATATAAATTTGCTGAACCTTATATATTAAGAAGTTTTTTACGCGGTTTATATAGCGCTAATGGTTCTGTAGTTGATGGGAGAGCTACTTTATGTGCTTCTTCTCGTAAAATTGTAGATGATGTTCAAATAATGTTATCCTCTATTGGTATTAAATCTTACGTTACAGTGAACGGACCTTTTGAATCTAAATTTTCTAATGGTACTTATCTTTGTAAAAGAACTTATACTTTAAATATAACTAAAGATGCTCCAGTTTTCTTTAAATTAATAGGATACATACAAAAATATAAAAATATTAAATTAGAAGGTTATATCAACAATAAAAAATCTAGTAAAAAAGATAAAATTAGTTATGATATTATAGAGAAAAACTTTGTTGGCGTACAAGAAACTGTTGAAATTGAAGTAGATAATATTTCAAATACTTATTGGTCTGACGGTCTAAATATTTCAAATTGTTCAGAAATTACAATGGGTGAAACAGATGCTTGTCGATTACTTCTTCTTAATACTTTAAGTTACGTTAAAAATCCTTTTACGGATAATTCATATTTCGATTTTGAACTTTTTTATAATCACGCTCAAATTGCTCAAAGAACAATGGATAATATTGTGGATTTGGAGACAGAATGTATTGAACGTATCTTAAATAAAATTAAAACAGATGAAGAGCCTGAGGAAGTTAAGTTTTATGAATATAGACTTTGGGAAAAGATTAAGTGGGTTTGTGAAAACGGGCGTAGAACCGGTACTGGAATAACTGCGTTAGGCGATACTATTGCCGCTTTGAATATGAAATATGGTTCAAATGAATCTATTGAACTTGTAGATAAAATTTATAAAACCTTGAAATTTGGTGCTTATCGTTCATCTGTTGATATGGCAGAAGAATTAGGCCCATTTTCTGTATGGGATAAGAATAGTGAAAAAGACAATCTATTCCTAAATAGGATAAAATATGAAAAACTTGATTTTGGTGGACTTAATATTGATGGAAATAGATTATATGAAGATATGCAAAAATATGGGCGACGAAATATAGCACTTCTCACTACTTCCCCGGCTGGAACGGTAAGTAACTTGGCTAATGTAGGAAAAATACAAGACAAAGAGGTTTTTGGTACGACTTCTGGAATTGAACCTGCATTCATGCTCTCTTATAAAAGACGACGTAAGATTACGCATAATGAAAGTAATAGTAAAGTAGATTTTATAGATAGTACGGGAGATAAATGGGAAGAATTTGATGTTTATCATCCTTCTGTTAAATTATGGAAGGAAATTTCTGGTAATAATAATATAGAGCAATCTCCTTGGTGGAGTGCTTGTGCAGAAGATTTAGATTGGCAAAATAGAGTGCTATTACAAGCTACAGCAACCAAACACCTTGACCATTCATGCTCCTCCACAATAAATTTACCAGAAGATGTTACAGTCGAAAAGGTTAAGGAAATATATGAAGCTGCATGGAAACTTGGTTGTAAAGGTATAACTGTTTATCGTAAAAACTCTAGAACCGGCGTACTTATTGACAAGGAAACCAAACCTAAATCTATCTCTAAGGTAGATGCCCCCAAGCGCCCTAAGGTCTTAGAGTGTGACGTACACCACCTATCAGTGGTAGGATTTTGGTTTACTGTTATAGTGGGCAAGCTTAATGGTCTTCCTTACGAAGTCCTAGCCGTATATGATAAAGATATTAAAATTCCGAAACGAATTACCTCAGGAACGGTTGAGAAAGTTAAGAGGGGACACTATAATCTAATATCGGGCGATTATGTATTGGAAAATGTGAGTCAATTCTGTCTAAATGACGAGGAGGCTATTACACGCTTAATCAGTACGGGCTTAAGACACGGGGCGGACATTTCATTTATTGTTGCACAGTTACTCAAAACTAAGGGCCACCTTCAATCATTCAGTAAAGCAGTAGCCCGCGCGTTAAAGAACTATGTTCCAGACAACACTAAAGTAGTTGGAACCGAATGTCCCGAGTGTAAGACGGATTCTTTAGTATTTAGTGAGGGGTGTTTTAGATGCAACCAATGTGGATTTAGTAAGTGCGGGTAGTCTATTTTAGAAAGGACTTGTCCTTATGATTCCTACCATCTTCTTAGCTATCGTCTTCGTAATTTTAGTTTTCCAGCTTGGATTAGTTTTTCATGAAAATGAATTTCCCGCGCGTGTTATTATACCTTTACTTTTTTGTACATTTGGCTTAATTCTTACAGGACTTTCCTATTTACCTCCTCATTAATATGGAATTTATATATACACTTTCAGCTATTTGTACTTTTATTATATTTATATTTTGTATTATAAACTATCGTCGTGAAATGCGTATTAAACGCAGCCAGATTTATTGGGCCGTGGCAGTTTGTAAAAATTCAGATGATTTTTATTATTATTTGAGATGGGTTAAAATTAAGAAGGATTCAAAACCCAAAATAAGAAGATTATTAAGTGAGCGTAGAGAAGGACCTTTTACCGAAGAAGATTGTGATTATTTTATAAAAAATATGAGGGCATAATAAATGGAATTTAACGATTATCAAGAGTGGGCAAAGACTACGGCTCGTTATCCTAATATTGGACGAAATGCTACCTACCCCCTCCTAGGATTAGGTGGGGAAACCGGCGAGGTAATGGAAAAGTTTAAGAAATTGATTCGTGACCATAATAATATTTTAACAGATGATTACAAAAAAGCTATAGCTGCTGAGTTGTCCGATGTAACTTGGTATTTGGCTATGCTAGCTTTTGAATTGGGATATACACTGGAAGAGATAATTCAAATAAATATTGAAAAATTGGAAAGCCGCAAGGCTAGGGGAGTCTTAAAAGGAAGCGGAGATAATAGATGAAAATTTTTATCTTATTAGTATGTTGTTTTATTTTTGGTTGTGATAATACACCATCAAAATTTAAATCAGGACAAAAGGTTTCTATAATGGGGCGAAAAGCGGTAATTGGATATGAAACTAGTGGTTGTAGTGGGGCTTATTGGGTAAATTATTTTGATGAATTGGGTGTGTTACATTGTGATATTATTAGAGAAAATTTAATTGAAGACAGAAATGACTAAAGTTGTTAACATTAGGAAAGATAAGTTTGATATTTACATAGGTCCTGGACCAAACGGAACAATATGGATAAATTAAGCGTCGCTGATATAATCGAATGTAGCTCTTATAGAAAATTGTGTCCGCTCATGTGGGAAACTGGTAACCCATTTCCTAAAGAGACGTTATGTTACGTACCAGCAGAACATATTAAACCGTTTTTTGAATTAATAAAGAGTGAACCGCCCAATAAATATACAATTGTGTCCGCGAGTTCTGATATAGGGTTGGCTTATCAGCAAGAACAGCCTGTTTGGGCGGATATGCAACGTTGGTTAGGAATGTTGGATTATCGTGGTCTAGGATATGATGATTTTCACCAGCACGCCCGTTGCTATAGAGAACGTTGTGATATAAACGATAGATATTCTCTTAAATGTTGGTCATGGACCTTCGCTACTTTTCCCGAAATCCCCGGAAGTGTTAAAAAGTGGTTCATGGTTAATTCCTTAGTGGAACACCCTAAGATTGAAACGATTCCTTTCGGAATAGCTGAAAATACAGCGGCTACGCTACTTAACTTTCCAAAACAAGAACGTGATTCCTGGCTCTATATAAATCACCAAAATTATACAGTGCCCCGTGTACAACTGAAAAAGTTCTATATGGCCGCGCGGCACACTTGGGTTACTTGTAGGCCGGAATCAAATCTACCTTTTGAAGAATATCTTAAAGAATTAGATTCTCATATTTTCTGTTTATGTCCAAACGGTAACGGAATCGACTGCTACAGGACGGCCGAGTGCCTTTATCGCGGTGTTATACCTATAGTGGAAGACAATCTAGTCACCCGGTCCTTTCAGGACCTACCTATGGTTCGGGTAGCGAACCTATTCAATATTACGTTTGACTTTCTAAAGGAACAATTAGAATATATACGCTCCCAGCGTTGGGATTTAACTAGGACCACTCTTTCATATTGGAGAAACCGAATTGCAAGCTTTGCTTAGGATTACTAGACCACCCATTGAACTTGATTTTCCAAATTTCTATAGATATCCCCAAACTAATATTCATGTGGGCGATTATCTATTTACCTTACAGGATGACCCTGATACTAACTCTTTCAGAATAAGACAACGTTATTTGAACTTTGTTCAAGTTGTAAGAGGAAGTCAGGATAGTTATTATCTTCAAACATACTGTGGTTCGCGTTTGCGCGATTACCACCATATATTTAAGAAGTGGGCCTTACTTAAATTAGCCACAAGGCATCAGGGCCGTAGTTTTAGAATTTTTGGCAGATTAGACTTAACTATGTGGCTAAGACGAAATGGTATAAGATGCCAGGTTTTGAACCGAAATGAAGTTTTTATAGAAAATCGTTACGAATTAATAAGAAATTATCCACAGGGTCCCTGGAGTGGGCCTCTTTAAGGAGTGTGATATATTCCTCGATATGAATATGAATGTGGTGCGTGTAAGCACCAATTGGAACAAGTTTCGTCTATTGCGGATTATAAACCCCTCAAAAAATGCCCCGGTTGTGGTAAAAATACTTTATTCCGGGTTTACTCGGGGGTGGGCATCATTATTAATGGAAATCCTACCACAGTGGGTAAATTAGCAGAGGAGAACACTAAAAAATTGGGTCGATATGGTTTAGAGGAGAAGATTAGACAGGATGCGGAAAAACGAATTAAAAAGTCGTCAAGTAAATTGCCGCCCGGTATGCGGCGGCTAAAAAAGGAGGCTCCTCTAGGTAAAGAAAAGATTAAACGTTTAAAGAAAATAGCTGGAATGAGCCCGGAGCAGAAACAAAAATATGTCCATGAAGGAAAAATAGTATGAAAAATGTAGAGCTAAAACTTACTCCAGAAGTTATATCAGCGATTGATGAAGAACTTGATTATATTTCCAAGTTATCTGAAATTGGCCGGGCTGATAAGGAAGATTATGGGGTTGAAGGACAATTAGTCACTTTGGGGGTTTATACACGAAGGGCTCAAGAAGCTTGGACTGATAATCCTTCCGATTTACAGGCTAGAGACGTATTAAGAAAAGTGTCGGCTATAGCTATACGTGCTTTATTGGTTTACGGCTGCCCACGAAGAAATAAAGGATAAGGAGATAATATAGAACATGGCAGACGTAAAACATCTTGTTATAATTCAAGTTCACGCCCAAATATTCAAGGGGCTGCCGGGGGGGGAGTATGGGGATTCGGTCGAATCTATTCCGATGCAGCAGTTTCACATAGAAACATTTAGTTTAGAGTCGGCCCGGTTGTTAGCGGGAGAAGCCCTAGATGCCCTTAAAAAGAAGACTGGTGGCCCTAAGGATGGCCGGCGAGCCCGCCAGGATTTAAAATGAAACAGTTATTAAAAATAACTCGTCCAGATAAATTTTTAGGATTACCTCTTCAAATAGGAACACAAGTTTTCCTAGAAGCTTATTCTCATATAGATTATTATGTAGATTCTGCTATATATATTAGAAGAACCAATAAGGTATTAGATGCATTAATATATGATAATATAAAAGGTGTTAGTGATAGAATTAGTATATATATTTGTTATTTTGGCTTACAAAAAGACGGTTTACCGTTATATAAACTTTATCCAGAAGTCTTTAAAGGCGATATTATATGAAACTTTCTTCTGACGAGCGTATCCGCGACCCCAACCCAAATATTTCTGATGGGGGGCACGTAATACTAGAATGTTCAAATTGCGGCTGTCCACTTGTAGATTTCTTCATAACTGGCCCGCAAAATAAGGTTGAGACTATAGCAAAATGTAATTGCCCATACTGTGGTGATAGTTCTTTCGAGAAAATAATTAAGGGGACGTTCCATCTAGGTTGCACGGCCTTTACGGCTATTGATAGTATTGACTCTACTGAGAATAGAATACAAGTTACGGCAGTTAAGGGAGAAAAGATATATGAATGAGACGTTTGGGGTGGGAGATTTAAAAGAAACAACGACTATCCTCGAATACGTTTGGGGCGGACAGGTGGTAGCATCTAAGGACGATAAAGCCCTTTGCAAGGTAGAAAAATATAGTAATCTATCTAATTATTTTATTAAAGCAAGTACGATGGGTTCCCAGAAGGGAAATTTATACAATCCAAACGGAGTTAATGACAAAGGTTTAAATGCGGTTGATGTTTCGAGTCGGCGAGGCTATTATGAGTATGTGAAGGTTGATAAGGATACGTTCGACCTTTATATGTCGTTTATTAAAACTGGTAATGTTGCCTATTATAACCAAGCAAATAGGAGAATGTAATGAAGCGCGGACAATTAAGTAAGAAAGAAAAGGAAGTGATTCAGAACGAATTGGCACACTTGAACGGGAACGCTTTGGAACGAATGCTTCCGGCTGTGGCGGACCAATTAAGCCGAAGCCAAAAGCAAGTGCGGGCGTTTTATGACACCCTTCCTAAAGTTTCGGAGCAACCCAAGCCCGAAACTGGTAAAGGGTATGTTGTAATGACTGAGGCTAAATCGGCCGAAATTGATGATGCTCGTAAGGTTCTTCATGTAAATCAGGGCGAACCCACAGATAGGATTAAGAATTGCACCACTAAATGTGTAAATTAATTTGTACAGATGCCAAAAATCCATATTTAGAAGATTTGCGATGGGTGGCTAGACTATCTAATGGACAGGTAGTTTTTAGAAATGATAATATCCCAGGTATTAATCCTAGGAATTCTTGGGTAAGATTAAAAGAATATTGTGAACTAAACACTCTATATATTGAATCTTTTAAACTCCAATTTAGGTCCCATATTATAAATTTGCCCGCGTCAGCGGGCTATTGGTTCACCTACTCTATCTTAGCTAGTCCGATAAATACGGTCCACAGATGGGGGGTCGGTACTTTAGAAGGAAATGAAATCTCCATTGAGTTTTATCGGGTCCCTGAATTAATAGTGGTAGAGACCACTAAAAGGTCTATGGAAGAATGTAAGGAAAACTTAATTGTCAGATTATGAATCTCTAAGAAATCTTAATGATTTTAAAAAATATTTGGAAGACGCTAAAAATAGGGATAGATTTGGAGAAGTTTTCTTACGTTCATTTATTGAAGCAATGGCTGAAATTGCTCCCTTAGAATTATTAATTGAAATTGGACATTTAATACTTAAATTTAGAGAAAATGAACTAAAAGATGAAGCTGAGTTGAACTAATGGCAAATGAACGTTCTGAACTTTCTAAATACAAGTCCCGTTATTCTCCCGACACCTTTGTAACCCCCTCCCAATATGCGGCCGAATTAGTATGTGAATGTGTGGCCGCCCATAGGAATGAAAGGTTGCCCACCAAATTTTGGCAGAGCCCCAAATGGACTAAAACTTTTGTTTATCAGAAAACTTTGGCCGACCGTCTATTAAAAAAATATGAGTCTTCGACCCTAATTAATGGGATTAAATCATGTATAACCGCCCGAGTTAAATTGTTTTCTCTTAAAAATCCACAACTACGTAAGTATTTAATATGTAAAGAAAATAATATTGAAACTACAGAAATTTCCTTACCTCAGGTAGAACCACCTAGACCAACTTTTGGGAAAAAGTCTTTAGATTTATGAAAGAATTGTTAAAAATTACTAGACCGCCCAAACTTGATTTTCCTGTCCAAATTGGTGATTCTATTTATAGACAAGAGTATATTTATACTGTGGAAGATATAAATATTGAAGATTTCACTGTTTTATTAACTATTGATGGTTCACATAGATTTTTTTGTTTAGAAGATTTTAGTTCTGAAATATTTGGACCTTATTTTGAATTACCAAAAAGATTATATAACAAATCGGTTCCAGATGATACAGAAATCCCTTTCTGAAGAAGCTCATAAGTCAATCCTAAAAAAATATGGGACCGGCGTTTTTACTGACCCTCGCAAGGTGATGGAATCGCCCCCTATGATTGTACCTATGACTCCAGCTATTGATATATCAATATATGGAGGCGCGCAAGAAGGCTCTTGGATTACTTTAACCGGTATGCCCAAGATGGGCAAAAGTACCTTAGCGCTAAAGTTCGCCGCAAATTGCCAAAAGCCCGAATATGGTGGGCGGACCATTTATTACATTGACGTGGAAGGAAGAATTTCTAAGAAGAATTTAGATTGGGCGGGATTTGATTTTGATAAATTTCACTTAATTCGTTCCCACAAGCTCCCCCCCACTGAAGAATTTCCTAATGGCGAACCAGTAATTTATTATGCCGAAGATTACTTAGGGATGGGATTGGATTTTTTAAAGAATGACCACGGTTGCGTATTAATTATAGATTCCATACCCATGCTCACACCTAGGTCAACTGGGGAAAAGTCTGACTTTGGGGAAGCTGGACGACGAGCCGAGGTTAATTCGCTCTTAAGCAAATTTTGCCAGGAAGTTGCCCAGATACTCCCGGTAAATAAAAATTTCGTAGTAGCTATTACCCAAATGATGGGAAATCCATCAGGTAAGGGGAAAACTAGAACAGAGAAGGGAGGCTTTGCCATAGCTTACCAAGCCGATACTAAGCTTGAAGCCACCTATATGGAAAAAATCTCTAAAAAAGAGGGGGAAGCCCCTATAGGTCAAAGGGTTCATTGGGAAGTTCACTGTTGTTCCCTAGGCCCTCCTTTCCAAAAGCCCGAAATGATAATTCGGTACGGTGAAGGTGTGGATACGATTAGTGAGATTATAGGGTGTGCCAAAGAATATGGGGTGGTGGAATTAAGTGGGGCATGGTTCAAACACAAAGACGCCGCTGGCGTTGAGCAGAAGTTTCAGGGCGAAGAAAAGTTCCGCATTTATCTTAAAGAAAACCCGGATGAAACCGATATAATTTATGGAAAGTTGTTGAGTTTATTTAAATGAACGCCTTATTAAAATTAACTAGGAATCCTAGGGATTCAATTATTGGGACTTATCGGTCAAATCTACTTGCATTATATGGCGTGGACCTAATTATTCAAAACGTAGATAATGAAAGAATTTATGGATTTCATAGTAACAGTCCAGATTTAAAAAGGTCGGCCACTTTAGAAGAATTTCACAGACTTTTAAAAAGTGGTAGAATTTGGAAAATTAGTTAATGTATAATTTACTCAAAATAACTAGACCAAATTATTCTGATTTAATTGGTACATATGTTTTTAAAACAGGTGTAGATTTTGTAACTATAACTAGAATAAAAGATAATGTTGTATATGGATATAATCATCATAAATCTTTTTCTGTACCAGAGGGGCAACCAGAAAGTTGGGAGTATTTAGATAAATTTATAGAATGGTTAAATAGAGAGGCCCCTCATAAAATTTAAAGGTTTAGATGGCCGCGAATATCGGTTGTCCCTTCCTAAAACAAACCTTGAACGATTAAAAAGCCGCCCACATATCATTTGCAGGACGTTACTAAAACGTCTCTTTCCTTTCTGCATAGCGGCTGAAGAAGTACACTTGCCGGGTGCTTCTACTTCTCTTTACCTTGACTTTTTCTTGCCGTCCGAACGGCTTGGCGTTGAAGTTCACGGACAGCAACATTTCGTGTACTGTGAACGTTTTCATGGAAATATGGGGGGCTTCCGGGCTTCCCTTAAACGAGATTCTGAAAAGAAAAGACTTTGCGAACTTAATGGGATTAAATTAGCAATTTTGCCCTGGGACCAGGAAGAAAACTGGCAACAAATCATTAGAGCCGCATATGACAACTGAGGAAATTCAAAAGTTTCGAGAAACCTTGCTTTCTTATTATAAAGGTTTAAGTCTAGATAGGGTAAGTATAGGTAAATCAATTGATGAGATTCTAGGTTTAGAATCTAATGATTTAAGGCGGCTTTCTCCAGAAAGTTGTGGGGAATATGCTTTTGAACTATCTAAATACTCTCTTTATTTACAGCAAGAGTTAAATAAACACGAAGCTCTTATAAAAAAGTGCGACGAGTATCTTAAATATATCATAGCCCCCCGGATGGTTGAAATTACGGCCTATTCCTTTGATGAGCGGAAAATGATAGCAATTAGAGATAATTCTGTGGCCGTTATGTTATTTAACGCTATACGTGACGCGCAGGCCCATATAGCGGCCCTATCCTATCTGCCGGCTAGGGTGGAATCAATGACTAAAAGTCTATTAGCCCTTCAGGAAACAAAACGATGGCAAAAATAAAGAGTCCTATAACCCTTCTTAAGGAGGGTATTCAGAAATGTAACTGGGAGTTGGTTTGTGAAGCTTATCAAGGTTTAACAGGAAAGAAGGTAAAAATGTCCGCTGTCGTAGCAGAAGTACCCGATGAAATTATCTTTGAACGCGCTGGTTCTTATTTACTAAGTCTAGCCCGAAAGGACGAAACTGGGAGTTTTGGAGACTTTACAGAGGATGACGAAGAACAAGAAAATTCGGACCAAGAGTCCGAAGATGACCAAGAAGATGGGATTGAAGAAGTTGTTCCTGAAGACTCTATAAAGGTTTCTGTTGGTCCTAATAGAAATCCCCCCAAGAAGTATACCCGCGATTTTGGGTTTGTTACCTTAGGACCCAAGGAAGGCGAAGAGAGCGGGGGGTACAGTAAGGAACGGGATAAGAAACTCTATAAAGAAAAGCCAGTAGCGCGGGATAGACCGGAGTTTAAGGAAGTTAAGGTAAATTGTACAGGTTGTGGGCGAGATTTTATGACTAATCCGGCCCATATTACTAAAAGTGACGGAACATATGTTTGCAATGGCTGCGCCAGCGCGCGGAGAGGTTTAGCCTAATGTGCGCAGTTTCTTTCATAATGGATTCCTATTCAGAAGGATGGATGAAACGACTAGAAGAGGGTAAAACTGTTACCGGTACTGATATTGAAGATTTCTATAGAATTTATGAAAAAGCTAAAGAATATGATAAGAAAACGGGTCAGCCGGATTGTGAGTTAGAAGAGAAGCGTCAGCGATTGCTAGCAATCGCAAAAGAGTTAGGAATAAGTATAACAATTCATTAAAAGGAGTGCATTTATGCACATTAGACTTTCCCGCAAAGAACGAATTACCAAAGCAATCAAGAACTCGGCGGTACTCGCACACCCCAGAACGGAACATGTTAGGTTTAGTGTTTATTTGAAACAGATTTTGAAGAACCAAATTTTGTTGCTACAAAATGCTAGAAAGGATAATTAAAGGGGTATTCTCATTAATATTAAACTTGTAGTTTTAATTATTATAGTTTCGGCTATCGTTGGCCTAATTATTCATAACTGGCCCTGGAACCAATATTAAAATTATGGAAAAATATAAAATTCACCTACCAAAGAAAGAAATTAGATTATGATAGACGATAAAGAAAAAGATGAAAATGAAGAAGAAGATGAAGCAGAAGTCTTAGAAGAAAATAATATGAAGGTTGATAATGGGCAAAGTGGGTTAACTAACGAAAATGTAGGTTGAACAAGTTCAACATGACTAAGAGTCTGTGCGATACCCCAGCAGAACGCTCAGTTTTAGGAAGTATAGCAACACATGGATATGAAAGTTTTTGCCTTATCGACGGGCTTTTAAGGGTCCGCTCTTTTTCGGACCCTACTAACCAAGCTATTTATCGTATATTCGGCCATATCTTTCAGGAGAACAAAAGTGCCCAAATTGAAGCTCCTCTTGTAATTCAAACTATTTCCCGTTTGAGTCTAGAAAAGGCTTTCGAGAAGAAGGCAGACCTTGAACATTTGAAAAACGTTTTGGATACTAGAGTTTCCTTAGCCAATGTTTTAAAGTTTGCTAAAACAGTAAAACGGTTTGAAGTAGCTCGGCTTATAGTGGGCGAACTTGACGAAGCTAGAAAGGACATTCTTGCTATTAAAGGGGATGAGTCAATCTCCCAAATAATGTCTCTAATCGAGACACCGGTGTTTGGTTTAGCTAATAAAATTGTGGATGATTCCAAGGATACTCCAGTTTCACTTACATTTGATGGCGAAGCCTATCTAAAGTTTCTTGCTGAGAACCCACGCGAGTATGTGGGTATATCTACAGGTTTCAAACGATATGACAAATATATCGGGGGAGGGTTAAGGAAAAAGACAGTCAATCTAGTTGGTGCCCGCCCAAAGGTGGGGAAAAGCATATTCGCCACTCAAGCCGCCCTAAGTATTGCCGAACAGGGTATAAACGTTTTGTTACTTGATACCGAGTTAAATAATGAGCTTCAACTTGATAGAATTTACGCAAATCAAAGTGGGGTAACGATTTATGACATAGAAACGGGTAAATTTGCAGCAGACCCAGTAAAATCTCGTGAGGTAGTCGAGTCTGCTAAAAGGATAAAAGCATATCCACTCGACTATATTAATATTGCTGGGCGAGAATGGGATGAAGTAATAGCAATTATTCGTAGGTGGGCCGCTAAGAACGCTAGAGACAAACCAGCAGTAGTTATTCTTGATTACATTAAAGTTTTGAATGACTCCAAACTTAATTCTAATGTGTCCGAATATCAAAAACTTGGTTTCATGGTTACCGCCCTTGTGGATACTATGATTGAGTTGGATTTAGCATGTCTTTGTATGTCACAACTTAATAGGGAAGAGTTAATAGCCGCATCTGATAGACTGTCTTGGTTAGCCTCATCTGTTTCTTACCTGCAAAAGAAAACCCCTGAGGAGATTGCCGAGGAAGGCCCCCAAAATGGTAATAGGAAGATTAAACCCCTGTTTAGTCGGTTCGCCCCTGATGTTGATGATACCGACTTTATACATTGTAACCTTCAAGGAGAAATAGCTAAATTAACAGAAATTCGTACAAATCGAGAGACTGTTAAGAAAAATCCTCCAATTTTAATTGAAAATTTAACCGAGAATGACCTTACAGTTTAAGATAAATAAAAGTTTGATTCCCAGACTTGAAGAATTATTAGACCATTTAGGGATTGAATATTATCGCACTAGAAAGGGATGGGCCGGTTGTTGTCCAATACATGATGGTAATAACCCTAATGGGTGGAGTATTCTTGAAAATTCTAGTTGGAAATGTTTTACTCGGAATTGTCATAAGTCATTCCCATTAATGGGATTAGGTTTAATTCAAGGTGTTAAGAGGATAAATCAGAAGGAGGCGGAACGTTTCGCCCTGGACTTCTTGGGCGGCAAACTGATTGAAGAACCGGAGGTTAATGTAGAAAGGAATAAATTAGAGAAAAGGTTAAGTATATTCAAGGAGCCGGCCTCTACTGAGAGATTATTCACCCTTAACTATAACGTTCCGTCTCGTTATTTTATAAATCGTGGATTTTCCCCACAGATACTTCAAGACTTTAGAATCGGGGATACCACCCACCGCGCTATAGTGCCTTACTTTAATGAAAGGGGTGTTATAGGTTATATGGGGCGGTCCTTATGGGAAAGGTGTAAAGGTTGTTCATTTTACCATCATCCTAGTAGGAAATGTCCCCAAACCCCGGAAGAAAAGGTTAACTGTTCAAAGTGGAAGAATTCTTTTGGGTTTAATAAGAGTAATTATCTATTTGGATTATGGAGGGCGCGGCCCTATATTGAAAGAACTAGCTCTATTACCCTCGTAGAGGGCTCAGGAAACGTTCTGAGGGCTTGTGAAGCCGGATTGAATACTACAGTGGGAATTATGGGCTGTGACCTCTCAGATGCTCAGAGAGCCCTTATAGCGGGCTTAGGGGTAACGGAAGTAATCCTGTTAATGGATAGAGATGAAGCTGGGCTCAATGCTACTAATAAGATTAAAGAAGAATTGTCCAGGTCCTTTAGAGTTTTGACACCAGATTTTACCGGGCCGGATATTGGGGCGATGCCAGTAAGCGTTATTAAAGAAGAATTATCGAATTATGTTTATTAAGGAGAAATTTATGTCAGAAAAGAAACTTCCCGAATTTTTAAAGTTAAATCCGCCAGAACGTGAAAGGAAGTATATTTATAAAGATTGCGTATTAATATTTAACGATGTGGTGGAAATTGCGGTTTCAGCTAGTGGCACCCATAGATTGAACCTTAAAGATGGGACCAAAGCTATTGTCCCTACCGGTTGGTTGGCTATTAAATTAGACGTAGATGAATGGACATTCTAATAAAGAAAGAATTAAATGACTGAAACTAGAATTTTAGCAATTGCTGGTCAACGCCAATCTGGCAAAACTACCTTAGGAAAGCATATTTTTGGATATACAATGTCGGCTAATAATTTGATTCCATGTTGGAAAGTTGTAAACTCAGAACTTATTGTTCCAGTAGAAGATGAAGATTCTTACAAAGAACAAATATATGACCCAATGGAATATAACGATTTAAATATAGAAAAAATATGGCCGCTTTGTAGAATATATAATTTTGCTCAACCATTAAAAGAATTTATATCTAAAGTTTTTAATGTTTCAATTAAGCTATTAAATGGGACAGATGAAGATAAAAATACAATTCTTGATATAACATGGTCTAATTTGCCAAAAGAATGTTTTACTATTCATAAAAAAGAAAATCCTGAATCTAAAAATACTGATAATATTACAATAAGACAATTACTCCAATCGTTTGGTACTGATATTTGTAGAAAAATTTCTACTAATTGTTGGGTAGATGCCCTTGTGAATGAAATATATACCTATCCTAATAAATTTGCGGTTATAACAGATTGCAGATTTGATAATGAAGTTCTTGGTATTAAAAAAATCGGCGGAAAAGTAATAAAATTAACTCGTTCCATTGGCCAACCAAAGCATAAATCTGAAACAGCTTTATTGGAAGAAAATTTTAACCAGTCTAATTTTGACGCAATAATTGACAATTCTAATATGGACGAAAAAACTCAGCAGTTAGTAATGTTCGATATTTTAAGACAGTGGGGATGGATTACTGGTCCTGTAAATATAACATGAACGCAAAAGAACTAACTAAAGAATTTTTGTATAAAGAGTATGTAGAGCTTGGTAAAAGTATGGCTCAAATTGCCAGGGAAAATAGCTTAAATAGTCATACAGTTATTAGTTATTATCTTAAGAAATTTGGTAAAGATTTAAAAATATATGGTATAGGTACAAGTTTATTAACTTCTAATCCAGAACATTTAATAAAAGCGGCTAAAAAAAGAAGAAAAGGCTATGGTGAAATAAGTGGTATCCAATTTGGAAAAATAATAGCTAGAGCTAGACATAGTAATCTAGAATTTAATTTAACTATAGAGTTTTTATGGGAATTATTTTTAAAACAAGATAGGAAATGTGCTTTAACTGGAGTTCCAATTAAATTCCCAAAACAAGGAGAACGTAGTAAAGGAACTGCTTCATTAGATAGAATTGATAGTTCAAAAGGATATTTTCCAGAAAATGTTAGATGGACCCATAAAACTATAAATTTAATGAAATTAAAACATTCCGATAAAGTTTTTGATTTTTGGTGTCAAACGCGAGCGAGGTATATAAGAGGTAATCAATCTATATTTTCATCGTGGTGGTCGAGTTGATTATTACATATTTTCGCTCTAGTAGCTTAAATAACCTTTCCTATTGTGAGCAGCAATATTATATTACCTATAATTTGGGAATGTCAAGTGGGGACAATTTTAAGGCCCTAAAGGGCACGGCGGTACATAAGTCCTTACAGCTACTAGGGTTACGTAAACTAGCAGAACAAAATAAGGAAAAATTTTTTGAGGATGAGGTTGGCAGTAAGTGGAAAATTAAAGATGGAACGCCCGAAAAAACAATTAAAGCCGCTATAGATTATTATGAACCTAGATATAGATTCAAATGGACCGATGAAGATAAAGAAGAATGTCTAGATTTAGTTAGAAAAGCTATAGAATTTAATGACGGAGAGTTCAATCCACTAACTTCAAACGTTGTTTCTGTTGAAAAGCCGTTCGACATAGAATTATCCGATAGGTGGGCGGCTTATGAGTTTAAATATAAAGATGAAGTTCTAAAGGGCAATTTAAGGTTAAAGGGAACAATCGACTTCCTAGAATCCCCACAAATGGGGGTCCTCCACCTTGTTGATTATAAAACCGGGGGATACCTCACGGTTTGGCCTACTAAAAAAGTAAAAGATTATGATTATTTTCGTAATGAAGATATTCAATTGAGACTTTACTACTTAGCACTATCCGAAATTCTACCAGAATATAAAAGAATTTTGATAAGTATATTTTATATTAGATTGGGTAAGGCTTTTACTATTTGTTTTGAGCCGGAAGATATTATTAAAACTAAGGAAATGATTAGAGAAAACTTTGAAAAAGTAAAAAATACAATCCGCCCACAGTTAAATAAAGGGTTCTGGTGTAACAAGTTATGTGCATATGGAATGAATAAACAACCTGGGTCAGATTTGACTATTTGTGAATTTATGAAAAAAGAAATCTATCAAATTGGAATACAAAAAACCACCGAAAAATATTCTAACGGTGCGTTTAGCACATATAAAGCCCCAGGAACATAATGAAACCAATAATCGTTTCCGCTATGCTTATAGGTAGAAAATTTGGGTCAGAAACTCGCTATCTTTTAGGAAAGAAACTTAATGGAGCCTTCAAAGGCTCCTATGATACGCCGGGTGGTAAATTAGAAGATGGAGAATTAACTATTGATTGTGCGGAACGAGAACTTTTTGAAGAAGCTGGAATGCATACAACGCGGACTAGATTTTTGAGACATGTTGAGGTTATAGGTAAAAGATATCATTATATAGTATTTTTATATTTGGGCGAATCAATGGATGAGCCCGAAAATTTAGAGCCCGATAAACATAAACCCTGGGAATGGGTCAGAATAACAAAGGATTTAAAATTAATGCCGAGTTTGCAGATTTTATTTAATGAGGGCTTCAATGGGAAGTTTTAAAGTAATAGTTGCCTTTCAGGATGCTACGTATTATGAAGATAGTCAACATTTTGGTCTAGATGAAGCATTAACCGCCGCTAAAAATGTTTTTAAAAAGCATGGTTGGACCGCTATGGTGATAATTAAAAATCCAAGCGGGCGTGAAATTTGGAATTCTTCGCGGGACATGGATGTTTCTCCATGAAGTATCAAGGTTCCAAAGCTCGTCATGCAAAAGAAATTCTTGCGGTCATAGACCCATATAGAAAAGAAGGCCAGTTGTGGGTCGAGCCATTCGTGGGCGGCGCGAATATGATTGATAAGGTTAAAGGTCCTAGGATTGGTAACGATAAACATTTTCATTTAATTGAAATGTGGAAAGCGCTCCAAGGAGGATGGGTTCCCCCAGAAGAGGTTAGTGAAGAAGAATATAATAATATCCATTATAATCAAGAATGTTATTCGGCCGCTGAAATTGGGTATACGGGTTTTAATCTAAGCTATTCCGGCAAGTGGTGGAGCGGATATGCCCGTGATGGACAAGGAAAGCGAAATTACGGGGCGGAAGCCTATAGAAATATTATGGCTCAAGTGCCCAATTTGACAGATGTATTTTTCACTAATTACGATTATAAGTCCCTCCCGATTCCCACAGGGTCACTTTGTTATTGCTTACCACCCAACGCTAAAATAAAAACTATTGATGAAAAATTTAAAGAAATTAAAGACATACAGATAAATGATGTTCTTCACGGAGGTAGACGTGTTTTAAATAAAATGTCTAAAATATATAGAGGGAATTTATTATCATTAAAGATTCAAGGGCTTATAGATAAAATAGAAGTTACTCCAGAACATAGAATTATTTCTATACCCGGCAGAAATATTGAAAAAAGACAAGATTTTAGAACAAATGAAGATTTATGGAGCATGAAAAAAGCAACCCGAGCTAGTGATTTAAAAATAGGAGATTATGTTTTAATTCCGTTAGGAGGAATTGAAAATCCTGTAGATTTGGAAATTAATAAAGAATATTATTCACCTTTCATACAAAAATATCCAATATTAAACATTTGCAGTGAATTATTTAGATTTTTTGGTTATTATTTAGCGGAGGGGCATTCACAATTTGCTAATGGAATACCAAATTCTATATTACTAAGTTTTTGTATGGATGAATTAGATACATGGGTAGCAGATGCTTGTCATTGTATAAAAACTGCGTTTGGCGTAGAAGCTATTGTTAAAGAAATGCCTTGGCAATCTGTTGCTCAAGTTAGATTACACTCTACCGTTGCCGCCAAATTTTTATACGATTATATAACTGGTACAGCACATTTTAAAGCTCTAAATGATAATATATTGACATTTCCAATAAATTATCAAATAGAAATCCTTAAAGGATGGTTAAGGGGGGATGGAGGTTTAGAAATATATGAAAGGAATAGAGCTAAATTATGTGGAAGCACAGTAAGTCCTAAATTAGCTGAACAAATGTATACTATTGCACTAAGATGTGGTCTTAAACCATCTATAAAAAGAAGAGCGGGAAGAATTTTTGATATTTATTTTGCATCTGAAGATATAATAAAATTAGGATATGAAGTTCCAGCAATTAAATTTAGAAGTTCTCGTCGGATAATAAATAACCATATCTTAACAAGAATTAGAGGTATAAATGAAATTCCTTATGAAGGAGAAGTTTTTGATTTAGACGTAGATAAAGATGATTTGTTTAATGTTAGCAATATTTTGGTTCATAATTGTGACCCTCCTTACAGAGGTACAACCCCTTATAAAGGTGGATTCAACTCCGACGAATTTTGGGAATGGACAAGAAAAGTTGCTTGCAAAGCGAACGTATTCGTGAGCGAATATGTGGCTCCTAGCGACTTTAAGTGTGTTTGGGAGAAGCGAGTTACGAGCAGTCTAACAAAGGATACGGGGTCAAAGGAAGGAATAGAGAGACTGTTTATTTATGACAATTAATAGAGAATCAGTCTCTAAAAATAAGGATTGGAATACTCCTCCAGAATATATAAAATTAATCCTAAATGTATTTGGTTATATAGACTTGGACCCTTGCTCAAACGACTATTCAACGGTCCCAGCAACCTTTCATTTTAATAAAGAAAATAATGGTTTAAATAAAGATTGGTCTTTTGCGCGGACCATATTCGTTAACCCCCCATATGGGCGGAATTTAGATAAAACCACTATTAAGGATTGGATTAATAAATGTTTAGAGGCTAATAATACAGGTTCAGAAGTTATAGCACTTATACCAGTTGCCACTAATACAAAACATTGGGAAATAATATTTTATTCGGCGGCGGCTATATGTTTTATTAGAACACCTAGGATTAAATTTTATTATAACGGAGAAATAGTTAAAAAAGGTGCTCCTATGGCTTGTGCATTTATATATTGGGGAAATAGGCCAGATAGATTTAGAGATAATTTTAGTAGATTAGGTAAAGTTATAGTATGCTTATAATCATAAGGTCTCCCCCAGGAGCCGGGAAGTCCACAATTGCTCGTGGAATGATAGCTGCCGGTTATGCCGATGTTATAGTAGAAATTGATGACTTTTGGTCAATAGGAGGTACATATAAATATTTCGGTGGTCTTGATAAGGAATCCCACCATTGGGCAAAAGCCTTAGTAAAGAACTATCTCCTTTTAGGCAAACGAGTTATAGTTCCCGACGTGTTTGAAACAGTGGCCCATGTTAATGAATACGTCGAAATTGCTAAAGAATTAAATCTTCCTTATTTGGTTTTAAAAGCTAACAGCTTATGGTCCCGCAACCCTGATAAATTAGCTGAATTAAACCTTCATGGGGTTAAAAAACATTTAATTGAACAAATTCTACGAATCTGGGAAGATTATCCGGGCGAATTTCCATTTTTCGCGGAAACTAACATAAAAGATATATTTCCTAGTGTATTAAGTAATAAGGAATGATATGAGAGCTAAACTTATAGAAATATATGGACAGGATACAGGTAGTGATGATTATTCGGATATAAAATATTTTTATCCTGAAGATACAATATCATTATTTGAAGAAGTAACCAAAGAAGAGTTGGATATTTTAAAGAAATGGGTTGAAGAACAAAATAATCATAGGTATGATACAAAATTAGTTTTAGCTATCGAGTCAAGAAAAACAATTAAAGTTGGTATTAAAGAAGCTATAGAATTAGCGAAACAAGAAGAAATTAAAAAACAAGAGAGAATTCAAAAGCGGGCGGAAGCTGAAAAGAAAAAGCAAGAAAAGGCTGAAGAAAAAAGAAAGAAAGCTGAACGTAAATTATTTAAAGAATTAAAAGAGAAATTCGAGCCCGCTAATGAATGAAACTCTACACGTAGTAACCGCTATATCTAATACTAACCGCTATCGTTCTCGATATGAACTTTATCGGGAATTTGAGCCGTATGTACTTAATTCGGGTGGGGACCTTTATACAGTTGAAATGGCCTTTGGAGACCGCCCACATGAAGTAACAGTTAGAACTAATCCTAAGCATTTACAGTTATTTAGTTCTACGGAATTATGGCACAAGGAAAACATGATAAATCTAGGAGTCGCTAGACTCCCGAGCGATTGGAAATATGTGGCCTGGATTGATGCTGACGTTTCATTTACCCGACACGATTGGGTTAAAGAAACCCTTCACCAGTTACAACATTATGATGTGGTCCAAATGTTCGAGGACGCTTATGACCTAGCTCCTCCGCGCGATAGCAAGATTATTGGCAAAGCCCAAGGATTCGCCGCAAGTTATGTTAATGGTAGAAAGGAAATGCCGTCTGGTTACTATGGGGGTCATTTTTGGCATCCTGGGTATGCCTGGGCCTGTACTAGAAGGGCCTGGGAAACTATGGGCGGCCTGATTGATTGGGCAATTCTTGGGGCGGGGGACCATCATATAAGCCGGGCTTTAATTGGCCAAGTGGAATCCTCTTATCATAAAGGATGTACTCTAGAGTATAAAAAGACGCTCCACGTTTGGCAGGAACATGCTTTAGAGTTAAAGAAAAATATAGGATATGTGCCGGGCTCTCTTCTACATCGGTGGCATGGCCCAAAAGCTGCGAGGGGCTATAGAACTCGCTGGCAAATTTTGGTGGATAACCAATTCAATCCACATACGGATATAAAGAAAGATAGTCAAGGTTTATATCAACTTACTCTTAATAAGATTAAGCTTCGAGACGAGCTTCGGGAATACTTTCGGTCCCGTAACGAAGACGCGATTTAAAAATCTTTCTAGGTTGCTGAAAGCAACTTGATAAAGTCCCCATCTAGCTCTATTATGTATGTATGAGCACAAGGATACGGCCGCCATTCAAGCTGTTTGGCGGAAAATACTACATGGTCAAACACCTTCTACCCCTAATTGGGGCCACAGAAATTTACGTGGAGCCCTATGGTGGGGCGGGTTCTGTCCTGTTAAACAAAGAGCCGTCTAGACTCGAAGTTTATAATGATATTGACGAACGATTGTTTGAGTTATTCACAGTTCTTAAATGTGAACCTCAGGAATTTACCCGTCAACTCAGTTTAACACTCTATTCGGAAAAAATTTTTGAAGATGCTAAGGAATCTGAAAAATCTAATACTATTGAACGTGCTGTAAGCACATATGTTGAATTTAGACAATCAATCTCAGGAATGGGCGAATCCTGGTCCTATTCTCTTCAACGCTCTCGCGCGGGCATGGCCGACGTTGTTTCTGGCTGGCTTTCCAGTATTGATGAGAACCTCCCCAAAGTAATAGAACGGTTCAGAACCATTCAAATCGAACACGATTTAGCGACCGATATTATTCAAAAATACGACGCCGAAAACGTTTTTTATTATATTGACCCGCCCTACCTCCCAGAAACTAGGGCCAAGGGTGCCCGTAAGGTCTATAGACATGAAATGACTAAAGAGGAGCATGAAGTCCTTGCGGACGTTTTAGGAAAAATTAGAGGGAGATTTCTCCTAAGTGGTTATCAGAGCGAACTTTACGAGGCTCTATACGGTAAGCCTCAACGAGTATTCGAGTTGCCGAATAATTCAGCTACCGGTTCTACTAAACAAAGGCGATTAGAAGCTGTATGGGCAAACTATGAGTTCTAGAACATGTTAGAATTATTAAGGATAACTAGACCATCCGAGAATGAAATTCCTCTTAATTTTGAATCTCAATATTATTATATTACGATTATTGAATTTAAAGGAGGTTATGTTAAATGTAGATTATTATCAAAATGGAGTGGGACAGTTTATACTACTGATTACTCAATTTATGTTATTACTAAAGGTTTAGAATGTGGAGATTATTGGATATGAATACTGTTGACCTTGGAAACGGTTTGACTCTTCGCGAAGGCCCCTATTACGTCTATGTTAAGGAAGGAAAGGGACTTGGGCCTGCCGATGGAACGCCCCATATTGCTTGGTTTGACGGAACTAAATTTAAGAACATTCAAGTATTGGGCGCGGCTCAATATTACGACCACGACGATTTTTCCGAGTTTGTAGAACTGGACATACCGGAATATCTATACAAGAGCAAAGCTGAAGAAGTTAAGGAAACTGTATCTAAGTAAGGAGTAAATAATGCAAGTATTGCTTTTAATTATCGCTTTAACCGTACCGTTTTCTCAGAGTGGAACACTTTATAAAGACACTGACGGCCCGCGACTTAAAGTTGATAATGTTGGTTCGTATAAACTCGATATACCACAAAAGAGTCTAGAAGAGCTTTGGGGCGAACAAGTTAATGTAAGTGGGGACTACCAAGAAGGCGGAGTAATAAAGAATCCTATAGTATGTTGGTCCTTTTATACTCACGAAGAAGTTCAAATGGTTCGATGGGCCAATTTTTACCGCGCGTTGCATGGGTTACGACCACTTATTCCAGACCGAGCCCTACAGATTACCGCTAATCGCCACTGTTATAATATGAGACACGTTTACGGTTTTAGGCATGGGGGAACGGGAGGATGGGCTGGAGAAAATATTGCACAAGGACAGCCAAACCCGGAAAACGTCACGAGGACGTGGTATAATTCGCCGGGACATAGGGCTAATCTATTAAACCCTAACTTTACTCGAATTGGTGTTGGTGGCTATAGTGGTTTTTGGACACAGCAGTTTAGATAAAACTAAATAGGAAAATTATGTTAGAGCAAGAAGGTAATATTTGGATTGAAGGGGCGGATTCTAGAAACAATGCACTGGTCTGTCCCATTAATTTAATAGTTAAATCTGACGGTAGATTAGTAATGGGGGCCGGATTAGCCCTAGATTTTAAAACGGCTATTAAAGATATTGACCTAGTGTGGGGCGCGGCTATTCAAAAACTCAAAGTCCCCACTATTTTAGTTAATAAATTTACCGATTTACTAGGAGAGCATTCCCCCTATGTCGTTGGTTTCCCCACTAAGTACGATTGGCGCAAGCCTAGTTCGCCCGGTTTAATATTAGATATGGCCCGTCAATTAGTGGGAGTGGCCAATGTTCTTCAGTGGACCAGAATTTTGTTACCTAGACTTGGTTGTGGTTTAGGAGGATTAGACTGGAAAGATATAGGACCAGAATTAAACCAAGTCTTTGATGATAGATTTATAGTAATTAACAAAAAGGTGGCGAAAGCATGTTAGCGATACTCGCTTTTTTTCTAGGAATAGTAATTGGTGGAGGAGGCGCTATCTATCTAGCAAAAAAGAAAATTCTACAAATTAAGAATAAAATTAAACAAAAGATTCAGGGGATAGAAAATATAATACCGGATATGTTCACTAATATTAAAAATATGTTCAAACAACTTATCGTGGATATAGAGAATCTATGAATACACCTGAATGTGTGTTTGCTGCTGTAGCCGTTATTTGCGCGACTGTGGCTTGGTGCTGGATGATAAGTGGACAAAAATGAAGTTTATAAACCTACGTAACCATTCTTTCTACAGTTTGAATTATGGTCTAAGTCCACCAGATGCCCTAATTGAAAAGGGCGAAACTGTCGCTCTAACCGATTTAAACTCACTATCAGGGGCGGTAGAATTCTATCAGTCGGCGCAGAAAAAGGGGGTTAAGCCAATCTTTGGGTTGGAACAAGCCCTAATGGGAGGTCCCACCGTACTATTATTGGCGAGTACACTTGCCGGGTTCAAAAATTTATTAAAAATTGTATCCCAAAGTAATAAACCTGAGAATTTTAAGAAAGAGCCGCAAGCTACACATGAAATTCTTTCTAACTATTCCAAAGGGTTGATTTGTATAAATGGATACCGAGATAGTTCCATAGGAGCTATCCTATTCGATGGACCGTATTACGGTTCGGACCCCTGGAGTCTTAAACAAGCTTTAAAATCGGATTTTAAAGAAGATTTAATTAAAGAAAGTAATCTATTTCGGGATATTTTTGGGGACAGGTTCTATCTGGGGGTAGACGGCGATTGTGAGCTTACCGCTGATATAATGCGGGAAACCGCCTCTGAACTTAAATTACAAACCGTGGGACTGTTTAATTGTCTATACTGCGAACCAGAAGATGATATAAACCATCGAGTAATACTTGCTAATGATTTAGGTGTGACGATAGATAAGGTTCCTAAAGGAACCAATCATTTCCGGGGAGAAGATGAGGTAAGGAAAGTTCTATCAGAACAAGAAATAGCCGGCGCGGCCCAAATAGCTGACCGCTGTGAAACCTTTTCCATTCTTAGTAAAACGTTGTTGCCCAAATTTCCGGTGGCCGAACCTAATGAACAACTTAGGGAATTATGCCGGGCGGGTTGGAGAAATAAAATAAAAGGGATAATATCTGTAGAAAAAGAGGGAGAATATGTAGAAAGAATTAAGCACGAACTTGAAGTTTTTGAGAATGCTGGGCTGGCAGATTATTTCTTAATTGTGGAAGATTACATACGATATGCCGAATCTCAGGGGCAACTTCCTGGGGTGGGTAGAGGTAGTGTTAGTGGGTGTCTCACTGCTTATTTAATAGGTATTACTAGTTGCGACCCTATCGAGTACGGTCTATATTTTGAGAGGTTCTATAACGCGGGGCGTAACACGAAAGATAGAGTTGCACTCCCCGATATAGATACTGATTTTCCGGTATCTGGACGCGACAGCGTTATTGAATATATTCGCACTAAATATGGTAGGGATAAAGTATCACAAATAGTAACGTTCGGACGATTACAAGGAAGGTCCGCCCTAAAAGCGGTAATTCGCGCTTATGGTGCCTTATCATTCGAGGAGATTAATAATTTAACCCGTGGCATCCCAGACGAACAACGTATAATGGGCGACTTGCAAGAAATGGAGGAAGAAACCGGGGATTCCTCCATTATACGGTGGTGCTTAGAACATAAACCAGAGGATTTTGAGGGATTGGCCCAATTAGAAGGAAATGATATAGTCGGGGAATACGCCGATTACTTCAAACAAGCTATAGCCCTTGAAGGAACCCTCGTTAATAAAAGCCGACATGCGTGTGGTTTGGTCATATCTTCGGAACCTCTTGATACAGTCGCCCCTATGATTTTGGATGAACGAACGGGCGAAATGATTTGCGGATATGATTTATCCTCCGGCGAGGCGGCGGGTTTAGTAAAATTTGATGTGCTTGGAGTTGCTATTTTAGATAAAATTCAAATGGCGAGCGAGATGGTCAATGCAGGCATTACTTAAATTAACGAGAACTCAAATTCTCCCTAAATATTTGAAATGTAGCCAATGCTATTATCGTATTAATGATATAATAGACGGAGTTGTTTATTATAATGTATTTTATATAAAAGAAAATAAACCTTGTCCTACAAATTGGGAAGATAGATTATCTACCTTTTTAAACTTATATAATGATAATAGTTATTACGGAATAAAAGACTGCCCACCAAACGAAATACCAAATTTTCCCGATGAATCAACTACTACGAATAACCCGTTTTAAGTTGCCCACATATTTTGAGTCTAGCGACTTCATCTTTAGAATATTGTTCCGTAAAGACGGAATGATTTATTACGACGGTATGTATAAAAGAACTCCTTGGAGAGCTAAAGGTTATTACTGTTCGGGCTTTAGAGACAGGATAGACATATTTGAGGCAAGATGGGGAAAGGAATATAACGAATATACCGGTCCTTTAGATGTTTTTGGGAGTAGTTATAAAGAAGCACAGAAGAATTATACTAGAATTGAAAGATTCTAAATGCAGCGACTTCTAAAAATCACACGGTCTAAATGGCCTTTTCCTAAATATTTCCAAGATAGTTTCTATATATTTCGTGTTCTTTCTATAGATAAGGAGAAAAAATTAGTAAAATATGATGTAATTTTAATAGGTTCAAAAAATTATTTTAATAACTCTTTTCAAGCTACAATTGAAGACACAATAATACATTGGGAGAATAAATGTCATGAATACAACGGGCCAATCGACATATTTCCTGAGGAAAAATGAATTACAATACAATCGTGTGCTACGATGTGGAAACAAGCGGTCTGGACCATGAAAAACACGAAATAGTTCAAATCGCCGCAGTAGCAATCAATTCTAAGAATCTTACAATTATTCCTAACTCTGAATTCAATTCTTTAATTCGTCCTTTAACGCCTGAGACCGCCGACCCTAAAGCCTTAGAGATAAACGGGCATTCATTAGAGAAGCTTTCAACAGCACCATTACCTCAAACAGTTTGGGCAGACTTCGCCCTATACGTAGAACGTTTTAATTACAAGCCGGGGCAAGCCTGGACCCGTCCAATTCCAGCGGGGCACAATATTGTAAACTTTGACAGTAAATTTATAAACAAAATGTGTCAGAAATATGGGCCTTGGAACAAGGAAAGGGGAGAGGCCGCTTTATTCTACTTCATACCTTATGACACTTTGTTTTTGGCTAATTATTTCTTTGAAAATTCTAAAGCAGTACCGAATCTAAAACTTGGCACATTAAAGGATTATATGAAAATAGAATCAATAGGTAATTTGCATGATGCGTTGGTAGATGTAAAAATAACGGCTCAGATTTTAATTAAATTCCTAACAATCGCTCGTAAAATACAACCAAAAATAAATTTTAATAGTTAGTTTACTTAAAGTGTATACTCTTATAGTACAAAATATGATTTATACTATAGGAGAAAACAATGTATTTTTCTGATGATTTAGGTAAAAATGAAGAATGGTTAAAAGAGCAATACTTAGTTCATGAAAAAACTGTCGAAGAAATAGCTCATTCTATAGGAAGAAATCACGGTTTTATTCATAGGAATTTAAGAAAATTTGGAATTCATATTTTACGACAAGAACAAAGGAAAAATAAACTTAATGAAGCTTTTTTAATAGCATCTCCAGAAAAAATACAAGAAATGTATGTAGATATGAAGATGTCAGCAGCAGAAATAGGAAAAGCTTTAAATCTTAGTAAGAGAGTAATATATCGAGCGATAGATAAAGCCGGCATTAAAAAACGTAAAAAAATTAAGGAACCATATACTGATTTTAGAAACCAACAATTTGGAAAACTTACAGTTGTCGATAAAAATGGTGGAAGTGTTGTTTACCCAAAAATGTTTTGGCTTTGTAAATGTGTTTGTGGTAATTATGTTGATATAGCGGATATAGCTTTAAAAAATAAAATATTAACATCTTGTGGGTGTGATTTAAATATTGTTAACGAACAGTATATTACTTGGAGAGGATATGAAGAAATAGGGGTTACCTTCTGGCATATTATTAGAGATATGGCTAAGAGAAGAGGATTATCTTTTACAATAACTCCAGAATATGTTTGGGAATTATTTTTAAAACAAGATAGAAAATGTGCTCTTAGTGGTCTTCCTATAGAAATTTCTAAAAGGAAAGGAAGACTTAACAAGAATTCATATCATGGAACTGCTTCTTTAGATAGGATAAGTAGTTTTTCTGATTATGAGGAGGGAAATGTGCAATGGCTTCATAAAACAGTAAATAGAATTAAGGGGTGTTTACCTCAAGATATTTTTTTAGCTTTTTGTAAATTAATAGCCGAAAATAATGTAATTGATATATCTAAAATACCGTCTTCTTTAGAATCAAAAGAATTAGAGCCAGGAAAATTTAAAGTAAATAGAGATTGTATTAATGAGATTTATATCGTTTGATTGTGGCTGTTTCTACGAAGAAGGCCATTTCGATATTAAGAAAGTTTACCTTAATTGTCCAGCGACATGGGACCTAATCTGTGTTGGAAATACAAAAGGTGTATTTCAATTAGAAAAGCCTCTTGGAATGACCTGGGCTAAACGAAGTAGTCCTAGGTGTCTTGAAGAACTTGCAGCACTAATAAGTATACTTCGCCCCGGCTGTCTTGAAAGCGGTATGGCGGATAAGTATGTAAAAGTTAAACGGGGTGAAGAACAACCCTCTTACATTCACGAAGCACTTCGCCCTATTCTTGAACCCACGAACTCTATCCTGGTATACCAGGAGCAGGCGATGAGAATAGCGCAAGATTTAGCTGGATTTAATCTTGTACAAGCTGATAATTTAAGAAAGGCTATGGGAAAGAAATTAGCCGATTTAATGGCGTCTTGTAAGAAGGATTTTATAGAAGGGGCAGCCAAAGCCAAAATTGTTTCACCAGAGATAGCCGCCGAGATTTTCTCTTGGATTGAGAAATCGCAACGATATTCATTCAATAAAGCCCACGCTATCGGTTACGGGCTGGAATCATATTTTTCTGCTTTTATAAAAGTACATTTTCCATTACCATGGGCCAAATCTTGGTTAAAAATGGCCCGCGAGAAGCAAAGACCCCTTGAGGAAGTTAACGAATTAGTCTATAATTGTAAGAGTATGGGGATTGAAGTAAGAGGACCGGACCTAAGAAAGGGTAATCTGGATTTTGACGTTATCAACGGGGTTGTGTACTTTGGGCTCGGAAACATTAAAGGAATGGGCGGACGAGCAACTGAGAAGTTGGTAGAATTATTAAGAGATTTTAAAGACTGGATTGATGTTTTGTTCAATCTACTCTACAATGTTAGTGTTGATATTGCGTTAGGACTTATAGAATCTGGGTCCTTAGATTATTTAGGTATATCGCGAAAGAGGATGGAATTTGAGTTAAGTAAACTTAATAGTTTAACAGAGAAAGAAGTAGGTTTCGTAAAAACAAAATTAAAAGAAAATAGTAACTTGGCCGACCTTATAGAACAGTGTGCGGCCCCCAAAAAAGAGGGCGGCGGCGCGGCCACGAAGAACAGAGTTAAAATTTTGATGGATTTAGCCAATACGTTAAGATGCCCACCCATGTCCCTTGATGATAACCCTTTAATGATGGCCCAATCTGAAAAACAATTATTAGGGGTTCCGGTTACTGTAAGTGCGGTGGAATCCTGTGATATAAGCGCAGCCACACATTTAGTTTCCGATATAGATGCTTCACCAAGTAAGATGAATTTGGTAGTAGCTTGTAATATTGATACATTGAGAACATATCCGGTTAAAAAAGGTGAGAATAAGGGGCGGTTAATGGGGTTTGTAGAAATTAGCGACATTAACGGCTCTTATAGAAATTGTGTTTTATGGTGCAACGAATATTCGGAATTCGGCAACTTATTGTACGAAGGCAACACAGTATTATTGGCTGGTGTCAAAGATTCAAAGAAAGATTCGTTCATAATAAACAAGGTGGTTCAACTGTGATTGACCAGAAGGTCAGAGAACTTCTTACAAAGCATGACTATCGGGTAATTGTAAAAGAAGAAGAACCGGATTATATTAGTCTTAGATTACCCAAAAATGATAAGTTTTCAGAGTCATTCTTTAATTATACCGTGATTGACCATACTGACTTAGAGATTACTGGTGACCCTGGCTTTTTTATAGGAGATGTAACTTGTGAAGACCCGTCCTTTGTAGTTTGTCCATTTTATTCGGTGCGGCCCGTAATTCAATGCCACATTGAAAAACTTTGTAAAAAAATTAACTACTCGCCCCGATTTATTTTTTATTACAATCATAAAAACGAGGAAGTAGGTCGATTACCCTTGTCTCCACCGCGAGAAGAGGAAGATTTTAATAAAGAAACTGTATTGAATAATATATTCGTACAAGCAAAATCTGAAAATTTTCCCCCTGATTTTTTGAGATTAGCCGCAAAAGAAAAGGTAGAGGTAGGATATGGAATGCTTTATAACTTAGAAATTGTAGCTGGAGAATAATATGGCGAGTGTTAATGATTTTTATGGTGTCGGAAACATTGTCCGTGCGCCCGAACTTCGCAAATTGCCTTCCGGTACGTCTGTTGTAGATTTTTGTATGGTAATTAATACCAGAATTAATAGTAAATCAAGCGAAGGGATGAATGAGGCGGCTTTTATTGAATGTGAGGCGTGGGACTCCGGTGCGGAAGCCATTGCCGAACAGTTTAATAAGGGGGATAGGATTATGGTTAAGGGTCGGTTTAAGACGGAAAGCTGGGAGAAGAATGGGGTCAAGTATAGCCGGCTGAAGTTGCGGGTAGGAACGTTTCAAAAGCTCCCTACGGTAGAGCGTGAAGCGGCAGCCGTCTAAAGAAGAGCTTCGGCTTGAGTCACGACTTTTGGAGGAGAATTTTGGGTTAGTCGTGACTCAAGCTAAGAAGTTTGGTGGAACATCGTGTTCCTTTGAAGACATGTGCCAAGTCGGGGCTATCGCGCTACTTTTGGCGATTAGGTCTTTCAACCCGAATAGGCAGGTTGAGTGGGCCGCATATGCCAGTATTTGTATAGGTAGGACCCTTAAGAAAGAAGTAAAAAAGAAATTTGAAGTACAACGTTCATTTACTTTAGTCGAACAACCTCCATTAAATCTAATTGGCGTTCTAAGTGAGACTGAAAACAGAATTATCATATTACGGTTTACTGAGGGCTGTGCCCTTAATGAAATTGCGGAAAATGTTGGTTTCAGCCGCAAAAAAGTTTCAAAAATCCTTAAAGCCGCGATAAATAAATTAAGTCGCTACTATGAATAAAAAGCGTATTCTCTTAGTTAATGAAGCTAGTTTCCTTAATACAGGTTTTTCTGTTTTCGGAATGGAGGTAATGAAGCGCCTCTATGAAACAGGAAAATACGAGTTGGCAGAATTGGGCTCCTATGGTTCCGACAATGACCCTAGAGTTAGTATGTTACCTTGGAAATTTTATGGAGTTCTTCCCAAAAATGAAGAAGAGAATAAGGTTTACAATAGCGACATACAGAATCAATTTGGGAAGCATAAATTTGAACAAGCTTGTTTAAACTTTAAGCCAGATGTTGTATGTTCTCCTCCTGGGCAAATGGTATTAACAATAAATGGATATAAAAAAATTGAAGAAATAGTAGTTGGAGATTTTGTTTTAACTCACAAAGGAAGATTTAGAAGAGTAAACGCTACTTATAGAAATTATTTTGAAGGATTAATGTACGGAGTAAAATTTCATGGATGTAAAAATTCACTTAGATTAACTGGTAATCATCCAATACAAATTCACAAGAAACTTCGACAAACAAATCAAAAAAAGAGTATAAGAAAAATTTACAATGCTGTCGAACCAACTTTTGTCCCTATTTCTCAAATAAAAAAGGGTGACTTAATTTGTTTAAGTCCTCCTAATAATGAACCAAGTGATTTTGAACAGATTATTCATATTTCCAGTTATGTTAGTAATTATATAGAAAAAGATGGTTTAATTTGTTCTAATCCAAACAAGAATTGTAATCCTATTTTTAAATATATTGTTTTAGACGAAAATTTTGCTAGACTTTTGGGTTATATATTTGGCGATGGACATATAAGTAATTCAGGAGTTGGAATAACTTTTAATGGCACAGAACAAAGATTTGCAGAAGATGCTTTAAATTTATTTGAATCATATTTAAATTTAGTTGGTTGTGCATATCCAGTAAAGGATAGATTTGCTATACAAGTTAATGTAAATTCTAGCTTGTTAGCAGAATTCTTAAAAAATTGGTGTAATGGAAATATTCCCAAAGAAATTTGGATTTCAAATGAAAGTGTTAAACGTGGTTTTATTAGCGGTTCAGTAAGAACTGACGGTTGTTATAAAAATAATACTGTTTCTTTTTGTAGTGCAAAACGTAAAATTGCAAACGGTTTTAGATTACTATGTGGTAGTATAGGTATACCTACTAACATACAATACAGAAAAAACAAATTAAATAACGGAGACATTTTTGATGTAGAGGGATATGGTTCTTCTGCTGAAGAGTTACATAAAGTTTGCAATAAATATGAATTTGAAAGATTTCAGAAAGTTTATGTATCTAAACGTAGAGCTAGAAAAACACATTACGTTAATAATCAAATATTAGCGTCTGTGGAAAAGGTATTTCATTATGATTACAAAGGTTTAATATATAATATAGAAGTTGAAGAAGATAATAGTTATGTTTTGGAGCATGCAAATGTACATAATTGTTCAATTCGCGATTGGTGGATGGATTGTATGTGGGCACAATCTCCATATAGACCGTTCTATAAATTTATTTGGATGCCAACGGTAGATTCTATCCCACAAGCAACCGAATGGTTACAAACATATTCCACATTAGATGGATGTGCTTCATATACCGATTGGGGGGCGGACGTATTAAGAAAAGATGGTAATGGTAATATTAATGTAATTGGTTCTTTCCCGCCTGGGATTGAAACCGAGATATTTAAACCGGTCCAGGATAAAGAAGCTCTTCGTCGCTCATTTGGTATTAAGAATGACCTTTTCATTATTGGAACGGTCATGCGTAACCAAAAAAGAAAATTATATCCAGACCTGATAGAGAGCTTCTCTAAGTATCTTCAAACTTGCAAAGAATTAGGGCGACAAGATTTAGTTGATAAAACCTATCTTTATATTCATACCAGTTACCCCGATGTTGGCTGGGACCTTTGTTCATTAATTCAAGAATATGGAGTTGGGGCGAAAACTCTCTTTACCTATACATGTACTAATTGTAAATTTGTATTTCCTTCATTCTTTCTAGATTCCCAAGCTATTTGTCCACGTTGTAAGCATAATACTGTTCATATGCCAAATGTTAATAATGGTGTAGACAGGGAAACTCTCGCAAAAGTAATGAATATATTTGATGTGTATATTCAATATAGCATTGGAGAAGGTTTTGGAATTCCGCAGGTAGAGGCCGCTGGATGTGCTGTACCCGTTATGTCAGTAAATTATTCAGCAATGTCGGACGTAATAAGAAAAGTTAATGGGTGGTCTATTCCAGTGCAACGTTATTTTAAAGAAGCTGAAACTGGGTGTATGCGGGCTCTTCCAGACAATGAAGCATTCGTACAGATGCTTTATCAATTCTTCAATCTAGCCCCCGAAGAACGCGCAAAGATGGGTCTAGCCTCCCGTGCCGGCGCGTTGGAACATTACACCTATGATAAAACGGCTAAAAAATGGGAAGATTACTTCGATAGCTTGGATGTGCCGAACCATAAAGAAACGTGGTATTCCCCCCGACGAAACTTTACTCCTAACTTAAACGTTCCACCAGGACTGAATAATGCCCAATTCGTTCAATGGTGCGTAGCTAACATATGGGGACTTCAGGATAAGGTTTATACCCATTTAACTTTGCAGTTAATTAAAAATTTGAACTATGGAACTTGGGTAGAAGGTTTTAATAAAGGTCAACCGTTTAATCGGCAAACCGTCGTAGATTATTGTTTGTCCCTTAACCAAGCCTTGAACCACTGGGAAAACCTGCGGTGCTCTACAAAAGAGAAACGAGATTTAGAATATATATATGGCTAGAAAAAAGAAATTAGAAATTAAAGAGAAACTTACAGAGCTTAAGATATCGGACCTTTTAGGAAGTTTGGACCATGTGATAGAAAATTTAGAACACATTCGGGCCACTTACGATGGGGTTTATAGCGATATTTCAATAGAGGAACCGATTGTTGACCGCAAAGTTATAGATTTCGCCGGGTTTACCGTTTATGGAAAACGTAAAGAAACAGACGTGGAAGCGTTAGAACGTCAAATCAATGAAAAGATAGGTAAAGAGAAAAATGGAAACACTTAATCATAAAAAAGTTAATCTTAAATTGGAAGAAGTGAGAGAGGCATTTGCGGATTATCTTCAAAAGAAGGGGGTTTCGTTTGATATGAGCCGCGCCGAGATTATCTATGGCAATCATAAGGATGTTACTTTACACTATGCGGAGCCAATTAAATGAAATTGTGTACAATCTTTCTAATTTTGTTTTGTGGTTGTGTTAAGGTTGAATATACAACTGAAGAGTATTGCGAGATTCCGTTTGATGGGGTTATTCAGTCAAAAGGTGAGGGTAGGGTTTATATTAAAAAGGGTGACTTAATATACAAGTTTTCAGAACCGTCTAAAATTGATTTTGAACAACTATTAAAAGAAGAACATAGTATTAATAAAGAAATTATGTATAGGAGCACCGCTCCTTGAAAATCTTATACTGCGGTGTAACCGGCGACGGAACCGGATGGGGCAAAGCGGCCCAAAATTATATATTAGCTATGGACCATATCGGCCTAGACGTGGTTCACCGGCCCATTAGGTTGAATTCTAACAAGTACGAGGTTCCGGCCCGTATTGAGGAATTAGAGAAAAAGAGTCCACAGGGCTGTACCCATATTATTCAGCATATATTGCCTCATTATTCTTACTATGCCGGTCCAGCTAAAAATATTTGCATGTTTGCCTCAGAGAGTAGTAATTTTGTCACTACCTCTTGGGTCGAACGGTTAAATACTTTAGATGAAGCGTGGGTGTTTAATTGGCAAAGTGCTAATGTAGCCGAAAATAGTGGGGTTAACGTACCAATAAGAGTAATCCCCCATTGTTTCGATATAACCACATACCAAAAGAAGTATGAACCGTTTCATATCCCAGAAATAGCGGGAACTTTTAAGTTCTACTTTATTGGAGAATTTGTTCGTCGAAAGAATCTTGGGGCACTTCTTAAAGCATTTCATTCTACCTTTGAACCCCATGAACCCGTTTCCCTAGTTATTAAGTCAAACATTCCCGGCAAATCAAAGCAAGAATCCGCCGATATTATACGAAATTTCTGTCGTTCTGTCAAGGAAGGTCTTAAGCTGCGACCCATAGATAGTTATGCTAAAGAGGTAATAATAACACAGCGTCTTTCAGACGCCGATATTTTGAGGTTGCACGCAACCTGTGATTGTTTTGTCATGCCCTCCTATGGGGAGGCTTGGTGTATCCCAGCTTTTGAAGCTATGGCTATGGGTAAACCTACTATTGCTACTAAAGGAACAGGGTTTTTAGATTACATGACTGAAGAAACCAGCTTTTTGGTCCCTGCAAGAAAAGAGCCGGTGTTTGGTTGTATTGATACTTTCGGCGACTTAATGACTGCAAGAGAGGAGTGGGATTCAATTGATATTTCATGGCTTAAGTCATTTATGCGGGAAATTTACGATTATGGGGAAAAATATGATACAATGTCTCAGGCGTCTGTTGAACGTGCCAAAGCTTTTGATTATAGACCCGTTGGTGAGCTTATTGCCGCCGCTCTTGCGGTTTAGACAATTGGGTTTATGTAAGATAGATTTTGTAGGCACCGAAGAAGAAGCTGTAGAAAATCTTAATATATTATTACAAGTCGCCCCATACTATTCTTTGGAAATTAGACGCTGTTTTGTCAGAAGAAGATTTATTTTTGGGAAATTTCACCGTGGACATATAACTATGTTCGGTAAGAACCCAGATTTTACCCGATTTACAAAAGATATGAAACGTCTCCTTACGTTAAATCAAAAGGATGATTTTAAGTAATGCCCACTAGACTATCCGGCATTTTCCGTCAAGTTTATAGAGGAAATGGCCCTTATAACATATTGACCTTCCCAACCCATGAAAGATACCAAAGCCAATTAGACCTTACTGGTCATAATTTTTATATGGTACAAGGAGAAGGTATTAAAAAATGGAACACTAAATTTGCACCAATCCCTCCAAATCACACAATTTTACCAAATGATATTCCTATTGATATTGATTTTGATTTTATTTTTTCCCAAAGTAAAGGTGCTCATTTTCAATTATCTTCAAGTTTAGCGGCCAATTTTCATTGTCCATTAATAACTCTAGAACACCTTCAACCTCCTCCTTTTTGGAGTAAAAAACAGGTTGAAAATGCTTCTAAAATGGTCGGGGATATAAATATTTTTATTACAGAAAGTAGTAGAAAAGGCTGGTTAGCAGAAAATAAAGAAAACTGTTTTGTTATTCATCATGGTATAGACCATAAAATGTTTATACCAAAAGATAAACAAGACCATGTATTAGCGGTTTGTAATGATATGGCCTCTAGAGATTGGCAAGTTGGTTTTACATTATGGAAAGAAATACATTCAAGATTATTACGAAATGGTATTAAAAGTATTTTATTGGGTACTAATCCTGGGATTTCAAATCCAGCTAAAAACACAGAAGAACTTGCTACAACGTATGGTGAAAGTTTAATATTTTTAAATACAAGTCTAATTTCGCCTGTTCCTATGGCACTTTTTGAAGCAATGTCTGCCGGGTGTGCTTGTGTGAGTACAAATACTTGTGCTGTTCCAGAGATATTAGAACACGAAGTTAATGGACTAATGTACCCACCAGAACAACCAGAAAAGGCTGTTGAATATATTAAATTATTAAGAAGAGATAAACAATTAGCATTACGTTTAGGTGTGGCTGCTAGAAAATCTATAGAAGAAAAGTTTTCTTTGGATAAATTTGTTCAAAGCTGGAATAAAGTATTTACATTAACTTCAACCATGTATTATAAGGGCGCTGCATGAAATTAAATCTACTAGTAGACTCTGAAGATACGAGAGGAGGCTACTGTAATATAGACGTTATAAAAATAGAAGGAAAGATAAATCCTAATAAAGAATATGGGGATATTTTTGACCTAACTTGGAAGGTTGATAATGGTGAATGTGAAGAAATTATTGCCCTAGACGCTATTAACTTTGTCCCACTGCAACTTGTAGAGGAAGTTATTGCCCGTTGGTGTTCAAAGGTAAAAATTGGTGGTCAAATTGTGCTTGGTTCGGTAGACTTTTTTGAAATTTGTAAAAGTGTGGCTTATAACACCTTACCAATTGAGGAAGGTCAGAAGAAATTATTTCTCGGTCTGAGTATGCCCCGGCGCTCTGCCATGTCTATTAGCCAGCTTGATACTTCCTTGCGCCGCAACGGATTTAATATTGTGGACCGCCGTTCTAACTTCTTTCATTCGATTGTTAAAGGAATTCGGCAGTGATTATTGAAACTAGTTGTAAAAATTGTGTTTTTGCTGTTTATGATTCCGTAGCGGGAAAAGACCGTCAGATTGATTGTTACCTTAATAGGATAGATTTGCTCGAAGCTAATGGGGGTACTGTAACCGCTTTTGAAGACGAAGATAGTGAGTTTGTTAAAATATTAGATAGGATTTGTCAATTTCATAGGACTCACGAATGGGCAGAAATTCAGGACCCTGAGGTAGAACTAAATTTGACCGATTTGGGAGAAGTAGCTAGAGAAGAAGCAAGAATAACGTTTGGGGTAGTTTTGATTTGTGAGGATGAGCCGCTTAAATTTATTGTTGATACGATAGAATCAATCGCGGATTCTACTCTTTTCCCTAAAGAATTTATAGTCACCGTCCCCGGCTCTAGGGATGATTATACTAACATAATTAAAGTCCTTACATCGAATTTAGAGAAGAAGTGTGTGTGGAAACTTGTTCAACTAAATGATAAAACCGACCCATATACTTTTATTTATAATAAAACAGATAAACTACGTTCTAGGTATTTATGCTTTGCCCGGCCCGGCGATTTAATTGATAAGCATCTTTTTGCAAACGTTGATATTTTAATAAATGAAGTGGGAGACAGAATTTCGACCGTACTTCCTAATGAAGCTGCTCAACCTATTATTTGCCAAAAGGAACTATTTCTACAATTAGAACGGCCCGAAAATACCGACGATTACGAAGATTCCGAAAATCCTATAGTCTATTTAACAAAATATACGTTAGATAAAATAGGTATAAAACATCTGTCTAGAACTATGGGCCAAATATGTCCTCCCGAATTGTCAGTGTAATAATAGCTAATCATAATTATAAAAAATATATAGCTAATGCGATTAATAGCGTTTTGGGTCAAAATTATCCAGCGATTGTAATTGTGGTGGACGACCATTCTACAGATGGTTCAATTGAATATATTAATGAGAAATTCGATAATCATATTGAATCCGGCCGTCTTTTTGTATTACAGAATACTTCCTCTACTTGTGGTCCAGCAATTGCCCGAAATATTGGTATTGAGTTTGCTAGCAGTTTTACGGATATTTTTGGTTTTTTAGATGCTGACGACATTTATCTTCAAGATAAAGTAGGTAAATCGGTCAAATATTTAGAAGATGAAGCTATAGGGGCGGTTTATAGTGATTATGAAAATTTTCACGAAGACACGAATATATTAATTAGGGAATATAAAGAACCGTATAGTAGAACCCGATTACTTCAAGAATGCATCATAAATAACAATTCTCTAGTTAAAAAAGAAGCTTTAGAGAAGTCGGGATTATATGACCCGGACCTTAGAACATGTGAAGATTATGACCTTTGGTTAAGAGTGAGTGAACATTACCTTTTAAAACATATTCCAGAATGTTTAATTAGACATACAACCCATCCACAAAATTCCACTTCAAGTGTTTCAAATGAAAATTGGGCGAAAAACCGAGCTTACGTATTCCAAAAATTAGCGGGGCGGCAAAACGGTGTCATCCAATAAAAGAAATGTAACTTCTATTAAACCGCAAAATGATGGGTCTGACCTTACAATAATAATACCGGCTGCCGGTGCGGCCCATAGGATGCGCTCACTTGGCCCTAAGTGCTTGATTGATATTAATGGAAAAACAGTATTAGAAAGAATAATAGATAATTGTAACTCGTACTATCCTCTTGCCCAAGTTGTTGTTGTTACTGGGTTCCAATCGGACAAAGTAGCCAATTCTTTAAAATCAAGGGCGGTTTCCGTAGAGAATGAGAGATTTGAGGAAACTAACGTAGTACGAAGTATAGCCCACGGATTAAGAACAACTAACAATAATAAGGTCTTAATCATATTTGGGGACCTTGTATTTGATTCCTCCGCATTAATTGATATAGAGGGAACCTCCAAGGCCCTGATAGATATTTCTGGTTGTTTTGACGACCATCATAGGGAAATTGGGGTTAGATTAGCGAATAACTTTATTGATAATTTCTCTTATAGTTTTGCAGAAAAATGGGCACAGATAACCTTTCTTACCGGAAAAGAACTTAGTCTCCTTAGGAAATTATGTTTTAATAGAGAAAATGAGAAATTATATCTGTTTGAAATTTTCAACATGATTTTAGAGAGGGGCGGCCAAATAGAAGGTAAGAAAAATCCTAGGTGTCGAGTGATGGACATAGATACCTTAGAGGATATAGAAAAGGCACGGGGGATATTTAATGTATGAAATGTTAAGAATAACTCGCCCCAAAACCTGAACCTATGACTGAAAATTATAAACTTCTTTGGGATGGTAGTATAACATACGAACAATTAATTGACCTTTTTAGAACAAATTTTACCGTTAATTCTAATAGACACTTCTTGTTAGACAGTGAAGGAAGCGCCTTTGAAGATATTATGCAATAAAGCTAATTCCGCCCCTGGATTTTATAGGGAAGGTTGGAAAAATGCGGCAACATATTTAGGACACGATTTTCGTTTCATTGACCTTAAACGTGAATACGCTCTTGATGTTTTTAACCGATTTGAACCGGATTTATATATTGGGGAAACGTGGGCAATAAATAGTGCGATTCATAAAGCTATCGCTCTAAGACCAAATTTGAAAGTAATCCTACAAGCCTCGACTTGGGGGGAGATTAATAAAGAGTTCAAAACTACGCCTGTTCAGATTCCGACTCAGGAAGAATTGAATAACGTAGCTGGTCTAATAAAACACACTGGACGCCCACATTATGTTTTTGCCTATTATCACGATAGGTGGATTCCTATTACTATGGGATATTGGGCGGAATGGGGTCTAAAAGTAGTATCCCTCCCCCTAGCGGCGGACACTTTAGTATATTCAGAAGGTGAAGTTAAGAAGGAATATATATGCGACCTAGCATTTGTGGGCGGTTATTGGGAATACAAGGCAAGGAATCTGAAGGATTATCTAATAAGATTCTGTCACGAAAATTATAAACTAAATATAAAAATTTATGGAAATTCATTATGGCCAGTTTCTCAATATTTGGGCGGGATAGATTCTAATAATGTAAAAGATTTATTTAAATCCGCCGGAATTTGCCCATGCATTTATGAGCCGCTCTCAAAAGAATTCGGATTTGACGTAAGTGAACGTATATTTAAAGTGATTTCATCGGGTGGGTTCGCCCTAAGCGAGAATATTGAATCGGCCCGCACTGACTTTTTCGGGGATAGCGTGGTATATTTCGATGATGTAAAAGACCTAGAGGATAAAATTTTCCATTACCTTAAAAATCCCGAAGAACGTATTCCATATATACAAAAGGCCCAGTCTATTGTTTTGAAAGAACATACCTATATAAACAGGATTGAGAAAATGTTAAAGGAACTTACATGAAGTCAATAGGTATCTTAGTAGACAATTTGGGCCACAGTGAATTGAGCTATCTACTTTGTAAGAATATTAATAATTTCTTAGAAAGATATTCGGGCATAGACGTTATTGTTTATTGTAATCAACATTTTTTAAGTATCATTAAACCCCTTTTTTCGGTAATGCAGCTTAATGAATGTTTCGGCCATATAGGACCTTTAATTTCTACTTCCATAGACACGGCTCTTTTTATGGAAAGAGTTTGTAATCAGGCCCAAAAGTTCTTTTATGTGTGGGACCTTGAGTTTCTTAGGCATAATACATATAGCTACGCATTGTGGGCTCAACAAGAAAAAAATTATCCAATTAACGAAAAATTCTTCAGAGAGATATATCATAAATATTACTTAATTGCCCGATGTTTGGACCATAAAAAAGTCTTGGAAAATAATTATAACCTTAAGTGTGATGCGATTATTCCAGACTTCCAACTAGGCAGGTTTCTTGCGGAAATTTAATATAGACCTTATTTTAAAATTGAGAGAATTGGGTCTAGTAGCATTACCAAACGTAAGAAATTTTGTTCCCCGGTCTAAGACCGTTATTGATATCCTTATACCAGATAAAAAAATTGCTATTCAATTAGGAGATAAGATTGATAATTTAAAGGAAAGAGGCTATAATATAATATATATTGATGAAACCATGGATATAGAGGAGATTATTAATGAGTTTAGAAGAAATTGATTTCAACAATGTTAAAGAAAATGAAGATTCAGTGCCGGAAAATTATAAGGAAAGACCGTCACCATTCTCAATAGGGTGGCATGATTATGTCATGTCTGAATTTTCACCAGAAGAATTGGTGGATGGACAGCCTACAGTAGATGGGCTTAGACGAGTAACTCAGTTACTTTTAGGTCCTATTATTGACCAAAAAGTTAAAATTTCATATGTTGATGAACACTCTGTAAATGCAATTTTTAAGATAACTTTACAAGAGGATAGTGAACTTCGTTGTTTTGTTGGGGCGGCGGATTGTACTCCTAGAAATTGTACAGATAAAACATTTCAGGTATTTCCAACGGCAATAGCGGAGACTAGAGCAGAAGGGCGGGCTTATAGAAAAGCTCTCGGCCTAAGAAGTATTGCCGCAGAAGAAAAAGCTGAAGTGAACCTAGATACGCCCACTATTACAGATAATCAGATTAATACAATCAAAATGTTATGTGGAAAGGTAAAGATAGATTATGACAAGTTCGTAAATTATTACACCGGAGGCGATATTGAGAAAGACACTTATCAAAACGGTGTAAAAATGTTGACGCAATTAAATAGTTTTCGTAACGACCCCAAGCAAATTCCTCAAGTTTTAAAGGGCTAATATGTATTTAAAAGATTATCGTATTTTCCGCGCTAATAATTCTGGTAATGGGAGTGCCGCTTCATTTCAATTTGTCCCCGATAAGCAGAGTCTTTTCTTAACTTTTGCTAAGCAGGGCGAAAATGATTCTAATGGAAACGCAACTTTTACCTGGAAGGATAAAGAAAGTTGTATTGTAATGAAATTGGGTGAAAATGATATTGGCGAGCTTCTAGCGTGCTTGTCGGGAATGAAGGGGTACGCGGGCGGTCTAAAGAACGGAAACCCGACCGGTTTGTACCATCAGAACGCTAATGGAAACGTTTGCCTTCAATTCAAATACCTAGACGGGAATGATAAGTTCCCCGAGGGTAAGTATGAAATGAGCGTCAGTCAGAAGGTTGGAGATGCGCCACTGAAGAAAGCTATCATTTACGTTAGTTTCGGGGAGGCTATTCGACTAAAGGGCTTACTGGAAACCGTAATGTCTAAGATTTATAGCTGGGACAGCGTGGTTGTTAGCTCTTAGCTATCCAAGCATAAATAACATAGGCCAAGCCAGAGAATAGTGCAATGGCGGCAGAGATAAAAGCGGTCTTTAGACCGCTTTTTACTTCTAATGGCCCTAATCTATCTTTTACTTCTTGAATATCGTCCAAACACTCTTGGTTCTTTTCATCTATTAAATCTTTAATTTCATCAAGAGCTTTGCGCAATTCTTTAATTTCATTCGTAAGTCTCTGCAACTCACTCAAAACCAGCTTCCGATATTCGTACCACCCTTCCGAAATTCGGTTCATCACGTTACTCCAGCGGGTGAATAATTCCCACGATTATGCAGTCTCGCAGAGATTTAGCCTGATTGATAGATAAATAACAGTCTATTAACGTATTATCCTTTCTTTTACCTTTTATAACCCTTCCTATACAAGTTTTTTCAATGTTGTGTTCTTTAATGTATTCTCTTATATATTCATCATGCTTACTAGCATGAGGTTCTGGTACTAAAGTTGATATATGTTTGCCCAATATCTCTTCTTGTTTCCAACCAAATAAATCTGTAATAGCTTGACTTACGATAATAATTTTTCCATTAGAATCTATAGCAAGAATAACATCGTTATGAGGGTTCAAATTAGGATAAGTTTCATTGAAATCGAGGACTTGCGACAAAGCGCGCAGTTTATCTAGATTATCCATTTTTTAAATATACTCTAAACTGACATATAAGCCATATTGAGTTTTACTGCCTATAGAATCAGGGCTGGCACTAATAGCTACATACCAGTCATGTTGGGTGTCTTGAGTATTTAGTCCAGAAGGAGATAATCCTCCGCTTCCGGGGCTTCCAACTAGGTTCATAATCGAACTATTTCCCGCTGGCTGATTCCAAGCCGTATCCCCCGAACCTCCCGCTATTTGAGAACTATTCGGATGGATTAACTCAGCGCATTGGGTTAAAACTCCAGAAGCCGGGTTATCTATATCAAAGCGGTCATAAATGCGTAATTGGGCGTTTTGGACCTTACAAATAGAGTCAAAAGTGAACCTAATATTAAGCGTGGCTTGGTTATTAGGAATATAGGTAAGAGGAAGAGAAGGGCCAACTTGTCCGACTATACCACTATTCGGGTGGGTCCAAACCACGTTATTAATTTCCGGCCCCATAATAGAACCGTCCGCACTAGTAATATAGCTCGTTAATTGATAGGCACCTACTGCAACTGACGTGCCAAATCCGCCCGCCCCGAAGAAACCAATCCCCGAGCCGGCCATACTATATATATTCGTGCTTTCGCGGCCGTAAAAACTAATCGCAGCAGCCATAATTTACCTCGTTAATTAAATATCACAATTTAAAATACACCATTTATTCATTGTAGGGAGCAGCAGCGTTCCACTCCCTTTGACGTTTAAGACACCCCCCACACGGGCTAATCCCTATCATATCTGTAAATTTCTTTACAGTATCTCCAAATCCACGGGATACCCATTTTAGGTCCTTTGGGACCTGCCTGTGTTCTTCACAGGGTATAGTTCGTTGTGGGCAAATGCCGCACATTTGAATGGGGACTATCCCACCTTTGGCGTCTACATTAGAATTAGCACAAAAAATATAGTTATCGGTGCCTTCTAATTTAATTCTATGTTCACAGGGAGGTGTTTCAATCATTACATGAATTGTACGTTTATAGAATAAGTAGTGGTAAAATTATGAGGTACGCTTGACGTATCTAAATAACTATAAGCAAAAGTTTGGGAAGCTATAAATGGCCCCAAAAGATTAGATTCATTAGAATATATCACAGAATATCCAAAACCAAATATACCATTACCATAAATCACAAGTTGTGAAAAATCTGGAAATAATTTGCCATATCCGGTAGCACTTCCCAAGGTCCATCCACTTGGTAAAGAAAGTTGTCCACAAGAATTAACTAGACTTTCATTAAAAATAATATTTATTGACACCCCAAAACAATTTGGAGGATTAAATTCTCTTAAATCCACACCTGGGACTGTAGTTCCTGGTGCTACTTTTACTGTGAAATTTTGTGTTTCCTCTCCATAAGTAGCTCCTATAAGTTGGATAGGTGGAATAGAAGTTGGAGTAGTTACCCCATCTAAATCTCCAGTGTTTTCTGGGTCGGACCTATAACTTAAAGAACTGGTTTTCGTTCCACAAGAACTTAAGTATGGGTCATTAGTATTCATAGTCATAGTTATAACACAAGTTTCTGGGAAAAAATCAGTATCGGGCCAAAAAATTCCCCTATGTGATTTACAAGCTCTTAAATTAGGGAAAATTAAATCTGTAGGATTACCCGAAGCGGAAAAATTATTTATAAAACTTCCGCTAGCTTGGGTATTGATTATTTGGTCTACTTGTCCACTTGCAACAGTAGGGGCCAAAATATCGTTTTCTGGAAAATAAAATCCTGGCTGTCCACTAGGCCAAGCAAAAACTCTTGGAATATAATCCGGTATTGTATAAAACTGTTTATAACTAGAAAATTTAGTGGTCCCACTAGCATAAATTCCCCAACCATCAAAAGCTCCTGAGTTCTGGTTAAAACCCCCAACCATAGCGTTAGGTTCTATTGTCATTAATAATTCATCATCATAATAACAGCCAAAACCGCGAGCACCAAAATTTCCATTACCATAACTGGTTCTTAAACTTATTCTGTTATTCCCAGACGGCGGTATTGTTACTTCTCTAACTTTGAAAAATGGAATTCCAGACATACATGGATAAAATGCTGGAAAACTATTATCTGGACCGGCAGCAAGATAAAATTGAAGTTTATTATTATTTAAAATTAAAAGCGATGCCCCTCTTTTTGTTAAATCATTATCTTCTTTTGTCCCTGGATTTTCAAAAAAATCTTGTCCCGTTCCCCAAACTAAACCACCAATTCCAGATTTTACAATTATCTCTGCTCCTCGCCCAACATAAAACGGTTCCATTACACTGTCATAAGGATATTCATATAAACCAGATGCTTTTCCTTGAAAACTGATATATGAATTAAATGGTAAAACTTTAAAACCTATCTTTTCTTGCCATTTTTGCGGGTTTTCTTCAAAGCATGTTGTAAATAAGCCAGAACCAAACCCGTTATTAATTATCCCATTAGTATTACTAGTTATAAGTGAAGAAACATGTGCAGTTCTATTTGACCTTAAGAAAGCTTGTGAACCAGTTCCAGTTAGAATACCACTAGCCGCACTCCACGTTCCACTCACTTGAACCCACACATTACTAATGTAACCACTTCCATCATTTAAAGGTCCCACATCAAAAGAACCCAACCGATTATTTAAATCGTGGAATTCATCACTATAATTTAAACAGCAGTGGTTACTTCCGTAGCTCATGAAAATTTGATTTTCTTTAAAAGGTTTATCCTAGTTACAATCCGGTACTAGAATAATATCATATCCATTAACCTCTACAGATGCAAATTTTACTCCTGAAGCAATAGATAAGGCAAAAACGTTATAAGGAGTGAACGTACCTGATGGGTCCATCTCGAAATAAGTATTTGAGCCACTTCCCTTAATATTTAATATGTTAGCTAGACCAGAAGCGAAGAAATTACCACTTCCTACCCCCCACGGCGAACCATATATTCCACCCTGAAGGATTCCGAATTTAACGGTAACACCCTGTGCCACCCATGTTTTCTTATTATTATCCCATCTTAAATCAACCGGCCCGCACTTCCAATTATTTTGATTGGTAAGATAATCATCGGCAAAATCATCTCCTGGTGAATCGGGCGTTTTATTGGGGACAGGGAAGTTTTTAGTATCATAACCCCACCCCGCTACTACTAACGGCCCCCTTAATCCTATACTACGAACACTGTTTTGGTCATAACCAACTTTACTTAAAAGACCAGAGGCCGGATAAGTCTTTCCATATACTAGTCGCTCAATATCATTTCCACTAGGAAATGGGTGTAAATCTGAAACTGTAGGAGAAGGAGTTCCACTAGCCGCCTGTTCAAAATGCGGTAAATTCTGTTCATTTGGGTCGGTTGAAAAAGTGCGCCAAATACCATCCATAGAACAACCGCCGATTCCTTTATAAGTATTATCATCGTCCGCGTTTAATCTCGCTATCATTCCTTCAATTGACGCGCTAGCTACTTTATTACTACCATATTGACCAACCATTGCATTCATAACGCCAAAAGGATTGGTAGCGGCTGCTCCAGCATTAGCAATTCGGTTAAGTTTTGATATAACTCCGGTTAAACTAGTTATGTTAAATTTATTAAATAATGCGTAGAAGTTCCTAATAGAATTAATATACCTTGCGTTTAATCTGCCAAGAATCATGAAACGTTGTACGTCATATTTACCAAAATCCCCAAAACGTCGGGTATAGGTTTGCATCTGATAAGCAGTTACTATACCTTCAATTGCTTGTTGACAGCTAATATTAGTTACAGTCGGTCCTCCTGAAATTAGGGCCTGCCCTATATTAACCGCCGGAATACCGGCCTGTTCCACACTGCCCGCCTCCATAATTAATTGGCCCGTCGCGAATCTTTGGATTTTATCTAGAGCCGCTATATTCATGAAGTTCACACTTCCAAAATTCCACGGAACCAAATTTTCGTCTCTAACTACCTCTACCTTACCTTGAACTCCCTTTTGACAAACGCTCCAAGGCCCATAACAAATTGTTTTATTATCTAGAGGAATAGCAGCGGCGCTTGGGGTATATGGAAGATTGGGCATGGGAATAGCAATAGGATAAGTAGCAGCGGCCCGTAACATTTCTTGAATAAATTGTTTAGGCACCCCATTACTCTGTAACCAATTCATCATTCCATATAAAGGTGGGAACCCTATAGCGTCAACTAAATGTAAAACCGGTTCATCCACAGTAACAACAGCATAAGGAATATTGCCCATAACCTGGGGAGCAAGTGCGAATGGATTAAAACCGCCCGTTCCACCTGTTATTACTTGAGGGTCTACAGTAGTTTTAACATAAATTGCACCATTATCAATTACTGCATTTTGATTGGAAATATTAGTAAGGTCAACGTTATCTGTAGTGTTATAAACTACGAACGGTACATATCTTCCATCTGGAACCTGAAAAAAATATTTATTCTCATTACTAATACCGATGGGAGTTTGTCCAAATCCTAAACTTTCCATCCACCCAGCTTCTACGGGACTTCTACTAAAAACCACCTGTTGACTGTACTGGTCTATATAACTCAAAACAAATGGAAGCTGACATAAGTATTTCCTGCCGTAATACTCTCTAGCTATTCCTACAATAAATTTATATAGAGCACTAATAGGGTTAAAGATAGTATCAAAATCACTTTCAGAAGCTAATGTCGCGCGATTAGCTGTATCTTCAAATACTCTAGCAACTACTTGGCTCGCAGATAGAGTATTACCGGCCTTATCTATAGCTTGATTACCAACAAAAACATATTCATTAACTAGGGGACCTAAATTTAAAGCTGGATACAAACCTAAAGCAGCCGCAAGGTCGGGATTGTTTAATGCAAGATAAGCCTCCCACCCTCTCTGACTCCCCATCGCAATACGCATTTCAGTTACAGAAGTAACATAAGTAGGGCCTATAATAGCATTGTTTAAAGGTCTAGCGTCTAGAGGGATAACATCACTATTTGTGATTGGATTTCCGTTTACGTCAAATCCCCAAAATTGCATCAAGCTAGCACTCTGATAAATTTCAGCTATTGGTCCGCCCATTAAAAAGGCTGCTACTGGCTCGTTCCTTAACTCCTTTCCGTAGGTATAACTTTGAATATTAGTGTTAGCATTAACATATTTAAGAATAGAACTATTGGCCGAGGGCGATTGATTTACCCTAAAGATTACGTCAATGGTAATAACATTTTTGGGGCCACCCTTCTTTTGGGGGCTTTGGGTCATATTAACAATAAAGTCACAGCCGCCATCAAAACAAACTGTAGAAATAAGACTAAGTACACTCTCGTTTAAACCCGGCATTACGTAATAAAACGGTGCTTTAGGAAGATTGGAGTAGTCTACGGTAAATTGGTAACCATTCAAAGTTAAGACAGAATCCTCTAAAACGGGTAAAACAGAATTCCAAGGTATACCCTGGTCGGTCAAACCTGAAAAACCAAACTCGTAAGCTCCATAAGCATTAATTAAATTGGGCACGCCTTCGGTTGGGCCGCCGTATTCACTAAGAATAACCTGCGCGCCTTCAAGTATTTCGCGGGGGTCATTCACCACTACCTCATATCCTGGGTTCATGCTTAAGTTATGTATTTCGGTCCATTTTTGAATAATTCCGCCGAAACTGAAATTTCCATAACTGAAAACAACCGGTGTTCCTGGGTCAGGTTTGGTGAAATGTTGATTCTGAGCAGGGTCCTCTACTAAAGTTAAAGTTAAAACTGAAGGTGTAGACCCCCACCCTATTTCAGAGTTGAAACTAACAACACTCGCTCCTAGAAATGTTGCTTGAGTTAAAGGAGTTGTCATTCCTAATTACCATAGGTCCATGTTTGAAGATATGTATAAATCCCGTTTTTCCAGTCCCAATTATCATTTCCGTCAGATTGAAACACGTTAGTAGCTGTGGGGGTTACCATTGAAACTATTGCTGAAACGTCCGGTTTATTCTGAAAAGACCATGCGCCGCTAGCTGAAGGATAGTGCAATTCAATTGAAAGCGTTCTAGACCGGGGGGTTTTAGTATTCATATTTTGAAAAATCGGCCCGGCTGTTCGCCCTATAATAGGGATAGCAGCGAATACGTCGTTTTGGAAATTGTCCTGAACGTTGATAGTTTCTATGAGTGAACTGGGTGTAATATTTGGCGGTCTATTATCATAAACATAATTATAAGAAATAACGCCCGCAATTGGATTTTCGCCCACTGTTTGACTCAAAGCCTGTGGATTTAAACTTACCCCGGCATATGTGTTTCCTCTTACATAAATATCTCCCTGAATCCCACTCCAATAAGTAGCGGCGGCGGTATACTTTGAAGTAGTTAGTTGAAAATTATCATCTCGCGTATTTAAACCTGTTACTGTGCCCTGAACGTTTACGGTGGTTCTTCCGGTGGTAACGTCAAATGTGCTTTGAACCTCAAAATCCTCCCTCGCGGCGGCTAAAGATAGAACCCACGTTTCACTAATTCCATACGAACCGTCCAATTCGTCCATATTGAGAGAACGGAAATAGTTATAAGGAGTATAACCACTCACTGCCGGAAGATTCAATACGCCGGGTGAATTACCTATTCCTGATTGATAACCTAACTTAGATTGGACGAATCCACTAGCAGAGACCCATCCGGGTATTTCTGTCCCATCACTTGCATAACTGGTTCTTCCTACTGCTGAAATATTGTGTGAAACATTAAATATATGTTCATTGTCTTCGGCCATTTCAATTGTCCAATTTTCATTAGCTTGGGTCAAGAATTGATTAAAATCGTCCTCATCCCCTAAGGGAGAACCAGAAATGAAAATTTGTGTGGCTTCTAAAACAATGGTGTAGTCGGTCAAATAAGTCCACAATCCTGCTGCAAAATCTAATGAAACGGTCCTAGAATAAAAGGAAATGGGGGGCGAACCATCTAAAGGGGTAATTTCAAATAAATACCCGTCGTCGGCAAAAAGCTCTCTTAGAGCCTCCTGTTTTCTCTCTAATGCCCCCATCCATGTGGTTGTATCGTCAAAAATGTCAGTTTCATCAGGTGGGTCGCCCGGTTGATTCCAAAATACTCTAGAACTATCTGGAGAACCCTTATAGGCTACCAATTGACCGGTAATAGTTATATTAAAAATTGCCCCAAGTTTCTGGTCGCCAGATTGAGTCCTATTATAACTCTTATTGATATCGACTAAAGGGGCCGGTATCATTAAATTGCTATTGTATGAAACGGGCATTAAAATCCTCTAATATAAAGTTTTGCGTTTGCGTTTGAATAATCAAATGAAGTAAGAAGAAGTGTAAATATATCCCCGTTGTCTAAATTACTAATAGTTTCGTAGAGAGCGTCCATAAAGAGCGTAATTTGACCATTTGAATCTTCAACGTCCTTACCAGATATATACAACGGAATTCCATCTCCGGGGATTCTTTCCATAAAAAGGGGCATAGTAGACAATGATGGTATACCAGAAGAATCTTCCGCACCGCTGAGACTTAATCCTTCTATAAATAATGTAATATTTCCATTAATATCTGAATAAGCGTTTTCTAAAAATAAAGAAATATCCCCCACTTCTGAAGGGGTGGCCGCCCCTATATATAAACTCATTAAATTGGATAAACTTTGTTTAGACGCTAAAAGAGTTAAATTTAGACCCAATGAGTAATATTGTGGGTCCCCCGTGCCATATTCACCATATTCTCCCGTTTGTACATTAAATAAATATAAAGGAATATCATTATTTATAGGTTGTGGTCCTGGAGGGGAAGGTGGTGCCGGATTCAATCCTGGTATAACCAAAGGCATAAATCCAGAAATGTGGGGCAAATTATCAAACGTTGAAATATAAAGAGGAATATAGCCAGAGCTTACATTCTCATGTAAATAAAGTGGTAAAAAAGCTGTTTCCGTATTAGCTGGTGGTCCTACATAAAGAGGAAGTCCATCGGGCGTGAAAGTATTTTTTCCATATACAGTTTTGCTACTTTGTAAATATGACTGGTCCGCGCCAATGGTCCAACTAGATAACCTAGGTTGTCCTTCAAAATCCCAACTAAATCTAAATAACCATGAAAAAGGATTGTAATCACTAAGAGTATAATTCCAATTAAAGGTATCAACTGTTACACCTGAACCAACTAATTTACCACTTGGATTTGCTCTAAGATTGCCCGAAGCTAATAACGCGATTGAAGAAGATAAATTAGATATAGGTTGTTGAGGAATAAACGTAGGAGTAAATACAGGCCCTCCTGGTGTAAATTGGTCAGATGCATTAGCTATTAAAGTTGGATGAAAGCTACTACTTAAAAATAAGTAACCAGAAGGAGATTGAAATGCATAATTATTCAAACAAAATCCGAAAGGTGTTCCTAAAATACTGTCATTAAAATTTACATCATTATATGTAGGATTCATCATCCCTATAGCGGCAGCGGGATAAGGATTAGAATTAGTGAAAGTACCACTAGTAGGAGTTAAAGCAAAATTATCTAGTTGACACCTTCCAACTGTATTATTTAAAACACTTCCAAAAAATCCACTCGATAAAATTCCACAGGATTGTATGTTTAAACTTCCACTACCTGATATAAAGCCAGAAGCGGCGGCATATATGTCATAAACCATACAATTTCTAACTACAGAATTGTTGGTTTGAATTCCTATAGCACTAATAGTAGTGGGATTAGTATATAAAGGTAATGAAACATATCCGGTCGGCGGACTAGCTCCGTTATAGTTAAAATTGGGGCAATAAGCAAATATAGAAAGGTCACCCACTGCCACTGAATCAATTATCACTCCGCTAGTATTAATACAATCAATGCCGTGTAATTTAATATTGGGTAAATTAAGAAATGATTGACTTGTACCAGAAGCTCCTAGGGTGGGATAGGCCCAATAATTAAAATTAGCATTACAAATTGTAAAATTTTCAAATCGTGTATAAGGTATTTTACATCTGACTCCAAAAAAGTCTAAATCGTTTAAATAAGCATTTTCGCCCCATGCGTATTGACCATTGCTTAATCCATAAACTGGTATTCCTGCTATACCCGTATCAAACCGCAAAATCGTACCGCTAGCCCCACTATAAGGAAAAGTGCTATTATTCGGAGTATTCGGTAAACCATTGAAATTTCCATCAAAACAGTTCCCATATTGTCCCCGGACCATGTAATAATGCCCGGCATCAGTCACAGAGTTAGTGGAAAAATATCCATCATTCATATCAAGGTGGCCGCTAGCTACAAACAATTGAGGGGCCATATCAGCAATTATAATTTCGTTATTGTTAATTAGATTCCTGCCACCCCAATCGCCCCACCAGCTTTGGAGATTGGTATAATCGCATCCAACCCCACTACCAATTGTAAATCTACGAATTAGAGGAAAACTCATGCTAATCCTTTAAAAATCCTAGCCTTTTCCGAATTTGGAAGATGTTTAAGTTTTTCATATACCTTTTGGGCAATTTGGTCTGTTGCTTCTTTACTAAGAAGTTTCAACATATCTAAGCCGCCCAGATTAACATTAACGTCATTAACCTTCATTGTAATTTCGCGCGGAATATTTTTAAATGCTTCCTCAAATTTCTTTGCTGCCTCGCCACTGCGCTCTATGAAAACTTTAAGAAACGCCGAATTTTCTGGACTAACTCTAGCGTTATCAGGATTGTGGCCGCGACGAATTAATTCTTGGTCTATCTGCTCTCTATTTATAGAACCAAAACGATTTCCTGTCAACCCAAATCCACGCTGGAAAAAATTAGCTCTTGCATTTGTTTGGCGTGCTTGATATTCTTGTCGTCTTCTTTGTTGTTCGGCGGCATATAATTGTCCAGCAGCATTTTCCCCGTTTTGTTTATCAATAAATTGACGACGTTGCTTAATATAATTTTCTAATTCATTTTGTTTTGTTCCAGTAAATTTAGATTTTAAGGGCTTATGAGGATGATGGATTCTAAATTTTGGTTCTACTTCTCCTCCGCTTTCATATCCATTATTCATGCTCTCTAAAAGAGCTTTATTTCTTTGGGCAACACCCTTTTTAACTACAAATTCACCTGGAGTAAGCCAAGCGGGCACCGTATCCGAAGCTCCCCTTACATGACCGCCCGTAGCATAGCCGGCCGCTTCTAAAGAACTGGCGAACTTAGCAATAAATATCTTTGTTTTGGGGTCAAGTTTTGACGCATAACCAGGATTAGTTAAAAGTTTTAATATTCTGTCTGAACGGGAAAGATTTGTTCCATCTGGATTTAGATACTTTAATTCGTTAGGTCTGAATTCGTTTAATATAGCAAAAATTTCATGAATAGCTGTAAATTGTGAACCTTTAATTGGGTCTGTTCCACCACTAAGACCATATCGGTTCAATAATCTAGCCGCACGAATAATTGGACTATGTTTTAAAGGATGGTTTTTAAGTTTTGAATAAGACAGACCCCCCTGTCTTAATTCTTGTGCTACTATACTTAATAAAGAATGTCCCGTCTCATGTGATAAAACGCGAGACCCATAATCTGCCAGTAAACCTTCTCTAACTAATTGAATGGGATGAGCCTTCCCAAAAATATCAAGATTTTGAAATGAAATTCCTTGAGTATTTATTTCCTGTTTATGAGAAGCTCCAATTGCATTTGTGGTATCCACCATCTGTTTTAATCTAGATTCTGCTACCTTCGTTAAACCACTAGCTTTCAACCCACTAACTTTTCCGGTTGTATTAAAAGTACCTTTGTTAATCCTACTTCCATAAGTTTTATATGCTTTTGCACTTGAATGTAAAACACTTAATATATCTTTAACACGTTTAGCCGAAGCGGGTCTAACAGCTTCCGCAAGAGCAACATCTCCACTTTCTAGAGAAGCTAAAACTTGCGACCTGATTGGAGAAGCTGCCTCAGTTAAAGGACCCAGAGCAGATTGGGGAAGTTGTCCTATAATTTTTGGTTTTAATGGATATCCAGCTTTAGCGGCATTCCCTAAATTACTAGTTAGATTTATACCTAAAGTATTTTCACTAACTCGTCCTAGAATTGGGTCACCCAATTTAACTCTTGGTTTCACCCTTTTACCTACAGCTTGTAATGCTATTGCTTCTATAGCGTCTGCGACCGATTTAGTTCCTTTAACTCTACTAGCCACTTGATGAGAAACGGTCCCTAATGGGTGTAAAGGAGCAGCCTGTTCAGCTTTAACAACGTCTCCCAAAACACCTAACCCTTTAATAAAAGATGAGGTATTTTGCCCAAATTTGATTCCGCGAGCAGTATATTTCAAAGCACTAGCGGCAGCGGTAATTCCTGGTAAAGGTAGACTTGAAGCTGCTGTTGACCCTAAAGTTCTACCAAGTTCTATCGGAGCAGAGCTAGAATCTAATGTAGATAACGCTGTATGTGAAATACCTTTTGGTAAATTCTTAATAGCGGCCTCAGTAGCATAATAAGTTCCTTCCGGGTCTTTAACTATACCTGGAATAGCTTTTAAAGCCTTAAAAGGAGTAGTTACAACCGCCCTAGAAACGTCAGCCCCCCCATGAAAGAAGCCGGCCGTTACGTCTAATGGGTGGTTTACTAATTTATCTAAAGGTGAACCGTAGTTAGGAAGACTATCAATATAACTCTGCTGGGCGGCCCCCTGATTTAATCTAGATATTTGGGCTTCTTGATTTTCTTTAACTAAACTATTAATTCTCTGCTGTCTTTCATAAGCTTGCTTTGCAAGAGCTTCATCTCTAAGTTTTGTTAAGTCCGGTCCGAAATCTGATGCTTTAAAACTATCAGTTTGTTTTTTTAGTTGTTCATAAGACATATTATCCAAATTTGACGGTGCATAGGCTAGCCCACCATCTGCCCGATATATAGGTCCTCTAGCTTTATTAACATGCTCTAAGAGAGCCCGGTTAGAACTAGCGCTTTTAGCATTAACGATGTACTCCCCAGGAGACAACATGGCCGGCACCGTGTCAGTCCCTCTTGATTTCATAAGGCCACCCATCGCGGCATGAGTAGCCCCAATCTCTCCTGAAAGGACTACAGTTTTTGCGTAGATGGTGGCAGTAGCCAACTCAAAGTTAACCTTAGAAGCTTTAGCCGTATCGGTAATGTTAGCAATGGAAGCCTGCCCAAGTTCATAAAGAGACTTAATAGCTGTCTTGGCCGAATTCTCTATTTCCTCAGCTTCATTAATTAATTTATTTTCTTTAGATGCATCAAAGCCTCCCAATCTCGCGAACAGCGAGGTCTTTGTTTCGGATTTGCCTGTCAAATCCAGATAGTTAGCGAGAGCTTTAACATTGTCAGGATTGGAAAGAATATTAGCTTGGGCGAACTGGGCAGAGACGAATCCTGCCTTTCCTCTTGGGCCGGCACCATTGACTATACCGCCCTGGAATTCACCTTTTTCATTAACAAACCGGGCTAAATTTTGACCAAGCCTGAATTGAGCCTGAGCATCGGGACCTCCAGTAAGGAGGTGTTCGGCAAGAGCGGCCTTTTGGGCTCGTTCACTCTCAACCTCGGCCAACTGCTTACTCACGCCTGCTAGGCGAGCCTGCGAGTCTGTAAGACCCTCTAGGGCCTCTCTAAGGTTGGCCGCCTTTCGTTGTGCCAACAAAAATGAATCTGACAATCTATTGAATTCATCCTCATTTGAAGCGGTGTGTTCAAAGTCCCTCAACTTTTCACGAAGGCTAATGGCCTCGCGCTGCGCCGCAAGAGCCTGTGTACTCAAAGCCCCAGCATTGAGACCTATAGCCCCACCAAGCCGCTGTTGGCGAACATTAAATTGATTGTCGGAGAATGCCCGAAGAGCATTTCCGACTTCAGAAGGAGATTTAAAGCGAAGCTTTCGAGTTAGTGAAAATTCCCCAATATTTGCAATCTTATCTAAACTAGCCGCATTTTTAAATGTTAATTCATCGGCGGAAGCCTTAGCATTTAATATAATCTGGCGCGAGCTAAGTATCGCCTGTCCCTTATCATGGAAATAATTTTCTAAATCATCATTAAATCTTGTAAAATCCTTTACTAATTCGGGCAAAGCCTTAGTTTCATAAGCCTTAGTAATAAAATGTTCAATTCCGCCTTCACGTTGTCCAAGTTCCTCGAAAGACTTTTGAAGTGCTAACTTTGTAGAACCACTAAAACCTTGTTCATCAACTCGTTTTAAAAATCTACTTTGAATTCTACTTTCATAATTTGGAACAGGAATATTTAATCTTTTTCTATCTTCATCAGAAATACCTACATCTCCATAATCCTCCTTTTTAAGAATGGTTTTATTAGCTATACTGGAAAATACGTCAGTTAAAAAAGGTTTAAGGTTGCGTTGTTCGATAAATTGACGGGCAAGTTCATCATCATTACCAAAAGACGAAATGCCTTTTAAAACACTTTCAAACCCAGCGCGGCCCGCACCGGTAGCTGTAGGTGCGAGTTTATTCAACCCACCTAAAAGCGTAGGAGTGCCCGTCCCACCTTCAGCTATTTTTGTTACATAATCTACAGAATCGCCCAATCGCCCAATTTGGTCTTTAGCATTATCTAAAGCGTCGGAAAACTGTTCAAATCTTTCCACAGCCTGTTGGGCAGCATCGTTAAACTTACGAAGGACTTCAACATTTTCAGGTTCTCTTTTCTTAAAATCATAAATCTCTTTAGTAGCAGAAAGTAAAATTTTATTATTACGCAACGCCTCTGCGTTCTTTTCTTTTTCGGTGGTTCCTTGTAGATTAGATTTTCCCAATAAATTAATAGCGTCGGATACATTTCTTCCGCCAATATTTTGTCTTAAAAAGTCCCCAAAACTTATACCGCTCGAAGCAGCTATTTCAGCCTTATTAAGAATAGCTTCGGTAAAATTTTTATGTAACGCTGGGTCAGATATCGTATCTCTAGTTAAATTTTCTTGATTTGGACTAAGACCTACAAAATCACTAATCGTGTCGGCAGCGCCAAATCGTCTTGGATTCCCCCCCAAAAAACGATGGACTGCTTCATAAGGAGAAAAAATTCCTCGAACCACGTCTCGTCCGAACGTAGCTTCTTTTTCGTTCTGATTTCTTTTTTTATCAAATTCCTTAAAAACTTCATCTAATGGGTCTTTACCGCCAAATGTCTCGGCTATTATTTTCAATCTTTCTAAAGGATTAATAACATCAGCTAATTTTTCTCTTAGTGTAGAAAATTTACCAGATAATTCACTTAAAGACCTATCAATCTTGATAGATTCTATCTCTCTAGTCGCCCTATCAAAAGCACTAATAAATCCGCCAATCGCCCCACCTAATGCACCAACCGTTCCTCCAATTGGTCCGGCAAGTTGTGTTCCAACAAAAGCACCAGAAAACGAACCAAATCCTGCTCCCTGTAAAGAAGCTTTTATTCTTTTAGAACTAGAATTAGATAAATCAGGTGTTTGTTCTGTATCCAAAAATGACGTACCGAGTAGAGCGGCCGTGCTTAAGCTATTAACTATTCCAGGCGAATGACGCAAAGCTGCACTACCTAAATTTCTCAAACCTCTAGGAATTCGACCTAAAGTTGAAACCCTACGTGTTCCGCGACCAACATTCACTACAGCCCCACCAAAACCACCAATAAGTCTAGTCTGTTGAGCAACTACCGGTGTTAATTGAGAAACCGTTGTTTCTAATACAGAAATAGCTCTTGCAGATTTTAATAAAGATTGTTTAAAAGTTAAAATTTCATTAGCATTAGTAGAAGATTGAATACTAGTTTGTAAACTAGAAATTCTATTTCTTGCATTTACAATACCTGTTTGTGCTCCTAATAAAGCCTTAGCTTCCGGTGTTGAACCATCAGGTAAAACAGAATTACCTAAAATAGTAGAAGATAATCCAGACGTTTTTGCATTCCGGTAGAAACGTTGATTATTCGAGATAGCTGAATAACTTGATTGAATCCTAGGAGTTCCTTGAAACAAAGAAGCTCTCTGAACCAATTGACTAGGCGAAGCCGTATATTTGGAATTTGCATTTGGAGATAATCTAGTTCCATTTGGAAGGGAAGCTCCAAAAAATCCCTTACCGAAATTAAAGAGAGTTGTCTGTAAAGCTTTTAGTCCAAACCCCACTCCTAAAGATGCTAAAACAGGAGTAAGACCCGCCAAATTTTTAGTAAGAGTTAAGATAGAAGATGATAAATCAATAAACGATTGGGCGGTTTTCTTTACACTGTCATTGTTGGCAATTTCGGTATAAGTATCAAAAAATGTTTCTCCAAGTCTTTTAACTTGATTTTGAAGAGATTTTCCAGCAATACCTTTCTCAGCATTAAGACTGTTTTCTCCCAATAAACCAGAGAAATAGGCACTCCTAGCAGTCCCAACCTGATTAATAGCGGGCAAAGCACGGGAAAGGTTGCGCGAACCCGCAATTTCCTCTAAAATAGCGAATTTGGTAGAAGTATCACCTTTAGCTTCTAATTGTTTGAATGCTGAATTGAGCTTTTCCAGTGCTGGAAAAATTCCAATAAACTCGCCCCTAGCATCTCTCAACCTAATATTTAAATCGTCCAAATATTCCAAAGTTTTAGGCCGTTGTAAACGAGTAAAAATATTTCTTAAGCCAGTAGAAATAGCTTCGGCACTTTCACGGGTAGTTTGACGGACAGCGGTAAATACAGCAATCAACTGTTGAAAATTGCGTACACCGTCTTCCACTCCATTATTAGTTTGGGCGAAAACACCACCCACACGTCTAACCGCTTCAAGAATGTCGTCTGATTCAACGGCGAAATCTGCCGCAACTTTATTCACAGACCCTAATGAACGTTCTATTTCACTTGTACTAAGTTTGAATTGATTTTTAATAGCAATAACGGCTTCGGTAGTATTTTTAATCGAAGTAAAGGTAGGTGCAAGGTCAGTCTTACCTATAACCTTGATAATATCTTGTACTTCTTTTAATGGGATGCCCGCCTGAGCTAACGTAGTCGCCGATTTTAAAATTTCTAAAGATGAAGTACCATAATTTTTACCTATATCCCTTGCGGCCTGGGAAAGGGATTGTACAGCAATTTCACTTTCTTGCGTAACCTGTTGGGCGCGTCTTAATTCACGGTCAAATTCAAGGAACTTTTCCGTGGCGGCTCCGATAGAGCGAGAGATAGAAAAGAATATATCAGTGGTGACTTTATAAGCAAGGAACCGTTTAAAGGTAAAACCGGCCTGCGTACCAAACTGTGCGAGCGCACTATTAGCGTCAGTTAAATCAGCCCTAATCTGTCTAATAGCGTTTCCACCACCACTTCCTGAAATAGACCGAGTTGTTCCCAAAACATTTGCCCGAATATTCAAAGTTACTGGCGGCGCAGTACGAAGTTGATTTCTTATTTGACTTAAAATAGAACTTACAACATTTTGTCTAACGTTAAAAATAGGTAAGGTGAAACGTGCATTAGCTAGGCCCGCACTGATACTTCTAGCTAAAGAATTCACCGCGCTTCTGGAAACAGCTAATTGAGAAACTGTAATGGTCCTATTAGCCAACCCCTGATTAATTTGCCGTGCTATATTAGCAAATCCAGCTTTACCTAAATTAATAGAACCTATATTGATAGGTTTAGATAGGGCACCTTGAAGTTGTTTAGAAAGATTATTCAGGGCTGTACTAGCAAAACGAATTTTAGAAATATTTAAATTAGCGGAAACAGCCTTATTAATAGCCCTTTGGGCCTGACTGATAGCTTTTTGACTAACAGTAATGGAATCAATTTGTAATGCAGTTTTGGCTAGACCTTTCTTAATAGAAGTCTGTGCTTCTTTAAGCCCGGTCACACCCTGAAGATTTAACTCAGCAGAGATTACGAATTTTGAAGCCATTCAATTATTTCTTTAAAATTTAGAACGTACTCGTTATAAATAAAAAGGGGCCTAGCGCAGAAATGCACCAGACCCCCTAATTGGACCTTAATTTTATCTTAAGCTACCGGCTGACCAGTCAAATCATCAATAAATGGTTTACTTTCAACTAAAGATTCCCCATCTTCATTAATGGGCGAACCGTTAATATCAATCAATTGTCCATCTTCATTAATTAGGCGGCCGTCTTCGTTTATTAGCTGCCCATCCTCATTAACTAACTTACCGTCTTTATTAATAAATCGCAGATTTTCATCTACAAATTTATACGTTTGAAGAAACTTGTTTTCAGGAAGCTTCTTTTCTAAATCTTTATCGTAACCAAAAATCATCGCCGCGAGGATACGCGCCCCTTTAACAGGAACTTCGTCCTCTTCAACATAGTTTGTATATGCTTCCAAATTCTCGAAGTAGGGCTTACCGCTATCATTGTAAACAAGACACTGGGTAAGAAGATAATCAAATCGACGATTTTCCGCCCGTGCCTCTGCGGTTGCCCCATCCAAATCGTTCTTAACTGAAGTTTCATTTACTAATTCTTCCCGCAATCTACGGGTTTTCAGAGCAATTTCACGCCCCTTGGAAAGTTTAATTCCCCCCTCTTTAAGTGCCCGTTCGTTCTCTCTAATCTGAGAAATCAAATCCTTGACTTTCTTATCCTTTTCATCGTTCCAAAGCCCCTGTTCTCGCAAAAGCGAGTTTACTGTTGCACGAAGCAGCGCCTTGTCCTTAATAGCTTCTTGTAGGGCTATGTTATATTGAAGTTGGGCCTTCTCTAATTGACGAGGAGTGGGTCGATTAACCGCAAAAACCACTTCGGCATCATTCTTCTTTACCTTAAAAGTCTCTTTCTTATTCTCTTTCATTCTTAATCCCTTTCCTTAATCGTTTGTAAAATAATTTTAAATGATTCTAGTTCATTATTCAAAGCTCGAACCTGAGCATTTCCATTATCCAAAATCAAGGTGCGACAAATTTCCCATTTTTGACGAAACTCTGCCTCTTTAGAGGTTAATTCGTTGGGATGTTTGCCGTGTCCCCATAAATCTCCAAAAAATCGCTCAAACTTATCCAATGCACCAATCATAGTCGTTTTAAGTCGTTTTTGTTGCAACTCTTTTAGCCGCTCGCGGCTCTTAGTTAAAGCAAGTTGTTTGTTCGTGTCAACACTGGCCCTCTTTAACCGACTTAAATGATTAAATCCGTCGTCCATAAATCTCCTTACCTTTTCATACTGGCCTTATTAATTTCCATAGCTAACTTCTGCTGAACATCCGGCATTTCCATTTCCGAAACCGTTCCCTTACTCTTAATTGTATCCATTCTTGATTTAATCGTACTAGAAGCTAACCCCGCATTCAAACTATACACCCTTTTAGCGTCTTTGGCCGTGTCAGCCATCAAATAAACTTCCTGAGCCCGCTTAATCTTGTCGGAAACTGTAACCTCTCCTTGTTTAAGTTCTTTATCGCGGCTATTTTTTCTATTCTCTAATATTAACCAGCCATCCAACATGTCATCATCATTTACCACTTCATCTAAGGGGCAGTCGGGACTTTTGTAAATGTTATCATAAGTGGTGGCCCAAAGAAGCAACATTTGCTGCTCCTGACTTAAATCCCCCGCTGAGGCCCCGAATAAATCCTTGGCTGTTCTATCCGAACTGTTCCAAATGGCCCTGAAAGGCTCTGTGCGGGCCAATAGACGAATGTTGCCCTCTGTGTACCTAAAATCATAACGGGCGTCTAGAATCTCGTCAAAATGGTCCACTCCGTTATAAATGGCATAATCCGGGTCAATCCAGCGGCTACTGCCGCTATAGATTTCGCAAAGCGATAAATAATACTCCTTCGCCTGTCGCCCGGCCCCTTCGCAGGTATAGTTAGAGAGAAAGTTCTTCTCGGCTTCAAGAGAAGCTATATTCTGTTTGGCCAGCTTTATCCCATCTTTTAAAGCTTTTTGCCCACTGCTTTTAAAAATGCTCTGAAAAAGCGTAATCTTCATTTCGTCCAATTGTTCCTTTAACTTTTCTAATAAAACTTCCTTTTGTTCCGACCAAGCCCCCATATCAATAAGGGCACCGTAAGCCTCTTCTTCAGTTAGGACAAAGTTATTACGAGATTCGGTATATGCCTCTTGATAAAGAATAGAGGCTCTTAAACGTTGAACTCTAGTAGGGGTTTTTAATTCAAGAAGGTCGCCCACTTCTAGAAAGGTGGTCCCGCTAATCAGTTTTAGAACTAATTGTTCCCGCTCATAATATTCCATGTGCTAGCGCACTCCTTAAATACAAACGGCCCCAAAAGGGGCCGTAGGTAGAAAGAAAAATAATATATTTATGTACTTTAATCTTGCCCAAAAACTTCGGGCGGCTGACTTACTGTTAATACGTTGAAATTACTATAATTATAAGTTACAGTAGCGTTTCCACCACCAACGTCCCCACCACCAAAGGTAATACTTTGCAGCTTATTAGTCGTTCCAAGGTCAAATACGGTGCCGTCTTTCATGGCAACATAAATCTTTTCGGGTGTAACGTTAGTACCACCAACGGGGGTGGCATAAGCATTAACGTAATCGCCCTGTTCGTTTGAAAGAACTTCGATAGCCGTAGTGACTTCAACAGGGAAATTTACATAGCGGAAATACTGGGCTCTAGTTCCAAGTTGGAATAGGTCATCCCGGCCCAAATCGACCGAAATGTTAACACTTTGGATAGGACAGTTAAACTTAGCGCTGCCGGCCGGCATATCATTAGTACCGGAGGTTGAAATGCCGAGCATTCCCTTGGGCCAATAGGAGCTACCCATGAGAACATCTTCACGGCGTTGAGTACCACCCGAACCACCAGCAGTAGCAAGAGGGAAATCAGAACCGGTAAAGGGATTCTCAAAAGTGCAGGCTAAACCAGAGGACCAATACTTATTATTACCCACAAAGGTAATGTTTTCTTTACTATTGTCACCTACAGAAAGGCTATAGCTTAAAGACGACACAAACATGCCCGAACAGGTAACTTGGAAAAGAGCGTCACCTGAAGCAGCCCCATTAGTATCGGGGAAAAGGCTCATGGCAATATTACACTGCTGCGCTGAACGTCCTACTAAACTCTGAGAAGGCGCATTATGCGTGGCTAAGTCATAAGCAAGAGGATAACCATCCAATACCCGCTCCATCGTTACTTCGATGTTCGGAATATTTTCCGGGTAGTCATAAAGATTAAGCTGACCAAGTTCAAAAACCTGAATCAGATTAAACTGAGTGGAAATACCGACACTTTGAACGCCGTGGACGGTCTTAAAACTGGTGCTCGATTGAGGAGCAATACCTATGGCTTCGCACGCATAGAATAACCGTTGATTACCCATTTTACCTATATTCCCTGAATTATTGGGAGTGTAAGGGCCTGAAAGGCCGTTGCCGTTATTAAATACACTTCTTGGTGCAATCGAGTGATAAAATCCCATTGTTTAGGGTTTCTCCCATGCACCACTAAGTTTTATTTTTGAGTTTTTTTAAATTAGCTGTTGGCCCTTCGCCCCAACCATCGAGATAAAGTGTAACGAAGCCGTATTGTTTTACCGCTGCTATACATTCGTTAATTTCTTCTTGGGTTGGAATAGTCATTCCGGTACAAATTTTTATAAATTTCCAACCTGAAGATAAAATAAACTTATCTCGTATAAGGTCCTGGTCTAATCTTTGAGCGTGCCAGTACCAAGAATCTACTTCTATGACTATTTTTTCAGATTCTAAGCAAATATCGAAATAACGTGTGCCAAATCTGTAGTTTAATACACCGCCAGTTAGATTTTGAACACATTTTTGCAAAACTGAACACGCTCGTCCGTTTTCCATGCACCAACATTCAGAACAACACTTTGTCTTAGCTTTCTTTTTTAATGTACTAGTAGTAAAATAGAATATATGTCCTTTTGGGCAAACACACTCATATTTCGTAGGTTTTAAACTGTGCAATTTTACAACTTTAAAAGGCCCAAACTGTTTACCGGTATAATCTTTTAAAATAGTCCTTCTAGACCTTTCAGCATACATTAAACAGCCACAACTTCCCTCATCGTGTAATCTTGTACTTGACACTTCAAATTCTTCATTTGGGGTACACTCACATGTAACGATATAGAGCCTATCATTATATCTCTTATTTTTACTTATACCGTGAACAAATAATTTGCCAAAATGTTTATTTACATATTTTTCAGTGGCAGCTTTGAAGTAAATTTCACTTCCTTTTGTCTGTCCCGAAATTGCTCTTTCTATAGCCACGGCGAGTATATCTCGAATATCGTTCTAACTTTACCGACGAAAGCATAATTAGTTTTTTCTTCTTGAGGCATTATTTTAGAGTCAATTATGAAGGCGTTCAAATATAAGTATCCACTGTTAGCCACGTCCTGAACAAGTTGGGGATATGTAAGAGCACCTTCATTAATTCCGCCAATTGCCGTAAGGGGACTATATCCATTCTGCGCCATTAAGTTATAGTCTAATACACCAACATTTAATCTATTTTGATAATTAATTAAGTCAACAAGATTATCCCGGTCAAACTTATTCTCAGCAAAAACCCATGAGAGACAAGCTCTACGTATAATAAGGCCGCCCCCTAGTTGTAATCCCTGACTTTCCTCTGAACCCAATTGTTCCACGAAAATTGCCGGAAGTTGCACCCTCTCTTCAGGAAGGACGCCCCAATTACCGGATGTTTGTAAAAATGTGGGGTCATCCACCCTATAGGACCGATAGAATAATTGTTCAAAACCGGGATGTTCCGTAGTTTCAACTTGTACCCAGCGATGCGAAAACGCACATTGTACGGTTTCACCGTTAGTTAAAGGAGAGTTGAATATCACACGGCCGTTGGGATAATCTATAGTGTGCGAATATAATCCTGAGGCCGGCGTATCTACGCTTATAAATTCCCCATTAACTATTACGCCCGATGCCTGTATTGGTTGGCTGCCCCCTGTTTGTAGATTTACCCCACTTTCCCAAACCCAATTGGCTCGGAAACCTTCGTATACAGTCCCGTTATATCGTTCGTCCCCGGAAAGCCGTAGCCTCGATTGGTCCCCGCCCCACGCTGAGGATTGACTTGGTTCCACATTAAAGAAACCACCCGCCCCAAGTAAGCCCCAGTTCAAATATTCAATAAAGGAACGCTCAAGAGCCGCGCCTAGATTGATGCCTCCTATATTTTTAATCCCTTTTAAGAACGTTTGAGGGGAGGAACTCATATCCTGGTTTCAATTAAAGTTTTGGAAATAAGTTTAGAAACGGCCCGTTTGAAATGCTCACTAGTCAAGGCGCGGGTAACGAAATTATAGTCTTCATCATCCCCAAAAAATGGGGGCGGCAGACGCCAGGGGCGATAGCCCAACTCTTGTCTTTTAGGCCCTAACCTTCTCATAATCGCCCGGCCCGTTCTAGACCTAAGTTTAGCACTGGCGGACAGGTCATAGTCTATTGTCCATCCCCGCATAACGGTAGACCCTTCCTTTAAAATCCATTTTAACCAATTTATCACAGAGCCCGAAGGCTCGGATATGTATTGAACAGAAGGAAGTTCGCATACTTTCTCGAAATCGCCCTCTACAATATTAAACGTTAATCTAACTTTGATGTCTCGGGGTGTTTTTCGAGCTTTGCTTTCGAGGGAAACTTGGTTCGCAAATACGTTGAGCATATCGCGTAAAGGACCGCCAAGCCGGTTCGTACCAAAATCCGCTCTAAAATCAGGCCCAGACGAGCTATTATCCAAGAGAAGCTTATATTCATGGGAGTTTTGTATTTCTGTAATAATTAAGGAACGAATTCCATTTTGTATTGTTTTAGTGGCAACGTCTAAATAATCTTTTAGTTTAAACCCGAACTCATTTATCACGGCTTTTTGAAAAGCCGGAAAATCGTTGATATTTACAGTGGGCATTTTTGCCCTTAATTAATTCGCTGGAAATAAAATACAACAAACTTAGACGATTGTAACCCAATAAAAGTGGGACCTTTTAGGAGTTTGCAGCGTTGGTTAGCAATGCCTATTAGGTCTGAGTCTACTATTACCTCAGTCGCGTTTAAAATATCTTGGGCGTTAGTAGCATAGGTTTTAAGTTTCACAATGTCTTTCGGTTCTACATTGCTGCCATACCGCCCTATATCTTTGGGGCTCCACTGTAAAAGTCCCTTAACCACTTTCGTTACATTTTGAGTAGAAAGACCTATACCAGTACAATACGGACAGATACCTCCTGAAAATGGAACGGGACCTGTACCGTTCCATACATTGTTTGACTTCTTTAAGATAGGGTCATAGGTGCAGTTGGGGCAACTAATTTTTGTTGGCGGGTATACAAGTGTGCAGTTCTTCCCTAATTGTTCGACTAACGCCGATATCCCAGCCACGTAAGTAGCTATTATATCGGGACTTATGGTAAAAAGGTCGGCCATTTTAGTTCCAATGTGTTAAGATAGGTAATTATGCGCTGTAATAAACGGGCCAATTTAGCCTATCTTCTACAATCAACGCAACTTCTCCAAGTACCGTATTGTTATAAGGAACTTCAGGTCCAAGATTATCCTGTTGGACCATAGCTGTTCCATTAGGCATTACAGAACAAGTACGTCCCATATTATTAACTAACGAACCACTTTTTACTAATACTAAATCAACAGACATTTTTAGCCTCTTCTAATTTCTTTTTCTGTTTGCGTTCTTTTCTAGTTTGTTCTACTGTTTTTCCTATACCCCATCCTTTCCAAGTCAAAAATTCCACTTCTTTTATTTTTAAATTATATAAAAATTGTAATATCTTTTCTTTATTTGGTAGTTTTGCATTCCCGCCTATTCTAATATGTAAAATTTTCCAGCCTTTGGAATTCAAAAATCTATCTCTCTCAGTATCTTTCTCTGATTTATGTCCGTGCCAATACCACGCATCAATCTCTACAACAATCATTTTATCTGGAAAAGCAATATCTAAATATTTATTACCAACTTTATAATTCAACTCTCCTCCTATCATACTAGCTACTTCTTTTTGGTCCAATGAACATTTTCTACCATTTACTAACGTTTCACAATTACCACAAGTTCTAACTAAACGCCTAAGCAATTTTGTTCTTGTAGTTATTCTTTCTCTCCCACACTTACACACACATTTATATTTACCATAATTTTCTATTTCTGTTATGAATTCAACGACTTCTCAATTTCCAAATTTTCTACCTTTAGCTAATTTTTCTTTCTTAAAATGTGAACTCCTCTTAGTACACCCGCAATCAAACCTACCTAAATTTAAATTCTGATAATTTACAGAAGCATTTCTATTACATTTATAACAAAAAACATCGAAATATTTTCTTCCGGGTCTACTCCATTCGCTTTCTTTTAAAATTTCTAAATCTCCGTGTCTTCCAATCCATTTCTTTAATCTTTTTTCTCTACATTTATCTGCCATAACCTTACGCCAAGCTTCGGATTTAGGTTTTCCTCCTTTTGTAATTCTTTTACCATCAACAAATTTACCATGTTTAATTCTAGAACATCCACAACTTTTAACTCTACCATCAACAATATTTAAAATATTTATTGATTTTTCTTTACCACAATCACATCTACAAATATAAAACGCTATTTTACCTTTGTTATATTCTACAAACTTATCAAATCTTATAGGAATTACTTTTGGGGTTGGCACCTGATTTATATATTTATTTATTCTATCCTCTATACTCATATCTTTTCCCCTAAAAATTGAATAAAATCCTTCATCGCCACTATATCATACCATTTAACTGTATAAGCTACTTCGCCATCTAAAAAGGATAAACTATATTTAATTTGATGATATTTTAAACCAATATGTTCAATTTTATTACTTTCGCTAAAATCATCTAATATCTTAAAAATTTTATACAAAGAGTCTAAATTTGAGCAATTAAACATAACATATGGATTATTATAATATTTGTGCTTATGAACTATTTCCATGTCCATCGAAGCATAACTTAAATTTTCCTCAATTGTTTCTACTGAACCCTGACAACAATACTTAGTAAAAATCCCATCAAATGAATTCATCCAGTTTACAATAGGAATTATTTCTACATCAACATTAGCCGGCCCCGTCGGAGTAGAAATCTTCTTGGTTTTATGTCTTTTATTTTTATAGGGCGAATCTCCTATTAATCCTTCTCTTTTTTGTTTTTCAAGTCCTTCCTTAAAATCTACAGTTTCCATCAATACATCGGAGATTTGTACGTTAGTAATACGATTGAAATCAGTTTCCATAAATCGTCGTAAATCCTTTGCTAGAAATACCTTGCGCGGTCTCTAAATGCCACTGGGTATAAAATTGCCAAAGAAAATGGGCCTAGCAGACACTCGCCCGTAGCCCTATTTGCAATAGTGTACCTGTCTAATAAACTCTGATAAGCAGCACAATTTCCATTTTTCATTAAATCAGTAAATCCTTTTAAAGCCGAAACCGTATCTATTAAGCTTCCACTATCGCTAATCTTGATACCACCCCCGACAGCGGTACGGTAATTCCCTCTATCTAAAATACAGGCGGCCTTAAGTGTACATAAATTGACAAAAAAATCATCAGGTGGGTCCGAATCTACTGGGTCCGGGGTTATAGTATTTGTGTTAAAATCAACGACGTAGTTAATAGGAAAGTCGCAATCACTTATTACCTGAAAACTTGCAACAGCGAGCAACTGTATCAAACGTTCATCTGAATATGTTGGAGTATCAGACGTATCATTAATAAGTTGACGTAAAATTGTTTCTAGAACGCCGTTTACATCTAAAGCGGGCATAAAACCTCTTTGGCCTTCTTTTTAAATACCTTAAAAGACCCTTTTCCCCAATCACTCATTGTGTGATATACTAAATTATTATTTTTTATTTGTGCAAAACAAATTTTAATATCTTCTAATTTAGGTAATTTAACTCTATATCGAAGTCTTATAATTTTCCAACCCAAATTAATTAACTTTTTATTTCTTATATCGTCTTTGTCTAATTTATCAGCATGCCAATACCAACAATCGACTTCTACTATTATTTTTTCTTCTACAAAAGCTATATCGGCTGCAAATCTACCTATTTTATAATTTAACTGACCACCTATAAGCTTATGAATATTTTCTTGGTCAAAAGAAACTTTTATTCCGTTTACTCTATTATCACATTCCCCACACGATTGTACTCCACCTTTATGACCCAAAACTGTAGATTTTTTAATAACTTCTCTACCACAGTCACACAAACACTTATATTTTAATGGGCCAAAACTTTCAATTTTTTTAACAACTAAACGACCAAACCTTTTATTTTCTAGTTTTCTTCTATTAAACTCAGTTCTTTCTTTATATCTTTCACAGCCACAGCACGTTCTTCCATCATCTAAACTTCTTCTTGGAATATTTACTACATTACCACAATCACATTCACACCAAAAATAAGGTATAGTGTCTTCTATATAACTCTGCACCAAAACAAATAATTTTCCAAATCTTTTATAGATATATTTATTTTGTCTACGTTTTGAAATAATTTCTCCTGTCAAACAGCCGCATGAACGGGTGGGCCTAAGAGCCTTTTTTAAATCTCTTTTATTAACAATACAATTTTTCCCACAGTCACACTTACAAAAGAAAAAATAGTAAAATCCACCTTTAGGACGAGTACGTTCTTCTTTATTCAAAAATCTAATTACTCTTAATTTACCAAATCTTTCATTTAAAATATATAATGGCGTATTATGATGAACTATCATTAAGAAGCATCTCTTCCTAAAACTGTTCTATAACTTCTTGACGACCCATTTATAGTCGCGTTCATAATTATAGTATAAGAATCTCCACTTGTTATAAATTCACCCGAGTTTGTTGTGACATACGAATAAATTCCCGTAGACCCTATTTGTGTGGGAGTAGTGTTAATTAAATCGGTCCCATCTGGGCTTATGACTTCTAAATTAGGTGAAGTTATCCCAGAGGTTACGGGGGCTCCGTTGTGGAACCAAACAATTTCGTACATTTCGGACGAACCTGTTAAACTACGTTGGTAGTTGCAATATGCGTAATAATAATCAAACGCCGTGCTCTCAGCGCCTATTTCAACCTCGAAGCCGCCCTTAATCGAAAATATTTGTGAGCCGATACAAACGTTAGAACTACCAGTGTTATGAACTCTTAAAAGGTATAATCCATCATTCCAGGAAGTGCTAGTCGCACTTCCAGTATAAGAGCCCAAATTCTCAGATGAACCCTCTGTTAGAGTTATTTCTTTAGCTGAAAAGAGTGGAGCGCTATTGAACGTGCCACCACCAGGCTCATAATAAAACCCATCGGACAATCTTTGAATTGTAGCTACAAGCGTTAATCCACTTGTGCCATTGAATAAAATGTTCATATTAAACCTGAGGCTTTAGCTAATATATAACCCTGGACAGCTTCTTCTACTAAACTAATCCCTGATGCTAGTGCGTTAGAAAACGGAAGGCCCATTTCGATAAGGGACATGTAATTATGAATAATTGTAGGTTGAACCGGATTGGGAGAAAGCCCAATGTTCCCACCTGTTGTTTGATAGTAAGGCTCCCCGCTTGCCGGCGTAATAAGAGTTTGGCCGCTGGGCCACACTCCATATTCTTTTAAAAAGAACGCAACATTCCCGTCCTGATTAACGGGGGTAGCAATGGTTATATTGGTAATCCACAAGCAATCATAAGTTATACCTGAACCCTGTACTGGATTGGGATTGAAAATAGCCATTTAAACTTCCTATATAAATAATACGAAACTTGGACTTAAATTGATAGAACCGCTGCCGTCTTGGGTGGTACTCGGCGTCACCGTCACCGCCTGGGTCAGCGAGCTATCCAGGTCATTCGAGGCAATGGCGGCGTGAGTTGGTAGAATTGAGGCGGTTGAAAAAACCCCCAGAACAAAGACAGACCCCTTTAAGTTTCCTCCTAGCGTGCCAGTGCCGGGCCCGCCGATTTTAAGTGAGATTCCGCCGGTGGAAATGGAGCTTATGTTTGCACTGCTACCTACTGACGTGCCATTCCTATATAAGGCAGTTCCAGAACTGCCCCACGATATAAGGATGTTCTCCCTGGCCATGGATGCAGGTGAGCCGCCGCTTATATCGCCGTTTGCGCCATTGTTTCTGATAATCGCATAGAGATTTCCTGCAATATCAACCGAGAGGCCCACTCCATGGTTACCCGAGTCTGCATCCTCGCCGCCGATAATTCTTCGGTCTGTTGAGTTGTCAGTTGATAAGTATGAAATCACCACCGCGCCGACTGTTGGAAGGGTTAACGCCGTCGTTACGTAGTTTGTGCCGTCAAATGCAAGGCCGCCATCAACATCCCAACTCGGGCTATTCACCAGCGTTCCGGTATATCCATTTCCAAAAATATCAGCCGTCGTGCTGCCACTCCCCTCCATGAACGTGTACCCAGCAACGCCACCATACCCGAGCACATCCCCGCCAACTGCCGCTGCTAATAGTGCAGTGTTACTAGTATTATCTCCAGTTGCCCCATAAGTGTATTCCCAAGAAAGAGTCCCGACAGAAATAGAGCCGCCGCTGATTCCTAAATAAGATTCTATATATTCTAAAACAAGAGTGCCGTTATCGTTATAAGGTATGCCTAAAACGTCGTTTATATGGAAAGTTCCACTTACCACATTTGAATCTAAGGAGATGGTATCGACCTGATTGAACGAACCAATCGAAGTTAAAGTATTAATCGTATTACCAATCCAACCGCTTGACATATACTCGCTAGAACTAACACTACCTGCTGGAAAATAAGTCACCGTAAAGTCAGTGCCAGTATCTAACGTTCCTCCCGATACAGTTACCGTGAAGCCTGAAGAAATCGAACTGAGATACGAGTTGATTAGTCCTTGAACGGTTGCTGCTGAATCGTTGTAGTTTGCAGTTCCGGTCCCGATGTTGTAACTCCCGCTCGACGGTGCATAGACACAACTGATTGTCTCAACTTCCTCAACTGAATCTACACCATCGGCGAAGGTACTGTTGTCGGCAACTGTAATCAGGTTCGAGTCCGAGTCGATGAGGGTTGATGTATCCCAGGCGGGAAGTGATTTTCCACTTCCCGGAATCGTGGCCGTAAAGGCGATAGTTTCCCCCGTTCCCGTGCTGAATCCATTCGAGGCCGTCCAGTTCGCCGTATTCGGCGTGTCGGTTGGCCCGAAATTGACACCATCGAATGTCCAGCCGCTTCCGGTTAGTGGCGTACCGTCACCACCTGTAGCCGTTAGCGTAAACGTAGCTGCTGTGGCATCTTGTCCGTGTGTTATCTCGGTTCCGACCGTCAATCCCGCTGGTCCGACTGTGCCACTAGTTGTCGTCGTGACGCTTATTGAGTTATCGGCGGCTACTAATGTATTATTAACTGTCGTAATCTGGGAAACGTTTGTATTAGCTAAAGCTCCCTGGAATGTAAATTGAAAACCAGAAGTCCAATCTCCAGTTACAGCAATATTTCCACTTCCAATATTAGAAAGAGATTCCATTGCTGTTTGAATAGTAGAATTTGTATCAACAGCCGCATCAATAGAAGTTGTAGTTTGTCCGCTGAAAACTAGATTTACAGTTCCTTTAATTACCGGATTGTCAAAATCTATACGTTGGATTTCATCAGCCATTATATATTTTGTCCGCAGACAAACCCATCATAAGTCCCGGTTCCGGTACATAAAAATCCAAATAAATCGGCCTTACTTCCAGTAGTTGTAAGAGTAGGGGGCGAACCACCAGCCCATTTAATCGTAGTAAACCATGTTACTGTGTGTGAACCTCCGCTATCTTGCGTAAGCCGAAGCATAAACCTCTGACCGTTATAAACATTTGAGACGGCTAAGGTCCTGCTTCCCCCTAAAACAACATTATGCACATTATTAACAGACATATCAAAAGTTATAGTAGAACCGTCAGTATCGGTAGTTAAAGTGCCTGTACCGCCCTGTTGGACTGGTAAAGTACCTGATGTTATATTGGAAGCGTTAGTAGTATCAGTAGTGGCCGAATTAGCCAAACCGGAAATTTGAGTATGGGAAATACTAGTTAAATTAGCGCCGCTAACAGCAGGAAGGGCTCCTGAAGTAAGTTGAACAATATCAGAGCCAGTAGCTCCTACAGTCAGAGCAGTCCCGTAACCGCCAGAACCATTTGAGACAAGAATCTGTCCCGAACTACCGTTTGTTGCGGCAGCATAATCGCTACCTACGGTAGCAGCACTTATGACACCCGAACCGTTAGCCTTTAACAATCCCGAAACAGAACCAGCCCCACCGTGAGACGCACTTAAAACTCCAGCGGTAACATGACCAGCATCTAGAGAAGTTATGGCCGCACCGTTCCCGGTAAGAGTACCGGCTGAAAGTGTTCCAGTTAAGGAAATATCCCCAGCAGCCTGTAAAACCCCCGTAGAATTATCTGTGGTAGTTCCCAAAAGTACGTTAGAACTAAAAGAAATAGGAATAGAGCCTGTTCCCTGCTGAACCCCATAAATTGAGACAACATCTCCAGAAAAACCAAGACTTAAATAGAAATCTCCATTAACGTTGGTAGAATTTCCAGTAACAATGTGATGATTAGAACTAACGGTAGATTGTAAATTACCATTAATATCTACGTGGAAGTGTGGATTATTTGTCCCAACTCCTAAAAATCCCGTAGAACTTTGTAATACAAAAACAGCCGACCCAAGTTCGGATGAATAAAACGCAAAGTCATTCTGATTATTTAAATTTGAACCATTAGTATAAAGAATCCACTGGCCCGCTGCACCATCATCAACATTGGAGGGCTGGAGAGAGAGTGAAGCTTCCCCGCTAGAGGCCCCTACGATATGAAACCCACCATAATTATCCGTAGTGTCAATCCTAAAAGTGCCGCCCGAATAGGTTATCCCACTAGGGAGTTGTCCCGCGTCTAATAGGCCCGAACCGTCCGCCTGAATTAAATCATTAGCACTAGCTCCAACTGAAAGGGGAGTGGTAAATCCGCCCGCTCCATTGGAAACTAGGACCTGACCGGAAGAACCGTTAGTTTGGAGAACTTGTATAATTGAGGGCATAGAAAAACCATAGGTAAAAAAGAGAGCCCACTAGGGGCTTTATACACCAAAGCAGCAATCGCCGCTATAAAATGAAAAAGGGCTCCCGGAGGAGCCCTAGTTAAGAAAAATTATATAATATTATTCTAGGCCGGAATTTCCCGGCTTTCATCAATCTTTCTTATAGTTTCTGCTAAAACGAGCTTTTCCTCATAGGTAAAGTTTCTGCCGAAAGCACTATTACAACGTGCGCAACACGGTACACAGTTATCTATTGAATAACCTTGATAACTATCTTTTCGGTCAATTCCGCTTCCAGTTGGATTGAGAGGTTGAAAACAATAATGACATTTTCCAATTGATATAAGGTCACAAAATTCTTCAAAAGTTAAATAATTATTTATACCCTTTTGTTTAGATTTAGAAATCACATTTGCATAACGTCTAATCATTCTAGACAAATATTCCTTTGTTAAATATCTATTTTTCATTTTCCATTCTTTACTTAGTTCTCTATACTTATTTCTAGCTTCATTATCTACTAATACTTCAATATCTCCAGTTTTTTCATACATTTTTAATCCTTTTTCTAAAATTTTATCTTTTTCTTCTTCTGAAGCCGGAACTAGAGTTTTGTTATAATCATTAATATTTCTTAATATTTTGACTGGTTCATTTAATGCCTTTTCTATTGACCAACCCTCTTTAAAAATACGTGCTCGTAAAGTACCTTGACTTATACCTGTAATTCTAGACCATTCCGCTATAGATAATGAGCGACCGTCATATGTAATTAGTTTATTAGACTTTTTTCTATTACTATGTTCTTTATTGGTAATTAATTCAATATTGTCTTTATTAAATACATTTGCTCCATCTTTTAATACTAAATTTAAACCAATTTCTATATTTCCAATATCTTGATAAAAATTAGAAAAATCAATCCAACTATTACAAATTGTTATTCCTTTGGCCCCAAAATCTTTAAATTGTTTATTTTTAGGATTTAAACATTTTTGTTTCATCGAATTCCAAATAGCATATTCTCTTAAATCATGATGTCCATGCTTTGTTGCCGTTTCTTTAATTAAACATCCACAACTTTTACTTCCTTGATTTTTTAGTCTACCAGCAGGAATAGAACGTTCCGTTTTCTTTGGACAATTACACCTACACCACCAATAAACAATTCCATTTTCTATTTTATCTAAACGCAAAACTTCCCATCGTGTAAACTCTTGGCCTATAAGGTTTTCCATTGGTCTTCCCATCTTGATGCTCCCATAAGTGAAAATTATCAAATCTGTTATATTATAGTCTGTATCCTAAAATTATCAACCCAAAACAAAGAAGCCGTCCAGAAAAATCTGGACGGCTTCTTATATTTAACTTTAACTTTTATTTAACTATTAGCAAGAACCAAGAATAACTCGACGATTATCAAGGGCCGCAAAGCCCAATTCCGCCGAACCGTAAAGCCCACTCCGGCGTTGACGATGCAAACTATCGTCTTCTACTATCTCCACGGGCTGCCTGACTGGACTGATGAATGAGTCGGTATTTCGCAAATCCAACCCAACCAACAATTCAACGTCCGAACCTTGAATAGAGCCAGAAAGTTGATTCAAGAAGAAATTCTCATATTCTTGGCTTTGTCCAAGTTCATCAATCTCATGCAAATTGACTTGGAAAATACGAGTGACTGCACCTTCATTAACATATATCTCCCGTCTGGTGAACTCATCTATCAAATCCACCCCCCAGTTGCGGACATCTTCGATGCATTCGGGGCTTAGATACAAATCCGTCAAAATACCACGATTCAAACTGGTACTATTACCACCACCGTTTCGACGCATAACCGTCTTCATAAGACTCACAAGACGTTTGGTAAACTGACCGGCATTAGCATCCGAATCATATACCAAAATATTACGGTCAACACCAGCAGCGAGAATGGTGTGCCAACCGTCATCGTTCATCTTCTTAACAAATGAACCTTGGAGAACTTCCATAGCCCGACCCACAACGTCCCAACGGGCGTCACGGGCAAATCGGAGCAACCAGTCAATGGCAGCCGCGATTTCGTAAGTGGGAATCATCACGTAATCAGCTTCAACGTGACGTTCAGGAATTCTACCTTGGTTGGGGACGGTATAAGCAACAAAGTTGCGTTCAGTACCCGGAGCCAAAAGGTCTAAAGGAAATTGGGGAACAGCACCTGGGGCAAGCTCAACGGTTTCATAAATGCCGTCGAGAATGTCACCAGCGAGAACGCCCTTTCGGAGAGGTTCCTGCAAAGCCAACGCCAATTCGCGGGTAGCCGCAAGAGCATCGGCGCGGTTAGCCTGATTACCGCTACGGCGAAGAATTTCGTCCAACTCAGGCGAAGACTGGAAACTGTTACGAGGCATTTATTTTACTCCACATTAGTTCTGGGTCATCGGAATATTAACTTCAACGCGGGCATAACCGTTTTCGTCAAGGCTGGTCCAGAAACGACCAACGATGGGCGTAGCGGCTGTACCGCCATTTGAACTGCGAGTCGGCGTCAAATAACCACTAGCACCAAGGTAAGCGGGGCCACCAGCAGCCGGGGTGCCGGTAATGAGATTCGTGGTAACAAAACCGCGAGTCATAAGGGCAACCTTGCTACCAATCTGCATTTGGTCCTTATAAAAATTTGGAATCTGCTTGGTAAGGTCAAGATTAACCATATCTTCCAAAAGCAGACCCAAAGGAGCCAAACCCGAAGGATTAGCGGCATATTGGCAAACAGCATTAGAATTATCGAGAGCAACACCAGACGCGCCAGTAAGCAACGTAGCAATACCACCGCGTTCAGCAACTTGATTCATGAAGAAACCAAGTTCAGTCGAAATAACCTGACGGTCGGGAAGCAGAGCCATTATTCATTACCTCTTTTTACTTGGAACTAATTTTGGGGGCGAAACCTTTGTTCATTAGAAACTCGGACAACTTAGCCCGCGTCTCTTCACCGGTAGGATTCTGAGCAGCAAGTGCGGCCTCTTCTTTAACCTTAGCGGCGTCAAGTTCGGCCTGGGTAGGAACTACTTGGCCTTGACTAGCTTGAGCAGCTTCCTTGCCCTTCTTAGCAACCGAGAGCAACATGGCAAAAGTCTCTTCGCTCATATCGCCTAACTTCTTCTTTTCGTCGTCTTCTACCTTAGTGAACTCGGAAAGCTGAGTTACGCGAGAGCTAATAATGGCTTCGACCTGAAGACCCTTAAGATTAGCGTTAACCTCATCATAAAGCTTTTGTAAACCAAGCTGAGCGGTTGTAACTTCGCTGAGCTTCTTTTCGTTGGCAGCCTTCTCTTCGGTCAACTTAGCGATAGTGGCTTCAAGGTCGGACACCTTCTTTTTCTCTTCAGCCACAGCGGCTTCTAGCTTTTCCTTATCGCCCTTAAGAGAGGCGATACTTGTCTCATGGGTCTTAATGGTTTCGTGAGACTTATTAAGGTCAACCTCAAGACCCGAAATTTTCTTCTCTAGTTCAGCCGACATTAATTCTTCTCCCTGTGTGGCTATTACGATTGTTTCTTGCGGAAACTGTTTAAGCAAATTAGCTTGTGTAAAACTTTTTAACTCTGCAAAAATGATGCTACGTTTATTGGCCGGCTCTTCAACCAAACCCTTGGCCGCAAAAGCCAAATTTCTCATTAACCGACCAACTCTATAATCTTGATACTTCCCTGTACCACCATAAGCCCGGAGGTGTTTAGTTAAAAACGCCGTTTCTTCCGTTCGGGCCAATATATGATTTTTACCATCTGGGGCGACTAGGGCATAGTCAAACCCATTCAACCACGCTTCCATTGAAACAAACCACTTACCATCTTTGATTTCAGCAATGGTAGTTTCAATCTTCTTTTGATATTCTTTGTCTCGCCAAGTAGTGTAAATTACATCGGCGTTAACAATATTAAAATCGTCGGGCAAATCTTCATCTTTAACAATCTTGGCCCCTTTAACATCAAAAGCGGCACTTGAGATTGTATGTCCAATTATTTCTTTTTCGTTGTGTCTAAAGTTGAAAGGTTTGTTTACCGGCGTTTGCCGAGCAGCCCACGTTTCCTCTTTTGAGAACACGTCGTCGTTACCATTCCAACCTACACTAGCTAGGATAGAATTAATAACAAAAAGGCCGTTATCAACACCCTGTATAGTTTCAACAGGAACGTCCGCTAAAGCAATTTCTACTTTATCAACAACTTCGTTCTTTTGAATTTCAGTTACAAATGCGAGTGATTGACTGCCCAAAATGGCTTGTTCAAGGCCCGCATCTTTTTCTAACTGGAAAACTGGAATCATGTATTAAATACACCCCGTAATCTAAGGGGGGAAATTTTTAGCGTTTTTTGAAAGAATTTTTTACAACGTCGGCAAGTCGGGCCGGTTTGGGGCCTTGGAACTTGAGTTTTGGTTTGACCTGTCCTTTAAGGAAAGCCTCAGTAAATTCAGGCAAGTCTTTAGACTTAATAAACTTAGCTTCGGCAAGTTCCATTTCTTCGTATTCGTCGTCGTCCGAAAAGCCATAAGTTGTTACCTTGGTCATGTCGGACAATTTATCTGGTTCTGTTATACAAATACAATAAGACTTACGCGATTGGCCATCATAAGTAGTATAAAGGTAAGAGGAAATGTGTACGTGTGAGGCATTAATCTTTTGGCCGTCCACGTCTACTTCAATTCCCATATTTTGCGTGTCTGTATTTATTACAATTTTAGCCATTTTAGTCGTCATCTCCCGAAAGGTACATTGTCAGGGCGAGAGCCATTAAAGTTCTATTTTCATCGGCGGTGGGCTCTTGGCCCTTATTGTCCTTAAAATCTAAATACACTTCTTCTAATAATTTGGTAATTTCCGGCTGGGCCGGTTTAGCTACGGCGGTAAAAATATCTGTTTCGGTAGGTCTAATATAGGGTTCTAAGTTAGAAAGAACATTAAACTTAACCAATTCAAGGTCGGCAAATTCTTTTTCTGTAAGAGACCGAACATTCCTCTTTTCTACCATTTCCAAATATTTGGGCGTTATGGCCGCGCTGACCAACTCTTGGGTGTCTCTAGTCCAAACAAAAGTATCAAGGGCCGCCTTACTAATATCTTTCTTGTGTGTGCGTTTATCCCTAGGTTTGGTGTCTTTTTTAAATTTAGGTCGCCCGTTCTTTCCTGAAGGCGCAACCGGTTTATCAGTAGTTCCCTTTTGTTCTAACTCGACCGGTCTAGGCCCCTCAGTGTTTTCATCTAATTTTAATCCAACCTCAGAGGGGTTAACTAGTCCATTTTGAAGAGCAATTTCCTTTAATCTTTGTTCATTTTCTTCATCCATAAGGGGGCTATCAAAAGGACCGCCTTTATTTGGAAGTCCGCCCTGTTTACGCATCTTTTTCTCATTAATTAACCGGGCCTCCTCAATAACTGGGTCTTCCCCAAATCTATCTGTAAGAGTTTCCCAACTTAGTAGGTTTCTATCGGCAAGTTGAATAAGGAGGGCCTTCTCGGCGGCTTCATCTGAGAATGACATTTGAGAGTATTGAATAGTGGGTGGGTCTTTAAAACCCATTATTCGTTGAACTTCTTTTACCTCTTGTTCCCAGAATGTATTTAGAGCCTTTCTCCCATATTCCAATCGTTCAATTAAAGTTTTCAGTCCAAAGAAGGCTGCGTTGAGAGAATCCTTACCGCCCGTTAAGGTAGATGGAATTCCTAGCCCGTCTTTGATAGCATTTAAAACCGAAACGTATTTTTCAGACCCGAGAACTTTGGATACGTCAGGGATATGTTGTTCAAAACTTAATTCAGGACCCCAAATAATATCAATAGTGCCGCCACCCACATTATTGGCCAAAATACCTGATAATTTATCAATAGCAGCATAAGTTGGCATAAGCTTATGTTCTAAATCCCCAAGTTTCCAAATTCGCACATTGGAAATAACCCCATCCAAAGCCGTTAAATCAGCCAGTTTCATCTTCTCATAAAGAATAAGGTCCTCCAAAACAGAAAAGACCATTGGTTTCGCCCATATTTCCCAATCATCCTTCTTATAAAAGTAAACGAAGGTTCTATCGGGAGGAAGAATAACCATTTTAGTGGGGGCTTTAACCGCTTCAATAATATCTTTTGGTAATTTATCAATTAAATATTTGAACTCTGGTTTGGGCCGGTTAATTAGGTTACAAAGAGCAGGGGGTATTTTAAGACCCATTAGGCGTGCGCCCACAAATGCGGCCAACTCTCCCCCTAACATTTCAACATTCAAAGGGTTAAAGAAAGTATATGTCCACGGTACAACATATTCTTTAGGAACGTCTATTTGATTAACGTCTTCAAGATTAGTTACAACGTCCGCCCGCGCACGCATTTTGCGCTTATCACCTACGTTTAAAGTAGCGGTTCCACGTCTTACAATTACATTTCCACAACGATAAAATAAGTTTAAGAAACGTTCTGAGCGTTCTGGCCCATTAACCTTTTTAAACCAATTCCTATAGAAATTTTGAATTTTAGGGTCAGTGTGAACTAAGGTAATTCCTTGACAAGCAAAATCGCCCATTAAATCTATAATATTACGAACAATACCCGTTTTATGATATGCTGACATACAGGAAAGAATAATGTCGTGGTCTCGCCACGGCATTGCCTCTCCCATACGAAACCGCTCATAAGATTCCCGGTTAAACCCGGTGCGAACAGACGTATTCGGCTCAATGTTCCGATAATACGTAGCAGCTTGGGAATGATAGATAGCGTGCTCTGTAGTAGGATTATTCAGAGCCGCACAAGCCGTATTTATAGATTTTTGGTCCCCGTCAACCCAAGTTTTATATAGACTTGAATCGGCAGGTTGGGCGTTTTGTATGCCCCGAGATTTACTAATTAGCGTCTCCCGCAACAACCATTAGCACACGGACTTGGAGCTACCGGCCCACGATGGACGCGAGAAACAGCGGCTTTACCACAACAGCCACGACAACGCGAGCGGCGGAAAATACCGGCGTCTGCAACGCCCGAGATAAGAGAAAGTGCAACAATCGCGAGGATGAACTTCTTCATAATTAACTCCCTTTAAATTTTCTCGAAACAGTTTGTGTCACCATATTCAATATCGGCGATTACATGACAGCGAGCAAACGGGGTTCCTAAATTATCATTAACACCCGCATAAATTGGGGTGGATATACCTACAAAAGCAATAGATAAGGTGCAATTTTCCCCCTGTCTAACATTTACTACTTTGCCAATAATCTCATGTGGTACATTGTACCCCTTACCTTTAACTAAGTCGCCCACCTTAGCTTCTGTACCATCTTTGTAATGTGGCATAAAACATACTCAGTTAATGGGATTAGTAATCTTATTAGGAATACACCGGACTAGCCCGATAAGGCAGAAAGTCTATCACTAGCCACCTTAAAATACTTTTCATCCCTTTCCATACCTATAAATTGTCGCCCAGTTTTCAAAGCCGCTTCTCCCGTGGAACCGGACCCCATACAGTTATCTAGGACTAAATCGCCTTTTTTGGTATAAGTATTAATAAGATATTCCAATAAAGGAACCGGCTTTTCTGTATGATGAAGAGTTTTAGTAACACTATCAAAACCAATGATAGATAGAGGAAAGTTTGTCTGTGTCTGTTCGCCTTTCCCTTTAATTCCACTCCGGCTACAAGCATCTATCTTTTTTGTGCCGCGCTTTTTGGGTTTAGTCAAAGTTTTAGTACCTTGCGGGAAATAGTTCATTCTTGGATTAGAACAGTTGGAAACCCCTCCCTTTCCAAATATAAGTATGTTTTCGTGTTGTTTCATGGGGCGATATTGAACGTCAAAATAACCCGTTACACGACTTTTCTCCCAAATCCACTCATATTTAAACATGTCTATATTACTATTAATTAATTTAGTGGTAAAAGGTTGTGAGCCAAATAGAACGATTGCTGCGCAATCTTTAACAATTCGCCGATATTGATACCACAAAGGTTGAAAGGGTATTAAACAGTCCCATTTACACCCTGTAGTTCCATGGGGTAAGTCACATAAAATCATATCGACGCTAGCGTCGGGTATATCTTTCATTAGGGACAGGCAGTCCCCACAGTGAAGAGCGTAGCTCAATAAAATATCCTCGTTCCATCGGGACCGGAATGGTGTCTATTTACTCCAACTTGGGAGGCATAGTCTTTAGCCCAGGCGGGCGCGTTTACATAAAGTGAATTGCCCCTGTTCCCCCTAGCTTGCCCAGCTATACCACCAGCGGGATTGTATTCGGCAACGGGTTCGGCTCTGTGAATTTGACGTGCTGTCATGTTCGCCATTAATAAGGCAGAATATCTATCTTTCCTTAACCTTCCCTTCTTAGAGCCCTCTGTTTTGGTTTCGGGCGTATCCCAGCTTTCTCTACCAGAAGAAGTACAGGTCATAACAATAGTACAAAGTTCGTCGCGCAAAGCCTCAATCTCCATAGTAGCGTCTTCGAGCGTATCATAATGTCGCGAATTTTTCTCATCTTCTATATGTGCTAATTCTAACGAAATCGGGTCTAGATAAGGCATGAATAACATGTTATCTTGAAGGTCTCGTTTTAATCCATGATTGGCTTCACTGACCCATTGAGCGTTAGAAAAGTTTATAACGTCTACAATATGTAAACCCTCATAGTTATCTGTGTCTTTTGGCTTATCGTCATTAATCAAGGGCCAGATGCGCCTTTCACCTTCCTGAAGTTTAGAATTATCAGAAAGAGATTCCATAACCGCAATACCACCACCCTGACTATCTATGGCGATTCTGTCACAGGGAAATACCTTCATTAAATCTCTAATTTTTCGAGCACAATAATCATAATAATTCAACTCGGGCGCAGCCCCTTCTTTAATCTTCTGTTTATACAACTGGCGAGTTATGGTCCACCCATATACTACTCTTCTATGGTCGGGCCAAATTTCTAATACAACTATGGCAAAGTTGTCCTTTTCTGAAGCAGGGTCAATACCTATAATATATTTCCTATCCATACTCCCATTTAAGGTAGCTTCAAACTTAACCGGACCACTTTGAAGTACTAAAGGGTTATCCATACGGGCCGTAGCACGAACGATTAAACTACGCTTGAAAAACCCTTGACTATCTGAGGGAAAACAGGCTAAATATTCCCTCGCGAACTGACTCGGCTCACTAGTGGCCTTTGCCCTCATAATTGTTTTTTCGTCCATGAAATTTTTGGGTAACGCCTGATAAGGAATCCTGATAATCGAATAATCTTTCCAATTAAAATTAGTGGGAACCTCTCCGTGGAAAATCTCCTTTAATTTTTCTGGGTCACCCTGAGATTCTATAATAGCTTTATAACGTTGCCAGTAACGACCATATGACTCAAAAGCATAACTTGCCGTTCCGGCTATAATAGATTGGTTAGGAACAATTGACGAAACACCTAATACGTCCTCTGGATTTTCAATCCCCAATTTATTTAAAGCTTCTATTTTTGCTGATTGCTTAAATGCTTCCACAGGATTTGAAGACACAGCCCCAAAGCCGGCAATTACAACGCTGTAGATTTCGGGCGGAATAGAATTATGTTGAATAAAACCGTTTGCATAGAAACTATGAGTAAAAGGAAGCCCATAATCATATAAAACGTGTTTTCCTTCTAATTTTTCTACTTTAGTCACGGGTAAATTTAAAGGTTGGTTATTCTTTTCATATGCTTCTAAAGCTTCTTCTTTAGTTTTGTAAGTACCATAACGTTTATATTTACCGTTTATTTTAATACTAGTAGTCCACCTATCTTTATCTTTCAAATAAATAACTTTCTTTTTTCTGCTTGGATAAACTCTACAATTCTCAAGAATATGTTCCCATTTTGGAATATTTACTAATTCCATAAATCTTTTAGCATGTAAGCCATTCATACGTACTAAATGTTGGTCATTCTTATCTCCTAAAGTACCTTTTCTTTTATTAATATAAGAGCTTATATCTAATTTATGTAATAAAAATTGTACCTCTTGACAAAATTGTTTAGATACGCTATAAAAAGCAACTCCTAAAGATTTATCGTTATCTCTATTTTTAAATATAAAAGCACTGCCATCCCCCTCAAAAAGACCCGCTAGGAATCTTATAACAACTGACTTCGGAGACCTTAATATAGACCAAGGAACTTTTTTATAATGACTTGTAACTGGCTCCATACCTAAATATTCTAATTTTTGTTTAAATGGCACACTACAAATATGGGTTGTATAAGCCTCTTTACAATTCCAACCTCTATTATCAATATATGCGTCTCTAGTATAAAAACTTTTACTTATAGAAGAATCAATCATTTGTACAGAATCAATAATTCTATTAATACAATCTGCATCTGTCATATGAACCGAAATATGATGTTTTCCCGTCAAACATCCTTCTGCTTGAATTATACCCATTAACCAACCCAAATTTTCATCTACTGTAATATCCTTATACTGGATATATTTTTCTGGAAACTTATATTTATTATCAAACCACAAATAATCGTTTTCTGTTAAATCTTTAGCAATCTTAAATCCATCCGTTGTTTCAACTTGATGATGAGCCGAACATATAAAACTATACCCATTTCTTACCGTAATTTTATAAGCATCTGTCGGAGGAGTTTCATTAAACAAAATAGGCGTTTCATACATACCGTTTCTGTTAATTAATTCTAAATCTCTGAAGTTTTCCTTAGTATCTTGTATCCGAACGATGCCGTAACTTGTTTCTACTAAAGAGTTTACGCCGACGCAACTGAACTCGTCACAAATCGTATCATGCGACCTGAGGCCACGGATACGGGAACCGTCCCCCAAAGGTAACCCAGTTATTTCACTTTCTCCAATAGTAAATTGAACTCTATCAATATCGCGACGAGGACCCCCCCGGATGGAGCCAGAACATATATCTCTTAGTATTGGACTATTGCGGTACAAGGTATCGGTATATTCAAAGATAAGTTTTGCTTGACGAAATGCGGCTCCACAAATAATAATTTTTCGCCCAGGAATCAACAAAGCTCTAAGCAATGAATAAACTGCTAGCTGCCACGTTTTACTCAAGCCTCTTGTTCCTACTAACATTGGAAAGGGACGATTCCATAGCTCGCGAATCACTACATGTTGGAAAGGCAAAATTTCTATGTTGAGTATATGTTTACAAATAAAGGGAAGATAGTCCAAATTCATCATGAGTTTTGTTACTGCGAGATGAGGCTGGTCTAACCAATATTCATTGGGAAATTCTTCAAAGGGATTTTTAGTTATAATTTTAGAAGTATCGCCAAGTTCAAGGTGTGCAAAGGTTAACAAGTCCTGAATAATGTCAGGATTCATTAATCCTTCTTTTTTCATGTGGTTTCCTTTTCGTAAATTCGTTTGAATAAACTTTTAGTAAATTGTTTCCCGGCTGTCCCAGCAAAAATAGGTGCAACTCCAAATTTAACACAAAGTTCAAAAGTTCTTTTTAATAGAAATGCCCCACTCATCTTCAACTTGCCGCGCAAGTTATATGGTATGGAAACACCGTGAGGAAAATTGGTAAGTTCCTCAGCGTAGAATTCAAAAAGTAAATATTTATAGCGATGGTTCATGGCCCGTTCAAGTTCTCGCTCAAACCGTGCTTCGGTAATATTTTTTGCCCATTCAAGAATTGAGGCTTTGCGGTCTAAGAAGATTATATTTTCGTAACCTTTTATGCAGTAATCACCTACATCTAAGGTTTCCGTGACCATATTGTCGAAGTAATAACCGTGTCCTTTTTGTTCGCGAGTGTCCCTGATGATGAGGAAGTCAGTTTCCATTAAAAGCCTTAAACATTAAATAGTTATTATTAGCCCGGCATATCCTGGTATAACCCAGTTTTAAATATAAATCGGGTCGGTAAGCAGAAAGTAAGATTGATTGAGGGTATGGGGCACATTTTATAATAGTTTGTTCACATTCTTTTATCAACGCTGTTGCAATGCCTTGACGCCTAAATTCCGGTAATACCACTAAAAAAGAAAGACCCCAAAGGGCCACGTCTATACGGGATTTAAAAATACATACTGTACCAACTATTTGCTCGTTCTTACGAGCAATGAAAATAATGGAGGATGGGTTACAATGATTTAAATTAAAGTAACGCTGCGCGTCTTCGCCGTATAGAGATTTAATAAAATCCAGTACAAAGTCAGATTTATTTACATCGACCCTTAGAATTTCCAAGGTTTAATCTCCTTAATCATCATTTGTCCCTTACCTATTTCAGTTATTTGTTTATAGCCAAGTTTCTCATAAAAGGTGGGTTTATTAGTGGTAAGTTCAACGTAAATAGACTTTTGAGAGCGACAAAACGCTAATTGTCTTATTAAATGTTCACAATCATTAATAAGTTTTTTCCCTATTCCCTTTCCACGGTGGGCCTTATCTACTATTACCCAAGTAATTCCCCAAAGGTCAAAATCAATCTCAGATTTAACAATAGTGGCTGAACCGACAATGGAATTATCAATAAGAGCAATGAGAATTGTTTTATTAATATTATCGCAAGTTTTAAATTCTTTAAAAAATTCGTTAGCATAGTTTTCACCCCACTCTTCTTTAATTAAATTATAAACGCGAATTAAATCATTGGGCGAATGAAGTATTCTTGACATACTCTTTTCCTTAAATTCGAGTAGAGTTCGTGTGGGTTATTATCGCTCAAACCGCTCATCGAGGCGTCGTTAATCTCCACTAAAATCCAGCCGCCTTCAGCTTTTTCGGCAATGTCCAAAACGTAGAAAGGAATAAATTCGTGGGTGGCGTCCGCAACTTCATGGGCGAAAGCTATACATTCATGTGGGCACTTTGCGGGGCGAGTTTCTGAATTGGACCAGTAATAACCACAACTCAGCATTCGTTTACCAAGAAAAAAGAATCTCCACTCGTTAGTAAAAGGTAATCCATTAAATCCATAGCCATAAGTTTTTAATGGAACGTACTTTCGGTAAATTATACCTTGTGGGCCGATTAAACTGTCGCCGGCAAGTTCCGCCGCAATATTTATCGCTTCCCTTTTAGATGCCGCGAACATTTGTTTGTTCCAATTCTGTTTTCTAGAGTTGGTTCTGCCCTTAACAACATAGGCTCCTTCGGGAGCCCTGTAGAAATTGGTGTCGTCCCATGTTTCAAAGGTAAAGTTCTTTAGAACTTCATAATAGTAAAAATTTGCTACCCAATTATGCTCCTCATAACTATTAATTAAAGAAGAACCTAAGGCATTAACGTCCATTTCTAGTTCTTTATAATAGGGCAAAGCAGAATATCGTGGTATAACTAAAGAACCTTTTGGTATTGAACTTCTATAAAAACAACTAGGAAAACATTTTTGTATAGCTTGTAATTCACCTTCTTCGGCTAAAGATTGTCTAAATAGAATTATGGGGTCCACGATTTTTCCTTTCATTTATTTCCACAATCATTTTAAATAAAGCCTCGTATACTTCTTCATGCCCGGTTACAAATTTATGGTGGGAATGGCATAGTACCACCCCATTGGGGGACAAGTACCTTAAATCGGGATAATCACTGAATTTGCATATATGGTGGACTTCAAGTCTTTTGCCTTTATATCGGCAACCGGGGAATTGGCAACATTTATCCCTGTTCCTAACCGCTCGCCGAAAAGCTACATATCTAGGGTCTTTATAGTTACGATTACTAGGACCCTTATATTTATATTTGGAATACGGGCGACGTTTGCGAAGTCTTCGACGTTTTTTTGCCATATTTTTGAATGTCGCTATCTATCATTTCTTGACATAACTCCAAAAATGAATAATTTGGTCTCCACCCTAAAAGGGTTCTAATCTTAGTAGAATCGCCTTTCAAAAATGGAACTTCTAATGGCCTAAATAGATTTTTATCAATAACAACGTGTTCTTTCCAGTCTAAATCGACAAGTTTAAATGCTAATCGTACAAAATGTTCCACCGAATATGTTTCGCCGCTACTAACAACGTAGGTATCTGCGGTTTTATATTGAGTTACAAGATGCATAGCCGCCGCTACGTCTTTTGCGTGGGACCAGTCCCTATACGCATTTAAATTACCCAATTTTAACGGTTCATTAATTAATCCATTTTTTAATTTTCCGATATAGTTAGTAACCTTTCTAGTGACAAACTCCAACCCACGACGAGGGGATTCATGATTAAAAGCAATCGTTGAAGAAATATGGAGTTTGTAAGCCTGTCTATAAATTTTAACCATGTGTTCTGAGAATGTTTTTGCCGCCGCGTAGGGTGACTGCGGAGCAAATGAAGTATCTTCATTCTGCCCAGTTTCTATTCCGTTGGTTCCAAAAATTTCACTACTAGAGGCTTGCAAAAAATGAGTATTAGGTGAAAATTGTTTAATAGCTTCTAGTTGGTGAATAATAGCAGCCCCAGTTACCTCGAATGTACTATGGGCCGCCGTAAAGCTAATTCCAACATGACTTTGCGCAGCCAAGTTATAAAGTTCGTGACATTTTGTAGTCCTTATAATATTAGTAATTCCGGGTCCGTCAGTAATATCACAAGTAATTAATTCAAAATCTGGATTATTTAAAATATTAGTTAATCTTTCAGTGGTGTCGGTACTGGACCGCCTTACGATGCCAAAAACCCTATATCCACGTTCAAGGAGGTGTTCACAAAGATATGAGCCCGTTTGTCCATTTGCACCAGTTACAGCAGCTTTCCTATTTTCCATTTTATTCCCCCAGATTTAATCGGTGTGTGAAATTATCGTCGTTAAAGTTAAGAAAAATTTTGTTAGAGCGAAAATACAGTTGATTATCGTTAGATGTTATCATAAATTTAAAGGAAAGTTCCGTCTCAGCTAGCCGGGCCGCCACTTCCTTGATTAATATTTTCCCCTCCTCCAATGGGGCGCGAACTAGTATCTTCCGCCCCGACTCGTTCAACATTTGATGCGTCAGCCAAGCCGCTGCCATTTCCTTCTGTGACACTGTTACCATTTTTATTATCCGATAAAGCTAGTATAATATTGTTTTGTCTAAGCCATTCCTGCTGTTCGTTATAATTTAATAAAAATTGTTCAAATTGAATTTTAGTATTATACTTTGTCCCATATATTTTATGAAAAGTCATATGACATCCATGTTTTTCGCCGCACAAAGTAACACCATTATTAATATCAAATTTTTCTCTAAAAGTACACCAATGAAATCCATTAAGATGATGGGCATGAATAGTAGAACATTTATTGCCACATACTACACAACTCCTATTATCTCTTTTAAAAACCTCATCTTTCCAAATTTTATATTTCTTTTTATATTTGACTCTTTGTTTATCACTTTTACCTAATTTTTCTAATTGAGATAATCTGCTTTTATGTAAAATTGCTTTAAAACAACCACATCCCGTTGTTATACCTTGTCTAATACTTTGACCTTGTGCAGTAAATTCATTGCCACATCTACACCTGCATAAATATCTTAATTGACTTTTATTCCAACTCTCTGAACGTTTCAAAACCTTAAAACCTGGATATTCTTTATTCGTTAAATCTTTTAACACTCGTTTTACACACTCTTCAACAGAAAAACAGCCGCACGACTTACTTTTATGTTGTTCTATTTCTCTAAGTCCTTTTTCTTTAATTTTTCCACAATCACATTTACACCACCATAATTGACGTGTACCTCTCATTCTAGAAAATTCTAAAATTGTCCACCTATTTATAGTTTGACCCTTTAAATGGTGTTTAGAACAACCTCCTATTTGACACCGTTTAGTAAAATTATTAAGTAAATAGTCTCCTCTAACATTTGTTATTCTACCACAATCACATAAACATTTAAAAGTTTTACGTTTATTAATAATGCCTACAAAATCTAATACCAATAAATGTTCAAAAATTTGTCCAACAATTGAATATGGATTATTCCTGTACGTTTTCTTGTCTATCATTATCTACCTCTCTAGATTCTTCTTGACTTACACTAACATGATTAAGCAAAAGACGGTCTATCTCCGAACCATAATCGAATAGTTCCATCATCTCTCTTTCCTTCTTTTCCGCTGCTAACCTCATTAATTCCATCGCCCTAGCCTCTTTAATCCTTACTTCCTCCTGCATAATAGTTTTTACGAAACCCATGAAAGTTTCTTTATTGTCGGCAATTGCCTTAACCCGTTGGTCGCGGGTAGCTTTAAGGTCCTTCAAGATAGTGCCGTGTTTGGCCTGCATGTCCAACAAATCTTTCCGTTGAGCCTTTCCTGAACCGAGGACCATTGCAAGTTTTGCATGTAAATCCATGATTAAATCAATATTTTTATTCTTTTTCTTCTCTTCCAAGTGTATCAGCACTTCAAGACGTTCGCCCTCCTCTATAGCTTGGCGCTGTTCGACAAAGTTGCGGTCAATTAAAATTTCCAATCTAACAAGTTGGGACAACTGTTCGCGCTCACTAGCTAACAACCCCTCCTTCGAGAACTGCATATTAAGTTCGACCCACCGCCGGATATATTTTTTTAGTTCATCGTCCGAAAACATCTTCTTTAACTCGAAGTAATGGACACTATGGGTAAGTTCTTCCTCAAACTTAACCTCCGGGGCAACCTCCTTCTCTCTTATCTTACCCTGAGGGGTATCGGGCTTATTTAAACCGAACCGCTGTCTAAATTTAGTTACCGTCGCGACGCGCCGGTCTAATTTTTCCGCGATTTCGCGGTCTGTCATGGTGGTGAAGTTTGCCCGAATGAACTCACTCTCCTGATTTGTTAAATATTTACGCTTTACCATCTAAAATCTCCTGAACAGCTTGCCTAACTTTATTCTTTCTATGTTTGGGGACAGCCACCCCGTCAAGGATGCGGAGAAAATCGGCCCGAAGAAGTGGGTCTAACCGGGAATTAATCTTGGAAAGGGTTTCGCGGCGGTCAATCTCATTAGGGGCGTGGCTGCCGCTCTCGTAATATGATTCGGCCGGGTTCATTAGGTTCTTCCTAACTTCACGTTTCCGTAGCCAAGCGGCGAATAGCTCACAATCCATCTTGTCCTCAAAGGCGGTACAAACGTCGTTTTTATTAAAGGGGCAGCCAGTACATGGCGCGTCCAATCGGAAGTAGTTATCGCGTTTGAAGTTCATCAAACGATTACGAACATGAACGCAGAGGAAATTTTCAAGGTCACCCTTCTCTGGTAGGTAAGCCTTAATCCCCTCTAAGGCATAAAGGGCCGCCTGTTGTTCTATATCTTCCGTGTCGTGATAGCCGAACCGGAACTTTTTTGAGAAACGTTTAGAAATTTTCTCTATTATTGAGATTTCGTGTGGGCCAATATCCATGCTTCCACTTCCTTTTCTGTCATAGTGCTAAAGTCGGGTTCCACACTTTCTTTCGTGGAAGCAAGTACAGACTCTAACTCGGCTGACTCTTTAATTATTAGTTCGGACCTAATATTTGTCATAGTGTTCTCCGTGTATAACTAATATAGTAATGATAACCACTTTTTGGGCCATCTTTTTTAGAAAAATTAAAAAATCTTCTTGACATGGGCGCAGTCCCGTGGTATAATACACCTAAAAGAAAGGGGACATCTAAATGTGGTCAGATAAAGAGTTAGCGTTGATAAAAGAGCTTGGGCACTCTATAATAGATAGGAAGGTAGCATCTATACTAACCCAAATGAGGGGGTCGCCAGTATCTATTTGGGCGGTTAAAAAGATGCGTCAACGAATGGGAATAGAAAAACGGGTGGGGAGGCCGAAAGGTAGATAAAATGTGTAAATTACTCTTTGTAATTCAAAACTCCTTTGTGTTGGTTTTAATGTACGTTGCTGTTTGTCTAATATGGGTGGCGGGATTAATAGCCACTCCTCGTTTAGGGAAAGATATTGATAAAATATTGTGGGAAATGGAGAAGATATTTAAGTCATGAGAACTTCAGGTTATTATTGGGTAAAAATAAAATACCAACAATTTGGTGATATTCATGAAACATGTCGGTGGGAAATTGCATCTTGGAATGAAAAATATCCTTGCTGGATAAAAATAGGTGACCCAATACCTTATAACGATAAATATATTGAAGAAGTTGGGCCAGAAGTTATAAGACCAAAAGGATTATCTTCATGAGGAGTTTGCTAAAACTCACTAGACCGCCCCCTCTTCAACCCATTCCTGTGGGGGCTAGATTATATAAAGTTAATATTACTTATTGGACTTTCCTTTCAAATGAAACTTTTAAATTTATAGAATTTGAAGATGATGGTATTAGATATTCAATAGAAGGAACGATTCTTCAAACTAATGGATTTCAACATTATAAAGGTAATGGGTGGTCAAATCTTGACACATTAAGTTTGTCCCCAAATGGTCCGTCGCTTCGTGAAATGGGATATGGAAAGGATTTATCCTTTGAATAATCTCCTTAAATTAACTAGACCCACAAAACCCGTCTTAACGGTCGGAACGACCTTATATTGTGATTGTAATAAACAATTATGCCATGTAATTACAGAATTTAATGAAAATTTGTTAATTGCAGATGCTATAAGAATTGATAGTAGAGAAAAAGATTTCACAACCAAAACTGGTAATATAGGACACTTTAAACTTTATCTCGATGGGCCAACTTTAGGAGAGACAGGGTGGGAAATTCAATAAGACAGCCGGGATTTTACTGGGTTCGCCTGCGAGGCTCGCCCATATGGATTGTGGCCCAATATCTAAAAAAAGACTGGCCTTGTAGCTGGTTGATTCCGGGGACCGTAATCTGGTATGCCGATATTAATTTTGAAAAGATTGGTCGAAAGATAAAGGAGCCGGTCAATGCTTGACCTTAAAGGATTCATCCTTGTATAATTTATTGAAACTTACCAGACTACCGTTTCCTAAGGTGGGTCAAAAATATAAATATATAGTAGGAAATACTTATTATATTTTATTTATATCTAAGATAAATCCAGGTTTTATTTTTTATATATTACCAGGACAAGATTGTGGACAAGTTCTTTGTAAAACTAACTTATGGGAACAATGTATAGAAATAAATCAAATGAGGTTAGTAGATGAAAGCTTTACTTAAATTGACTCGGGACGAGTCAAAAATTATTAAACCGGGCCTCCGAACATTTTTTGTAACCGGGACAGATGAGTATGAAATAGTTAAAGTTTTAAAAATAAATTGGGTCGAAATTAAAAATCTAACGCATAATTGTCAAACTGGAAATACTCGCGAGGGAGTTTTACATAAAAATCATTTAGAAATAGGTGGGCCAACCCTAGCTGAGCTAGGTTATAGGTTTGAAGATGAATAATTTATTAAGAATAACTAGACCAATTAAAAATAAATTGTATGAAGGACAACCTCTTTATTTTAGAGCCCAAGAACATATTTGGATAGTTCATCAATTAACTAACGAATTCATATACATGAAACAATTAAAAGGAAGTTCTATAATTAATTGGCAAAAACAGGAATCATTCTTTAAATATTGGGCTTTAGAACAAGGAGGTCCTGCTCTAGATGAGTTGGGATTTACTATATGAGGGAGATGCTTAAACTTACGAGGGGGCAGCCCTTTCTTATAGAACCTGGGCTCTTAACATATTTTCGTACAGGACCATGCTTATTTGAACTTAAAAGTATAGATTATGAAAATAAAGAAGTAATACTTTGGAATATTAATAATAATTTGCCAGATTCTAATAGTTTTTATGGATATTTAAATGAAAATAGAATAGTACCAGATGGTCCTTATTTAATTGAGGAGGGTTATTATTTTGAGAGATAAAGGATATTATCTAATTAGATTTATGGTCTGGTCAGGTAAAGAATATGTCAAGGATGGTCCAACTGAACCTTGGACTGTTGGTTACTATAACGGAGAGTCTAGTTATCCTTGGGAAGCAGTAGCGTCTGATGAAATATTTGAAGAACGAAAAATCGAAGTAGGACCTAAAATAGAAGTGCCCGAATATAAATGGCGGTTTCCGTTAAGAAAAATTCGTAGCGGTGGTCAGTGCGGCGCTGATTTGGCGGGGTTACATGTCGGCCAAAGTTTTGGTTATAAAACCGGAGGCGTTATGCCGAAAGGGTTCATTACTTTAGAAGGACCAAAGCCGGAGTACGCTGAGAGGTATGGTGTAACCGAGCATAGTTCCTCCAAATATGCGCCCCGCACCTATGAGAACGCGCGAGATTCTGACGGGACATTAAGATTCGCTAGTAATTTTAATTCGCCGGGCGAAATTTGTACGGAAAGAGCTATATCTTGCTATAATAAACCGTTTCTAGATATTAATATAACTAACGCTCTTCCAATTGAAACGGTAATAAATTGGATTATTGAAAAGAATATAAAAGTTTTAAACATAGCTGGTAACAGCGAAAATATTAGCCCCGGTATATTTAATTTCGTTGTAGACTATATGAGTGAACTCTTTACTGTTATAGCTAGACTCTGATGAATAATCTTTTGCGAATTACTAGACCAAAGGTCCCAATTATTAAAGTGGGCGATAAAATATATTGCCCTTGTACCGGGAGTCAATATTATATAATTGTTTCTTTTAAAAAAGATGGATATTTTGAATTAGATAGATATCAAAACAATACTATATATAGAGATACTTCGGAACCAATCGGACATTATCAACTAGAGCCGGGCGGTAGACAATTTAGTGAAACTGGTATGTTTTCGGCGGATAATATGTTACGAGAAAACGGGAAACCTCTTTTATGAAAATTCGTTATATTTTTTTTGATGTTTTTGGAACGTTAGTAAACGTTCAATATTCTTTATTACAAGCTTTCGGAACCGAAAGCAAGGTAAAAGAAACTCTAAGGGCCTATGGGGCGGTCGCTCACAACTATCAAGATTTGAATTTTGAAGAAGCTTTAAAAGATTATCTTAGCCCCGAAAACTATGATAAATTTATTAATGCTATGGAGTTTGCCCCTCTATGGGAGGATAGTTATTTTATTAAAAATTTTAAAATACCTACGGTAGCATTATCAAATGCAACCCCCAGGATACTATGTTCTATTAATAGAAGATATGGATTATTTGATTATTGTTTTTCGTCTACAGACTTCGGTGCTTTTAAACCAGACCCTAAGGTATATTTGGGGGCGTGTAAGTCTTTAGGCGTAGAACCTAGTGAGACGCTTATGTGTGCGGCCCATAATTTCGACCTACGCGGTGCCCGCTCGGTAGGGATGAGAACAGCCCTAATTAAAAGGAATGGCGAAGATATCTATGGTCAGAATGACCATTTTGAATTTGAGACCAATAATTTTATAGAACTTGTAGAGAAAATAAACAAATGTATCAATTATTAAAACTTACACGTATGAAGGTAAGGCCCGGTACTGTACTTTATATTAATTCTCAAGAAGAATATTATTATATAGCGACAAGTTCGATTTATGACAATAAAGTAGATATAGATAGATATTCATCATGTAGTCACGAACTTTTATGGAGTTATATAAAACAAGATATAAGGTTCCTGAGTTTATCAAGGGGTGGACCAACACTCAATAAGGGAAATTCATGAAATCTATATTGAAATTAACTAGACCTAAAGGTCTCACGGGGTCCATACTTATAAGTCACAAAACCGGAAATATTTACCGGGCTCTTTCGGAACCTTATGGCAACGGTGGAGATAGAAGAATTTCTTGTGAAGTATTAAAAACTAATTATACATTCTACAGGATTGGAGATATCATAAAAGCTTTTACTTATAATTTACATCGTGAAGATGGGGGACCAGTGTGAACCAGATTTTAAAAATTACCAGACCACCTGACGCAAGGGGTCGGATAGTAATTGGAAAATTTACTGGCAATAAATATAGAATATTGAGCAATTATGGTTCGGAACTTAAATAGGAGTAAAAATGTGGTTTTTTAGTAAAAAAGAAACATTGCAACCCACAAAAGGCCCCAACGAAATCGGTCGGTGGCTAATCCCAGTAGAAAACTTAGAAGAGATTTATAAACTTCATTGGGAAATGATGAGCGAACGCGGCCATAATTTATTGGCAACTTATAAGTTCTGGGAAGCAATTAGAAAAATTGTCCCCAAAGAATTATTAGAACAAAATCCCCGATTAGTGTTTGAATCCACAAATTGTACATTAGTATCTTATGTAGTATTTTACAATGAATAATTTATTACGTTTAACTCGCCCAAATAATATTGTTCGAGTTGGCATGATTTTATATTATTATGGGGACCCAAAAGATAAAAGAGAAGTTGTATTAATAGAAAATAATCAAATTCTATGTATAGAAAAATTAATTATTGGTGATTGTAAACATTATTGGACAATGCCCGTTCAAATTAAAAGTTTTTTACAGACTTACAGTTTAGAGCCTTATGGACGTAGACTTATTAATTTGGGATATAATATTGAATTATGAGGGTTCCACCATATTCAGTGCTTCCAGCACTTAGTAAAATCGCCTTAGACGACATTAAATTAAGAAAAACAGATATCCCAGTTAAGAAAATATATATATGCCAACATGAACTGGCCCCAGAAGTAGAGAAAGCTGTATGTGAGTTACTTATAAATAAACTCGGCGCGGCTGGAAGATATTGTGATTTAGATTTAATATGTATGTCTATAGCCGAGGATATTTGTGTTCATTGTGATGACTATTTAGCCTACGCCAATATGGCCGTGCCTAGCGGCTGGGACCCAGCTAAAGCTATAGGAATGTCATTTTATGACCTTCATAAGGAAATACCTAGCTTTCCTCTAAAGTCTTCAAAGAAGTTGCTTGCAACTTCTATTTATAAGGGGCCGTTTTATAGGACCGTAGATTCTTTAATATTTTCGGACAATATAGACCACCATCCGTTGCTGACGCAAGCTAAGTTTGATAAGGCTCGCCCATATATTAATTTAAAAAGGGAACATCAATATATTATTGGACTTCCGCAGGCCAAAAGCCTGCTATTTATTTTGAGACAAGAACTTGTACCGCTAGCACAACTAGATAGGGAAAGTGTAATCGCCCATATAGAATCCATGAGCGAAGAAAGTCTTCGCTATAAGGGGCTGGCGGCCCATAAAGAAGATTTACTTTCTTTTTTAAAGGAGTTTACTCCTGAATAATTTATTGAAACTTACTAGACCACCGGTCTGTCCCCTTTATATAGGCCGCGAATTATTTTTGGGCAATATTGAATATTGTAGATTCTTTGTGGCTGCGACACCACAGAAATCAAGGCAAGGTTGGCACTGTATTTTAAGGAAAGAAATATACGGTGCTTTTGACGGAAACGTATCCTTCTATATAGAACACTTCTCATTAGTTAGGAATGGAGTAGTTTTGAGATTCCATCCCTATTTTATGGAGCATAGCTCCCATGTATAGGTTGCTTAAAGCAACTCGCCCAAGTTGTCCCCATTTCCCTATTGGGACCGAGGTTTTTAGAGAGGGAATAACCTATTTTAGATATTTTGTGAATGGAGTACCATTTAAAAGTGAAAATAATGTATGGTTAATTGAATTAAGAAGAAAAATAACTCCTACCGGCGAAGATGATGGGACAGGAATTTATGAGGTAGATTTTTGTAATTAAAAGGTAAGAATTACTTACGATGAAATTAATTAGTTTACTATATACCTTATCCTAATCTATTCAACCCATTCCCCTATGAAACCACCATTCCTCACTAAAGCTCGGAATTTAAAAAATTACCATTAGAGCTATTAAATGTCCCCATTTCTATTAAAAATCACTCCTGTTTTTATTTCAGAGTTGATACTATATACATCATAAACCTTAAGGGAATATAAATATCCTTTAGAGTTATTAATTCTAATTTACTAATAGCTTCAGCTATTGTCCCCATTTCCAAAAAGTAGGGCCATGTTGCGCATGTACTACCGGCCGCCCGGCCGCCCCTGGCGGGGTCTGGGAGCCCGCTGGTAAAACCCCCTCCCCCTCGCCCCTATATAGTGTACAAATGCACCAGTAAAAAATTTTTTAATCCTTATGGCAAAAGGAGTTAAGAAAAACCGCGCTTGACACGATATGTATAATAGGGGCAGCAACGGGGCAATGGACAACCAGCAAGGAGCGAGCCATGATTGCAGCCAACCGTATCGGGAATGAGCTAGGGAACACTACCCGTAAGGTAACCCGAAAGAGTAGCGTAAAGGTTAGACGTACCCCTAGGGGTACTCGGATGGGGCGACGTGCCGCTATGGTATTGGGTATCCTGGCAGCAGGGCTCCTGGCTGTTAGCATGAGTCACTTAGCAGACGGCTTCGCCGTCTTTACCCATTCGCCCCTATGGATGGCTTGGGCTATGGCTATCGTTATGGATGCCGCGCAGTTAGCTTGTGAGGGGGCAATGGTCGCGGTAGGAGATGCAGCAGACCGAACGACGAAGAAGCTATTGCACGGGGTAGCGGTTACGTGTACACTGGTGAGTATCGGTATGAACGT